CTCCTTGTTAGAGAAGTTCTGTGCAACCCATGTGAAGATGGAAGTGTTGTACTTGGCCTGCTGCTTAGCTGAAAGACTCATGGTAAAGAAAGTTTTAGTAAGTATAAGAAAGTTTTAGTAAGTAGAGATGAGTAGTAGTTAAATGAATAAAGAAAAAAGATTAGAAGTTTTCAAATTTTTTTAAGAGAAGTAGAAATAAGATATGGTTATTCGTATTTATTATTATTAAAAGTATACCTTTAAATCTTATAAATATGTTAATATATGAATATTTAAAAGTTAAAATGAAATAGCGTCACCGGCAGGATTTGAACCTGCGCGTGCATAGCACAATAGATTTCAAGTCTATCTCCTTAACCACTCGGACACAGTGACAAGCCCTCTGTGAGAGTTGAACTCACGACCTTCGCATTACAAGTGCGACGCTCTAACCAACTGAGCTAAAAAGGCAAAAATAAAAAAAAAATTTCCCACACCGGGACTCGAACCCGGGTCGGCTGGGTGAAAACCAGCTATCCTAACCATCTAGACTATATGGGATGTAAGAGTCAACCCTCTGTTGAACCTCTACATATTATGTATTAATATTATCTTTAAATATTAGCAACTACCCTTTAAATTTTGTTGAGTTGGTGGTGAACCTTTGGACCTACCGGTTTTCCATTCGGGAGGGTTTTTTGAAAATTCCTCACGCTCTTGTTGTTGACGAGTTGACAATTGATATCCTGCTTCCCTGCTGTGCGGGTCTGTGAAGCCGTCACCTTCTTCATCACTTGTGCCTACAATTGGACCTGTTTCTAAATCTACAAAATGAACACGGGGGTTTTTTTCTCTATTAATATATATACCATATATACATATTATTATTACAGCTATACAATATACTATAATTAAACATATAGTATGATTATAATGCATATGATCATTACCATATACATTTTTTATTATTATATCTTCGATAGGTAAACAATTACTGCCATTATCATCCTCTTTCCATACTTGTGAATAACAATATCCATTATTATTTGTAACATATTCATTATAGAGAGATAAACCACTCATATAATTTCTGGAGGCCGGCGATTCCATGGCAAAAGAACACTGATTATTATAATGACAACAACCATATTCACTTCCACTACAACTTGATCCCACATAATTGGGTTTACCAAAATTACCATAATAATATTGAAATGTATCAAATATACCAAAGATATCATCTGGACATTCTTTATTTGTTAATCTGTACCATATCTTTGATGAATGTAGTGTATTATTAATTATAAAACATGATGGTTCATAATAACATATACTATAATCTTCGGTCATATCTAAAAATATAGCTATAATAACTTGAATAACAATACTTAAAGCTGTTAATTTACATATAAATTGTAGTGTTCTTTTATATTTTTTTAATATTTCTATATCTTTATCAATGAGTTTTTTTAATCCAAATAGAATAATAATTAATATACATACATATATACCTATAGCATATATATAATTACGAGACGATGAAAAGTTATCTATTGTAGGCGCACTAACTGGTAAAGAAGCTTTCCAAGCACACATATTGTCATTACAATCTTTATCTATTATAATATCTGAATATCCAAGATATGTATCCATATTTAAGCAATTACAATAAAACTAATATTAAGGTTAATAAATATTTCAAATTTATTAAAAATGAAAGGGCACCTCCGGGAATCGAACCCGGGACCTCTTGCACCCAAAGCAAGAATCATACCACTAGACCAAGGTGCCAGCTCTCCCAACAGGGATCGAACCTGTGACCTTTCGGTTAACAGCCGAACGCTCTAACCAGCTGAGCTATGGGAGAAAAATAAAAAAAAATAAAATAGGTGCATCATCCGGGACTCGAACCCGGGTCACCAGCTTGGAAGGCTGATATGCTAACCCCTACACCAATGATGCTTAATAAAAAAAGGTCTCGCCGGGATTTGAACCCGGATTGCAGGATTCAAAGTCCTGAATGCTAACCGTTACATCACGAGACCAAATGTCTCAGCAGCCGGACTTGAACCAGCGACCTGGGGAACTACAGTCCCTCGCTCTACCAACTGAGCTATACTGAGTATAATATTATATATATTTTTAACTTTAAATATAAACGTATCTGATATGGGCTCGAACCCATGACCTAGGCGTTATTAGCACCTCGCTCTAACCAACTGAGCTAATCAGACTTACATAAAAAATATAATATATGAATATTAACCCCATACAGGACTCGGACCTGCATCTCCGATTAAGATTTAAATATCGGTATTCTATCCAGTTAAACTAATGGGGCGGTGATAATGACGGGGCTCGAACCCGCGACCTCTGGCTCATAAGACCAGTGCTCTAACCAACTGAGCTACACTATCTGGTGATAACGACGGGATTCGAACCCGCGAAGCATTACGCATCAGATCTTGAGTCTGACCCCTTTGACCACTCGGGAACGTTATCTATTTAAATTAAATATATGAATATAAACCCCATACAGGACTCGAACCTGCATCTCCGATTAAGATTAAAATATCGGTATTCTATCCAGTTAAACTAATGGGGCTGGTGATAACGACGGGATTCGAACCCGCGAAGCATTACGCATCAGATCTTGAGTCTGACCCCTTTGACCGCTCGGGAACGTTATCTATTAAAATAATATATATATGTGATAGGAGAGGGTTGAATCGAACAACCGACCTTGTGGTTATGAGCCACACGCGCTAACCACTGCGCCACTCTCCTTGGTGATTGTGATGGGGATCGAACCCACAACCTTTCGCTTAGAAGGCGAATGCTCTATCCAATTGAGCTACACAACCTAACGAGCAACAACATCACTCGGGTCTTTTCGGAGACCATCCATTATGTCTGATATGGGACTCGAACCCATAACCACAAGATTAAAAGTCTTGCGCTCTACCAATTGAGCTAATCAGGCTGGTGGCAATGACGGGATTCGAACCCGCGAAGCATTACGCATCAGATCTTGAGTCTGACCCCTTTGACCGCTCGGGAACATTACCTTTATTAAAATATATGTATTAATATCCAATGTCATGACACAACATGTAAAGGGATAAGTGATATAATTTTAACCATATTATATTTCATTTTTAATTTAAAACTACTTAAAAATAGTTTTCAAATTTTTTAAAATTTCAATTTTGGTTTCTCTTATAATGCAATAATGTATATTATAACATAAATGTAATAATCTAGCTCTCCCAACAGGGATCGAACCTGTGACCTTTCGGTTAACAGCCGAACGCTCTAACCAGCTGAGCTATGGGAGATGAACTAACATTGATTTTTTTATTACTAATAGAATTTAATAACACAAATAGAAAGTCCGGACGAACTAATAATAAATAATCAATAAATATAAAAATATAATAATAATTAGTCGATAAACGGAATTGAACCGATGACTTCAGATATCTTATTATCTGCGCCCTTCCACTGGGCTATATCGACAAAATACCCACGACGAGATTCGAACTCGCAACCTTCTGATTAGAAGTCAGATGCTCTATCCAATTGAGCTACGAGGGCATATGGTAAAAAAGATAAATAAAAATGTGATAACGGTGGGATTCGAACCCACGAAGCATGTTTGCATCAGAACTTAAGTCTGACCCCTTTGACCGCTCGGGAACGTTACCTAGTATAAAAAAAATAATATGTGCCCTCCGTGGGACTCGAACCCACGACCACAAGATTAAAAGTCTTGCGCTCTACCAACTGAGCTAGAAGGGCTTATAATTAAAGTAAATATATAGATGTATCCACGGCGGGGTTTGAACCCGCGACCTCTGGCTCATAAGACCAGTGCTCTAACCAACTGAGCTACATGGACTTAAAAAATATGTAACTTACTACTCCACACATTTATATATAATTATATCTTTAAGTATTTTAGGACACACCATACATTATATATAATATAATAATATAATAATTTGAAAATATTTATCGTAAATAAATAAATACAAACTTTGATATGTCTGAAGTATATAATATTAAAATAGATGAAAAAAAATGTTCTTGTCGTTTATGGAATAAAGGGTTCAGTTCTCAATGTAAATCAAATAAAACGAAAGGCAGCCCATATTGTAAAGCCCACTATACAAAAACTAATGAAGGAAAAGAATTATGGGGATTTGGATTAATAACTGATAGGGAACTACCAAAAAATCATTTGAGCGATTATCCTGAAAAAGAAGGTAAACCCCTTCCATGGAAAATTAATATTAAAGATATCATTGACGGAGAAATTATATGTAATTATATTTGTAGTACAAAAGAAAAAAATAAATGTATTGAAAATATTGTAAAAAAAACAACCAGAAAACAAAGAACATGCAGTATTTGTGGAAAACCTGGGCACGATAAACGAAAATGCAATACTTATAATATTACAAATTTAGATGAAAAAGAACAAATAGTTCCGAAAAAGGAAGAACATGTTCCGAAAAAGGAAGAACCTGTTCCGAAAAAGGAAGAACATGTTCCGAAAAAGAAAGAACCTGTTCCGAAAAAGGAAGAACATGTTCCGAAAAAGGAAGAACCTGTTCCGAAAAAGGAAGAACATGTTCCGAAAAAGGAAGAACCTGTTCCGAAAAAAGGTAAATCTATTGATAAATCAGATTATATTGAACCATATATGATATCATATCAAGGTGTTTCATATATTTACAATGAAAATAAAGAAAAATCTATAATAAATTCAAAAACAGAAATAGTTGGTAAATGGGATGACAATAAGATTATTTGGAATAGTAAAGAATATGAAAAAGAACATATTTTCAATATATAATTTACTTCTTCTTCTTCTTCTTCTTCTTCTGTAACCTTTTCCTTCGTGCTTCTTTAGCAGTCTTGGAAAGAGATGTATTAGTATTTATATCAATATTTGGTTGATCTTTCTTTTTTATTTCTTCAATTAATTCAGGGTTATTTTGTTTTTTCATAATAATAATATTATCTACCTTCTTTAATGGTTCTTTTAAAGTATTATTATAATTTTTAATACAATCATCTATTATTTTAGAATTATCATTATTAATTTCATTTATAAGTTTACAAACTTTCATTATATTATTTCTATTTTTCACCATTTCTATATATTCTTTATAATCTTTATTGCTTTTTTCTTCATCATACTTTTTACCAGTAATTTCATATAAAGCTTCAAAATATATATTATTTTGAAAACGAATGTGAGTTCTAAATTTATAAAATTGTTCTTTATTAAATGTATTATCATTGTGCGGAACACATATCATAACTTTAGATATGTCTGTATATGCACAATTTTTTTCATTATGGTCAATCATCTTAGCACCCTCACCTAAACTTGAAGATAAAAACCCAGGCATTGCTCTAAAATAATTTTTAGTAAAACACATCGTCGCTTCATGAATCTGCCTTTTTGCTTGACATTGTATATGAGACATATTATAATTGTGATGTGGGTAAGTAAATAACATTGCATTTGAACCCACTAACCCAACTTTATTTTTTAAAAGTGTTTCCACTGAATGTTTTATATATGAATTATAATATATATCATCATCATCCATAAAGGCACATGTCTTATATGATGCTAATTTAACTAATTTATTTCTTTTATCTCCAATTTTAAGATGTTTTGAAGGATCATATATGTATCTAATTTTAATTGGTGATAATAACTTTCTAATATGTTCCTCTTCTTCTTTATTTTTGAAAAACGGTTCAGGTCCATCATCTAATATAACCCATTCCAATTTTTTCTTATCATAATCCATATTATATAAATTTATTAAAACGAGCTTTAAAAATTTATTTCTATTATATGTTGGCATTAGTATAGATACATTTGGGTAATTTATTGTTTCTTTAGACATTATTAATTATTTAAGTTTTTAAATTTTAAATATTATAACGTATTTAAAAGACAATAAACTTGATCATGATTATCTGTATTAATTATTTCTAATAATTTAATATATAATTTTTCTAAATCTTCAACATCTCCTTTAGCTCTGTGGGGATTTTCTTGGTGTATACTATATGTATGACATAATGATGATTGTGTATATGACCCTCTATTAGGTAATAAATATTTAGATAAAAAAAGGGTATCAATACACTTAATTCTATTATATATATTTATATATTTTATAGATTTTTCTTCAGGAGAACTATTAACAAACTTTTTTAATAAATTATATATAAATATCATGTCAAATGATATCCCATTATGTGCAATTAAATATATATTTCCTTCCTTATCTGTATTTTTAGATAAGAACTTAAAAAAATATTGACAAGCCATAAATTGAGATATACCATTATTTTTAATATCTTCATGTGTAATCTTAGTAATTTCTGTTATTAATTTTGGTACAAATTTTCCATCATATAAATTACTGGGCTTAACAAATGTTTCATATGATATATCTTCATTGAATTTTTTTATCGCTATTTCTATGATTGAATCGTGGTAAGGGTTTAAACCAGTCGTTTCTAAATCAAATATAAATGCATTCATTAGAATAACTATTTCAATTAGCTTTAAATTGTATCCCTTTAATTCGTTGTTTTAATGTCTGATTTAATCTAACTAGTTCATTATTATATTCTTCTAATTCTTTAAAAGATATCTTTAATTTATCTAATTCATCACGCAATTCTCTGTTTTTCTTTAATAAACGCTTTGTATTATCATCTGCATAATACGGTTTAATATCTTCCTTTACTGCTTTAACTTCTTTCTTTTTATTGTTTTTATTACCACCATATAATGTTCCTGTATTTTGAAAACGTTCCATATATATATATATAATAATTAAATAATATAATGGAGACTAATATTATAGATACTAAAACTAATATTAAACAATTTATATGTTCTTCTGATATATTTCAAGGGTATAATATATTAATAGACTTAAATATATGTGATAATATAAAAGATATCTTAATTATATTCAAAAAATCTATGTTAAAATTATTTGAAGATAACGGGTTAGAAATATTAGTTAACAAAGTAAATGATATAAATTTTCATATTCATACACATACATTTGAAGAAATATTAATTAGCGAAAGAAATACAATATATTATATTTGTGAAAATAATTCATGTATGGATTGTTCTATTATAAAAAATAATATATTATTAAAATCTATAAAGATGTCTTAATTTATTTTTTCAAAACTAATAATTATTAAATCTCGTCTACCTGAACCATATGGATCTTGTGGTTTATGCTTAACTCTACCATCCATAATAACTGTCGTTCCACTCTTTATTTCGATAATTTGTTTAACATTATTTTTATCTCTGTATCTTAGATTGCCGTCTTTAACAGTTTTATCAATATGAAGGTATAATAGAACAGTAATCAAGTTATCGTAATTATCATTTTCACAATGCCATGCTAAACCAGAATTAACTGGTTTAATTTGATTATCTAAATCATAACGAATTACATCCATATACCAAATTTTTTCATCGTGATTAAAATTGTTATCATTTAGAAAATTTGATGCAATTTCACATATAAATGATAAATATGGATTATATTCATTTTTATAATAAAATTGTTGTCCAGTTCTATTATGTTTCTTTTTTTCCTTTACAATAATATTATCCATAATTGAAGGATCAATTAAATATTTATCAAAAACTATTGTAGGAAATGCAGTATCTAAATGTATCATTGATATATAATTTTCAATATTTTGTGTTTATTAATCAAATTTAATTTGATTATATAAAGTTATATTAATAATATATTATTACACCTTTGAACATTTAAAATGCCGAGTTAATTATAATCATAAGTTAAAATATATTTCCTTTGTTTTATTGAATTTTTCCAAGGTCTCATAACTTTATAATACCCTTCATTAGATTCTTCGGTACAGACACATTGTTGTAGATTGTGCCAATTGTTGTAAACATCTTGTAATGTCGGAAATTTTTTATTGGATTTAGAAATATATTTAACATTATTAGACAACATCATTAAAGATGGAACAAAGGTTCCAACACTAAATACTATATTTGTAGCTCCTAATATAAGTCTAATGTCTTGTTTTAAAGTATTTTTCTCATAAATGGTATTTTTATATAATTTTAGTAATTCATTTACAACTGGATTTTTAGTGTCTTCACAGATAATATGTATTTTTTCATATTTATACTTATCAATTTCTTTAGTATAATAGGATAAAGGTGGGGGAACATACCTAGGGTGTGGATTTGATGAAAACATATCTCCACTTCTAACATGAATTACTAAATCATTTTCGTTTAATTTATTAATATTATTTATTAAAAATGCTGCCTGTAATATTTGATTTTTTTCTTCAATATTTTGTGTAAATATATCATTTGAGAATGGAAATTTATATCTTTTATCTCTATCAAAAAAGTAAAGATCATTATCTTCAATTATTTTTTTATTATTATATTTGTTAAAATATTTTTCAATTACTGAAAAATCAAAGAATTTATGCTTAACATTAAATTTAATATTATGTTTATATGCTATAGCTATATGTATTACATTGCTAATTTGGATTATATTATTACCTAATCTACCAAACCACTTATTAAATATTATCATAAATATATATATATTAATATATAAAATAAATATATAAAAAATAAATTACAACCCTATAAAATATTCGGTTGTTCTGAAAGAAGTTTAATGATATGGGTAGATAAATACAAATCTACTAATAAATACAAATCTACTAATAATTATTAAATCCATCAAATTTAATTTGATTATATAAAGTTATTTTAATAATATAATATGAATATGAATATAAATATTGATATAGATAATATTGAAGATATAGCATATCTAAAATCTATTAGTGAAAAAGATTATGAAGATATCTTAAAAACAGCAATATCAATAGGAATAAAATCAATAGAAATGTCAAAAACATATATGTCGGGTAATAGTTACTTTGATCCACTTAAAAATATAATAGAAGATAGTAATCTTGAAAATAAAAATGAATTATTAGAAATAAGTAATATGTTGAAAGATCTAATGAATATAAAAAATAATTCTAGTAGAAAAGGAAAACTTGGTGAATCATTGGCGATGAATTCATTAGTAAAAAAATATCCAAATTGGAGAATAGATGATACAACCGGAACATCTCATGAAGCAGATTTATTTGCTTATTCAGATGATTATGGTAAAATTCTATATGAAATAAAAACATACTCTACAAATGTTGGTAAAAAAGAAATTGAAAAATTTAAAAATGACGTCATGACAACTAATAGTAATTATGGTATATTTATATCACAAACATCTGGGATAGTTGGTAAGAAAATGATGGATTATGAAATATATAATGGAAAAATATTAATATATGTAGCTTGTGCAGGGCTAAATGGTCATGGAATAGAATTTGGAACAGAATTCCTTATCTCACTTATTGCATCAGGGTGTCTTGAAAAGAAAACAATTATTAAAAATAAAGAAGTAGAAGATGTATTAAAAATAATAAATGACAATATGTTAGAGTTAGATGAATGTATTAATAATTTTTCAAGGACTAAATCACAATTACATGATATGCGTACAATTATTAATGGACAAATTGATTTATTGCATAAACATTTAATAGAATATGAAATCCAAGGTAAAAATATATATATGAAAATATTAGATGTAATAAAAAATAATTATGATTATGATGATATCATATTATGTAGAGGAGAAGAAAAAATACAAGATTATATAATAACATTGGGGGATAAAGGTAATATATTAAATACTATAATGAATAAAATTAAAGATAATAATTATATTTTAGCACTTGATAATAATAAAGATATCTTATATATTTATAAAGATGATAATATAATATGTAAAATAGTAATTGAAGAGAATGAACTTAAATGGATATTTAATATTAAAGAAAATAATAGTTTAACATTTTTACCTAAATATGAATATATAGAAAACAACAAGTTAATAATTATAACAAATAATAAGTATGAAGATATACATATTAATATTTTATTAGAAAGAATAGATAAATAATTATTATATATATAATAATATATACTAATATGTCCCAGGGAAAAAAGGATAGAATTATACAAGATTTAGCAACTATTAAAGATAGATTAGAAACTAGTAAAAGAGAATTAGCCCAATGTGAAGAAGAAAGGCAAGGATTAATAGATTCTGCAGCTTCCGAAGCATCATCGGCTGTATCTTCACCAGCATCATCTGCTACATCTTCAGAAGCATCGTCTGCTACATCTTCAGAAGCATCATCTGCTACATCTTCAGAAGCATCGTCTGCTACACCTTCACGAGCATCATCTGCTACACCTTCACGAGCATCATCTGCTACACCTTCACCTGCATCATCTACAACGTCTTCAGAAGCATCATCAGCTACACCTTCAGAAGCATCGTCTGCTACGTCTTCAGAAGCATCGTCTGCTACACCTTCACGAGCATCGTCGGTAGTATCTTCAGAAGCATCATCTGCAACGTCTTCAGAAGCATCATCTGCTACATCTTCAGAAGCATCGTCAGCAACATCTAATCAAGGGTCTTCAGAAGATAGACAAGCAGTATCGGAAAATTACGAACCAGAATGTAGTATACATAAAGGATTTAAAGCATATTGTCAAAATACAGATGGTTGTGGTTATGTTGAAGATGGAAATGAATTAGCTAAAACCGGAGATTGTTTATCAAAAGATCATGAATATTTTAGATCAAAAAGAAAAAATATAGGTAAAGAAAAAACACCGTCATGGTTAGATAGATTTTTTGGTAATAGTAGTGAAGGAAGTGAAAGCAATGAAGATTCATTACCTGATATGCCCGATGAAAGCGAAGATAGTGATACACCTGGAGCTAGAGTAGTTAAGCCTAAAGTGCCTAAAGTGCCTAAAGTGCCTAAAGTGCCTAAAGTAATAAAATCATCTCCAACAGGTAGTGAAGATAGTAGAGGTAATAGAGTCCCAGGAGTTGTTGATAGTAGAGGTAATAGGGTTCCAGGAGTAGTTAATAATAGAGTCCCAGGAGTTGTTGATAGTAGAGGTAATAGGGTCCCAGGAGTAGTTGATAATAGAGGTCCAGGAGTAGTTGATAATAGAGGCAATAGAGTTCCCGGGGTAGTTGATAATAGAGGTCTAGGAGTAGATAGAAGATATGGTCAATTCCCTATGGGTATGGGGGTATATGGTGATGAAATGGATTATATAGGTTATAGAGGATTAAGGGATGAAAGAGGATTAAGGGATGAAAGAGGTTATAGAGGATTAAGGGATGAAAGAGGATTAAGGGATGAAAGAGGTTATAGAGGATTAAGGGATGAAAGAGGATTAAGGGATGAAAGAGATTATAGAGGATTAAGAGATGAAAGAGGATTAAGGGGTGAAAGAGGTTATAGAGGATTAAGGGATGAAAGAGAAGAAAAAGGTGAAAGATGGATGAGGGGTATAAGAGGTGAACGACATGAAAGAGGTAAAAGACAAGAAAGAGATATGAGGGGTGTAAGAGATGAACGACATGAAAGAGGTGATAGAGAATTTCCAGAGAAACAACATAATATAAGAAAAGAAGAAGCACTTACAAATAGACAAAAAGATATGTTAGGGATAGATAGAAGTTCTGATAAAAAAGAAATAGTTAATATTCCTAAAAGCCCAAATAAAAAACCACGCCATAAAAAAGAACAATTAATTGCAAACAACTTAATAAATACATTAAAAGATGTAGATATTAAAGAAAGAAAAAATTTTTATAATGTATTAAATAAACATTATAAGAAAGAAGATAAAGAAAAATTAAATAATTATTTAGTAAAAAAAGATGTAAATACATTAAGGGGTATGCAACAATTTATTAATATGTTAAGTCATGAATGTAATAGAGAACAAAAAGCAGTTGTAATGGAATTAATTATAGTAAAAGAAAATCCTAAAAAGAAACCAGCTAAAAAGAAAACTAAAAAGAAAAAGAAACCAGCTAAAAAGAAAACTAAAAAGAAATCTAAAACAGACTGTGAAAAGTTTAAGAAATATAATTCGGCACGTGATAAATTTAAGAAACCAAAGGGGCCATGTAGTCAATTTAAGCAATCATAGGAGCCCTTATAACAGCTTGTGGAAAATAATTATTAATAGTAAAATATTCTTCTTTAATATTATCAATATCTTTTAACTCACTATCAATACTTAATGTAGGGAATATATTAGGTTTTCTTAATAATTGTTCTTTAACAGCAGATACATGTTCTTCATAAATATGACAATCGCCTAAAATATGTATGAACTTTCTAGGTATATAACCTGTAATATGTCCAATAATAGATAAAAGGAAAGCATATGAAGAAATATTAAATGGAACACCTAGAAACATATCTCCAGATCTTTGATATAATTGACAATCAATAAATTTACCATCAATATTAAATTGAACCATTACATGACAAGGAGGAAGAGCCATTTTATCAATATCCATTACATTCCAAGAATTTAAAATTAATCTACGACTACTTGGATTATTTTTAATTTCATCAATAATATATTGTAATTGATCTTTGCCTTTACCACTATAATCTGTCTTACAATCTACATAATCGGCTCCAAAATGTCGCCATTGAAATCCATATACAGGCCCTAAATCATCTTCCTCATAATCTAATCCCCTAGATTCTAAAAATTCTTTAGAAGCATTGGCATTCCATATATTTACTTTTTTATCTTTTAATAGCTTATTATCAGTTGATCCATTCATAAACCATATTAGTTCTCTAAGGACAGTTTTCCAACCAACTTTCTTAGTAGTAAGTAATGGAAATGACTTAGTTAAATCAAATTCCATGCGTTTCCCAAATTGAGAAATAACATTTCCATTTCTTCCTTGAACAATATTGTTACTATTCAAGATATCTTTAATTAATTCTAAATAATTATTTTCACCAATATTATTTACCATATTAACATTTTTATATACATCAAAATAATAATCTATATTTTTACTTTCACCATTATAATATTTACCAATGCCATTATGTTTATAACTAGTTATCTTATGGAAATTAGATAAATCCATTTTAAATTTACAAGCTCCTACATAATCATAATCATCAATAATATGTGTATGATATATATTATTAATAACTTCATTATAGTTTGTTGATACATATTCATATAATTTTGCACCACCAATTACAAACATTTTTGGAAGTGATTCTACATTGTAATTAGATCTATGTATCATAACGTTTTCAAAAGAAGAAAATATAATTACACTATCATTCTTTATTTTATTAGCATTATTTTTTGTAATAACAATATTAATTCGGTTAGGTAAAGGTTTTTCTCCAATACTCAACCATGTATTATATCCCATAACAATATAATTATCCTTTTTTGGAGAAGATGTCATATTTTTAAAATATAATAAATCTTCTTTAATCTTAATATATAAATCATTATTTATGCCAATGATATGGTTATTATTTGAACAGTATATAAGATTAATTTCTCCAAATAACATATTATCTATTAAGTAATATATTATGTTAAATTTTAAATATTATCAAATTATTTTAATATGTTATATTAATATATGAAAAAGAATAATTTAAAAATAGAAGACATAATTGTAATTGTATTATTAACATTAATATGTTTAATGTTTATGATATATATACTCAAACAAACAGATATATTAAAAACAGATACAAATATAGGAAATGATACAAATATTACAGAAGATCAAGTAAATATAGATATAGATATGAATGACAATAAAAGTTTCTTAGAAGAAAGAATAGATAGAAGGTTAGTTGCCCCAGGATATATATATGAACCTAGACGATATGCAGCAATAAATATTAGAACAAGAGGTATGCCCACAGAATATCAACAAATGGGATTACTAACAAATGTAGATGATCCAGATGATATCAAACCTTTTTTCGGAAGACAAACATATGTAGGGTCAAATAGTTGGAATTACTATTCTTCATTAGATAGTAATTTATCTACAAAAATACCAGTTTATAAAAATAATACAAGATGCACAGATGAATATGGTTGTAAAGAAATATATGAAGGAGATGAAGTTAAAATAGGGAATGTAGGAAATAAAACATATATATTAACAAAATATAGTACAGATAGTTTTAGATATATACCTGATTTAATTTAATCTTCTTTTTTATCTTCATCATTAACTGTTTCATCTAGAACAGTATCTGAATCAGGGTCAGATTCAGTTCCAGGTTCATTATCAGAATCATTATCAGAATCAGATTCGGATTCTTCATCAGACTCAGTAATACCCATATTTATATTATGAAATTTAATACTAGCATTATAGAAAGCAGTGAATCCAGAACATAAATAATCAAAATAATCTATCATTTTATAATATGCTTTATAGTACTTGAGATCATATTTCTTTCTAAAGATAAGTTCATCAATATGTTCTAGCATATTATAAATGCGTTCATTAGTATCATCATACATAGTATTATTATATATATCAAAGATATTTTCAATCGCATCTTCCATATCACTGATTAATTCATCTCTAGTATATTTTCTCTGTTTGAGAGTAACCACGCGTTTACCTTCATACCAAGTAATATCATAGTTTTTAACTAATGTAAGAATATGGTTAAAACTAAAGTATAAAGCATATTCAATATCATGAAGCTCTGTAATATTTTCAAAATTATCTTCTTTCTCTTTAGATTCTAGAATAATCTTATCTTTAAAAGAAATAAAATTATTTTCTTTATCAAATTCAGCTAACATCTTAATATTATCAATTGCGATCTGATTCAAGTTAATCATAGTTTATATATATAGTTATTTATATAATAATATTTAAGTATTTTTAATTTAATTTAGAATGCCCTGAAGCTTGTAGAAACTTATAATCAACATTATCATTATCACATTTAATTATATTTTCTCTTAAATAACAAACAAATGACAATCTAGTATAAGGTTTATATAACCCCTCAGTCCCAATATCAGGATTTTCCTTATAATCAACAGGTAATGTTAAATTATATTTATGATCTTCCTCAGTTTCATATATTTCAGTATTAGAATGCCATTGATGGACATCCATAGCTACAAAATCGTTATTCCTTAAATCAATGCCAACACCAAATTGTGGAAAAACTGTATATCCACCTTGGTATCTACCTCTTTCAATAACAGTTAGATTACCAAATCCTTCTTTATAATCTCCAGCATCTCTATGTAATGCAGTTCTAAAGTTTCGATTAATAGTAACAGTTGAGAATGCTGTATCTTTAATCATATATTTATCTCTTAAAAGGGCTCTATCTAATTGTCTTTTATAAGAACTAGGAATTAGTTCTTTAAATAATTCATTAATCCTTCTAATAAATGGTAAACCCTGATTATATTTATCAAAATTGGTTCTAGTAAAATGCGTTAATCTGCAAGGTAATTTACTAAAATTTTTACTTTCTTCATAAAATCCAATAGGATTTGAAGCAACTTGATTATTTACCTTCATCTTGCTTTGTTTTCCATTAACTAAATAACTAGTTGACCATTTTTTTGTTTCTTTTAGTACTCTCTTAGACCAATATTGTCCAGAAACATTAATAGGTCCAGCAGAAGCGCCTCTGCCACGACTAGCCTTAGCCAAATCTTTGTAAGATTTCCAACCAATATCAATTAATTCATCATCTATTACATTTTTTCTAAATTTTAAAAGTAATCTATATATACCACCATCATTATAATATACATCACTATCTTCATTAATTATTGGTAATTTAATGTGATCTTCTGTAATCCAAGTTCCTTCTAAATCAGATACTTCTTTATCACTTAGTATCTTATTAACAAATATTTGTTTTACCATATATATTTATTATTAAAGATATTAATTTTGGAAATATTTCTTATAATAATAATATGCTAATATTACGATTAAGACTAATAAAGCAAACAATAAAAATTTATTATTTGTCCTTAAAGGATAGTTACCAATATCCTTATTAAAACTATTATCCTTAGAAATATTATAAATTTGTTTATAATACTTAACTACTTCATCGTATGTCATTATTGATTTATTATTCTCTTCATTAATAGAGTTATGAATACCAATTAACCATTTGACTAAAGATTTCTTAGAGTCTAAGTGATTATCAATACTATTATTTTTAAAATTATTTTGAAAATTATAACTACATTTCTGACAGGGAAGAACATGTTGAAGTGTATTAAAAAAAACTTTATAATTATTTTTATCTGTTTCAGTAGGATTATTCGGATATGCCAATGTAATAGAATGTAAAAATAACCAAGCTTTAGGTCCCCAAATTTCTGGATTCATTATATAATATGATATAAAAAATTTTTACTTTAAGGAATAATAAGAATATATATATAAGTAAATTATGTATTGCAATAATTGTGGTGAAAAAGGACATTATAGTAGACAATGTAATAAACCAATAACAAGTTATGGTGTATTATTATTTACATATGTTAAAGATATCCCAAAGATAATAATGATACAAAGGAAAGATTCATTATGTTATATAGAATTAATAAGAGGAAAATACAATCCAAAAAATACTAAATTAATTAAATTATTACTTAGTAGAATATCTAATCAAGAAAGAAACGATATAATAACAAAAGATTTTGATACATTATGGAAAAGTTTATGGTTAATAGATAATATAAATGAAACAAAATATATGAAAGAATATAATAGAAGTAAAAAGTTATTTAATATATTAAAAGATGGTTATAGTCAAAACAATGAAATGTATAGTATAGAAAAATATTTTAAAGATATTCAATATAAATATATTGAAACAGAATGGGAATTCCCTAAAGGTAAAAAGAAAATAGGAGAAACATTTTTAGAAGCTGCAGAAAGGGAATTGCAGGAAGAAACAGGTATTAAAGTTGAAGATTATAATATTATAAAAAATATTCATCAAATACAAGAAGTATTTACAGGTGAAAATAGTGTTAATTATAAAAATATATATTACGTAGGTTATTGTCATAATATTGATAATTTAAAAATAGATAAACAGAATAAGGAACAAATAAATGAAATTAGAGATATTAGTATTAAATCCAAAGAAGAATGTTTATCGTGTATACGCGATTATAATATAAGTAAAATAGACTTAATTAATATGGTATTCAGGTTTATAGATAACTACAAAACTGACTTTACTTTAGAATAAAAAACTTAATATATAATATATATTAATGGGACACCATAAAACATTAAAAAAATATAAAGGGGGTTCAGAAAATGAAGAAGAAACTTGTGGTTATATATATAAAACAGCAAAAGAAGCAAAAGAGAATGGTATTAAGAGAAGGACTTGTAAACTGGGGGGAATATATGAACAAGAAAAATGTGAAGGAAAATGTAAAAAGAAAACAAAAAATAAAGCAGTAGCGCCACCAGCAGTAGCACCAGCAGTAGCACCAGCAGTAGCACCAGCAGTAGCACTACCACAAGTATTGATAACACCAGCACAAAAAAACAGTGGAAAATACTATTACCCGATGTATGGTAATGAAAATTTTTCAAATAACATAGCTAGTAGAATAGAATTTCAAGCATATACGGAGAAAGAAGATAAGGATAATGTTTGTCAGAAACAGGATTTTCAACTAGCACCATATCAAATATTCTTAAAAAATTTTATATCTAGAGAAACACCTTATAAAAGTATATTAATATTTCATGGAACCGGTGTTGGAAAAACATGTTCAGCCATATCAATAGCTGAAAATTTTAAAAATATATATAGAGAAAAATCTAAAAAAATTATAATTTTATTACCTGATGCAGTAAAAGAAGGTTGGCGAAATAATATACATAATCCAGATCAAGATTCCAATCAATGTACTGGAGATGAATATATACGTGATATGCGGAGTCTAAAAAAGGGATATAATACAAATCGCAACTTAATTAAAGATAGAAAAAAAATAGTAAATTATTATTATGAATTTTCAGGATATAGAGGATTCATAAATAATGAAGTTGTAAGAGTTAGAAGAGATTTATATAGTAGATTAGGAGATGTAGAAGGTGAAATACAATTTAAAAAAGTAATAGAAAATAAGTTTTCAAACAGATTATTAATAATTGATGAAGTTCATAATATTAGAAATTTAGGAAAGGGTAAAAAGAGTGATGATTTAGCAGAACAAATATTTGAAGGATTACAGGACATCATTAAAAATAGTAAAAATTTAAAACTAATAATGTTATCTGCCACACCTATGTATAATGAGTCAACTGAAATAGTTAAACTAACAAATCTTATGTTAACAAATGATGGAAGGCCAACAATTAACAAATCTGATATTTTTGAAGAAAGTGGCGAATTTAAAGAAGGTGGAAAAGAAATTCTTATAAATAATGTTAGAGGATATATTTCATATGTTAGAGGAGAAACACCAAATAAGTTTCCTCTCAGGTTATATCCAATGAAAAGTAAAGATAGTTATATAGATAATGTAAAAAAATTAGACTTTTTACAGTTATATACATGTGAGTATGGAGATTATCAAAAAAAGGTATATGAAATTGCAGCACCAGAATTAGAAGAAGAAATAAATTTAGGAGAAGGAACACAATTAATGGAGATTTCAAATATGGTTTACCCAAATATCTTAGAAAAAGATATAACAGAGGAAAATTATGATAGATGTTATGGAAAACAGGGAAAAGATAGTTTCTTCGATATAAAAAAAGGAAAATATTTTTATAAATCTGGTTCAGAAAAAATATTTAGATATGATAAAATAAATAAATATTCAACTAAATTACATAATTTATTAAAGGAAATAAAAGAAAGCAAAGGGATAGTATTTATATACTCAAGATTTATTCAAGATGGTGCTATACCTATAATGTTAGCATTAGAACAAAATGGTTATAAAAATTACTCAAATAATGATATCTTAATAGATAGAAAAGATAAAACAGATTACCATCATGAAAATAATAAATACATGGTAATCACAGGGACAAATGAATTAAGTAAAAATAGAGATAAAGAATTACGGGTTTTATTATCAGAAGAAAATAAAAATGGTGGAAAAATTAAAATAATAATAGGATCGACAGTAGCTAGTGAAGGATTAGATTTAAAAAGAATAAGAGAAATACATGTAATAGATCCTTGGTATCATTTAAATAGATTAGAGCAAATCATAGGAAGGGGTATAAGGTATTGTTCTCATGCTGACTTAGAAGAAAAAGATAGAAATGTATCAATATATTTATATGCAGGTATATTAGAGAAATGTAATAATAAAGATATAAAAGATTGTCCTCTTAGTGTAAAGAATTCAATAGATATTAAAATATATGAAAAAGCTGCAGAAAAAAGTAAATATATAGGAACAGTTGAAAAACTATTAAAAGAGAATGCTATTGACTGTGGTTTATTTAAATATATAAATGAAACAACCCCAAGAATAATAAATATAGAAACATCTCAAGGAGTAACTATAAAAGATTATGAGAATAAAGATCAACCTTACTCAAAGATATGTTCATATCAAGAAGAATGTGAATATAATTGTAACCCTAATAAAAATATTAAATATAATACTGAAACAGCTGATATTAACTTATTAAAAAATATATATCCTACAATAATAAAACAAATCGAAAAATTATTGAGTGAGAAAAAATTATGGTGTATAAATATTAAAAAAGAGAATAATCTAATTAATAAAATAAAAGAAATATTACCAGGTTCACATAAAGATATTATAAATATATCTATACAATATGCTATAAATAATAAGGTAATAATTAAATGTAATGACATTAAAGGATACATAATACATGTTAAGGATCATATATTATTTCAACCAGAGTGTCAAACTTTAACTAGTGGTTTTTACAATAGAGGTAGAGGCTGTCATAAGGTAAAGAGATATGGTAATATTAATATAAATAAAGAAGAAAAGGAAGTTGTTAAAAATATATCAGATCATTATGCAGAATTTATAATATATGAAGATGAAGAAATAGTTATACCAAATAGTATGGAAAGATCAGATATAATTAAAGGTTTAAGAAAACAAAGATATCCTGATATTAAATTAAATGAATTATTTGGATTTAATTTTTACAATAAAGGAAAAGGAAAAAGAATATGTAAATATCAAATAATGCAACCTTCATTCCAAGGCAATTATATATTTACAAGAGAAGACAGAGAAAAAAGACAGATATCTGGTAGAGGGGCAGAGGCTGTAACATTCCCAGGTCCAAAAGAATTTCCAAGCAATTCATGTGGCGATGGCAATCAATCTGGATTTTCTACATCAGATAAATCTATGTGGAAAAAAAAGTATGATGAAAAACTAAAATTATTAGATATTAGTAAACAGGAAGAATCTATAATTATTTATAAATTAATAATAGAAGAACTAGATTCTACAATAGATAAAAATATACTATTTAAATTAGATAAGATGAAATTTTGTAGTATAATCGAGTTATTATTAAGAAAAAAACAAAATAATAAAGAAGGTGATATAGAATATACATTAGGTTATGACAATATATTGCTCCCACTAAATAATAATCCAGAAACAGTCAATTATAATATAAAATCTAAAAATATAGATTCAATATGGAAAAAGATGAATAAACAAAAAGATACCTTTAAAGATAAACAAAAGAATATCATATTAAAAGAAGGATATGATAAAGAGAAAATGCAATATAGTTATGAAAGATTAGACTTTGAAGAAAAAGTTAAATTAATAGATGATATAATAAAAAAGAAATATGAAGGAGAATTAACAAAAGAAGAAGAATATATATTTGATTATGTTAAAATAAATTTCTTATATAAAAAAGATGGTAAATTTTATATAAATAAAGATGGTAAAAAAGAATCTAAACCACTAGGTTTTTATTTATTTAATTAAAAATTAATTTGATAATTATTTAAATTTAATTTATATATAACATTAATAATGAATTCATTCGTAACAAATCAGTTATTAACTGAAGAAATCTATTTAGATGCACAAAACATGAATTATAATAATTTAGAAAAAATGATTACAGGTAAATTAAATACAAAAATATCTGGAAAATGTTATAATAATGGATATGTTATACCAAATACAATAGAATTTATAAAAAAAACACTAGGTAAGGTAGTAAATGTAGATAATAAAAATAAGATATTATATAATATTAAATTTTCAGTAGATATGTTAATACCATCAAAGGGCGATATAATATCATGTTATATAGATGGGATTAATAAAATGGGGATAATAGCATATATAAAAATGAGCGAAATTATAGATGGTTATGAAGGTGAAGATAATTTAAAAAATAGTCCACTAATTATTATGATTCCAGCAGATAAGGTACATAATATAGAAGAAAAGAATGTTAAACAAAAAATTAAAGTATATATAAAGGCAGTTAGAGTTAAGTATGGAACATCAGAGATACAATTAGTAGCAAATGATATAGATTATTTAGTCCATAATATCATGAAAGATAAAGAAATTACATATGAAGAAGCATTAAAAATACTAGAAAATTCTTAATGTTTATATTATCATAATAATATATTTTTTAATAGTAATGACGGATAGTAAACTGAAATATATATATAATAAATTATTAAATAAAGAAATAGAACATGGTTATATAAGACCATTTATAATATCAAATAATATACCTTTTTCAGAAAATAAAAATGGTATATTTATAAATATAACATTGTTAAGCGAAGATATTATAGATGAAATGTATAATATAATATTTAATTATATAAATAATAAAATTGACTATGATAGAGATAAAAAAATAAAAGAAATGCAAACTGATATAATAAATTTAGAAAATTTAGAAAAAGATAAACCAAAAACAAAAGTAGTATATGAAAAATTTAAAAATCTAACAGATTTAGAAATATTTATTTTAAATAATAGTAAAGAAATATAATTTGAAATTATATATAAGTATAACTTATTATAATAATATAAATGGAAAAGTTTGATAACGTATCTTACGGAAAAGAATATACTAAAGATATAAGGGAAAGTAATTATGTTCAAACATTAAATCCAGATAAGGAAACAGTTCTAAAAAAAGTTGTTAAGGTTACTAAGTATAATAGTATAGAAGAATTAATTATTTATAATTATGATTATAATAGTGCTTTAGATAAAAAGTGTTCGCTAAATCTAAATAATATTAAAATGGAAATGGCATCTAAGGTAGATGAAGACCAAGAAAATTATTATAATAAATTTAAATACAATAGTAGAAAATTTAATAAAAATAAGATTCAATCTGGGTTACAAGAAAACAATACTTTATCAACCATTGTATATTTAAGTGATAAGTATAAACTAAATATTTATCTACATATAAAGAAAGAAAATAAAAATGTATTAGTATCAAGTAAAAAAGAGAATGTAAATAAAACAGCTCTATATATAGTATTTGAAAATAATAAATATCATATAGTAGATGAAAAGGACCATGGATTAGTAACATCAGATATAAGTAAACTTAGCATGATTAATTGCAATATAAGTAATTATGATATTTATATAACTTACCTTAAAGCGATAAGTAATTATAAATTAGAAGAATTATATAAAATAGCAAAAGAAAATGATATTGAAATATTAAATAATGGAAAGCGTAAAACAAAATCGATATTATATGATGAAATAAATGAAAAGATGTCATAGAATCTAAAATAATTTGATAATATATATTTTTTTTACTATTATATAAAAGTTTATTATAATAGATATAATATATGAATATACTGGATAATAATTCTGATATAGTTAAGGAAATACTCAAAAAGAGTATAATTGAACCAAACTTAGAATTAGAATATGTATATGGTAAAAAATTATCTAAACATGATTTCTTAGAAGTTATAAAATATTGTAAGAGTAATTTAAAGAAATTAAATACAAATGTATCATTAGATATAAAGGCAGGAAATCTACAATACAAGAATGTTACTTATGAAAATGTTCGAGTAACAATAGATGGACTTACATCTATAAAAAAATATTGTAAAACGGATACATTAAAAGATCTAAATACTACATTTCTTTTAAAATTTCCTTATAAGAATAAAGATAGAAAATATAATATAGAAAGCAAAGATTATAATTATAGAATAAATTTAAAAAATGAAATTAACTTAGAAGCAGAAGATCCAAAGGTAATAGATATGGAGAATGATTGGTCAAATATAAAGAAATATTTCAGATATAAGCAAAGAATTAGTTTTATAACAAATGATGGATTATTTAGAATAGATTTAACTGCAGTTAAATCTAATAGTTATAATTCTAAATTAAAGTCTTATAATTTATATAATTCTTTTAAAGATAGTAATGTATTAAATGAACAAGAAAAATACGAACTAGAAATAGAATATGTGGGTAATAATTATAAAGTAGATGACATATACAATATTATAAATTTTATAGATTATATTGAATCTGGAAAAGAATATAGTTATAAGAATAATAATATATATAAATCTGTCAATGTAATAACGAGTGTAGATATAGAACCTATTTTTGAAGAAAAATTATCTCCAATTGAAACAACTCTAATAGATATATTAGAAGAAAAATTAAGTAAACAAAGTATTATAACAAAAATATATGAAAGTTTAAATAATACTATTTATGATATATTACAAATAATACATAATAAACAAATAATATCATCTAAAAAAGAATCAGATAAAGTATTAGAAAGTTATTATAAATTAACAGGTCAGAATAATATATTAATAGGACCACAGCCAGTTAGTTTTCAATTTAAAAATTTAAGTAATAATGAAAACAGTAATGAAACAATACTAAAAAATTATTTAGTAACAGAAAAAGCTGATGGCGAAAGATATGTATTATATATTAATTCAGAAAAAGAAGGATATATAATAAATAAAAAATCATTATTATCTGAAACATATCATGAATTAATTAATACGGGTTTAATATTCCCAGAAGCAACAGGAGAATGGATACTTGATGGAGAATATATCACGAATACAAAGAATAATGAACCAATTAATATATATTTAATATTTGATGTATATTATGCAAATAATGATAAAGCATATAAATATCCATTTATATCAAAAAATAAATCAAGATCAAGTATACTAGAAGAATTTAGAAAAATAATGGAAACAAAATTAATGAATCCAAAATATAAAGATATAATTACAAGTGAAATGGATATTGGAATCAAAGAATATTTTGAAGGAGGTCTAACGCCTGAAATAACGGATAAAAAATATAATAAGACTGTAAAAAGTATATTTAAAAAGAAAAAAATATTAAGCCAATCAAAATTAATTTGGGAAAGAAGTAAGAAAGATGGTTATATATATAAAATAGATGGATTAATATATTTACCAAGCGACTTACCTGTTGGTGCTAATTATACAGACTGTGTAGCACCAGAAGTAATAACAGGAACATGGGTACATAATCTAAAATGGAAACCAGAATATGAAAATACAATAGATTTTCAAGTATCAATTGTTACTGAAAGAAAAAAGAATAAAAAAGTAGTAGATAAAGTGTATCCATATACAGTATCTGAAACAAATGGTGAAAAAGTTATAGGCGAATATAAAAAAGCTATATTAAAAGTAATATATGATGAAAATAAAGATAACTCTATACAATTTTGTATGGATACGCTAAATGGTAAATTTCCAAAAATCAAGAAAAAGAATAGTATTAATATAATACCATTTACACCAGATGAAGATGACAATTTTGGTACAGATATAGATTATGGACAAACTAATATTAAATTAGACAATGGAAAAATATTATGTGAATGGGAAAAAGAAGGAGATGAAGTAAAAACAGGAGATATTGTTGAAATGTTATATGTTAAAGATCATAAAAATGATATGATTTGGTTACCATTAAGAATAAGAAAAGATAAAACAAAACCTCAAGCAGATTGGGTAGCAAAAAATATATGGGAAACAATTAAATATCCAATTACCGAAGAAATGATTATTGGGGATATAAGTGTTCCAGAACAAATATTACCAGATACTGAAGATAATTATTATGTGGCAGATAATAAAGAATCGCCATCTGAACCTTTAAGGAAACTACATAATTATATCAAATCAAAATTAATAGGAGGTGTTGGATCTTCTTCTGATTTACCAGAAAAGAAAAGTATATTAGATACATCAATTGGAAGAGGTGGTGATATTAAGAAATATATGAGAAATGATATAAATGTTAAATTCTTATTAGGTATGGATATAGCCCCTATAGAAGAAGCATGTAAAAGATATTATTTTGCAAGAAATCCTAAATTTTTAGCAGCATTTATAAGGTATGATACAAGTAAAAGTATAGAAAATAATGAAGGTATAGTAGGAGAGTCGACTGTATATCCACAACAAATGTTAAATATCTTATATGATAGAAAAGAAGAAATCTTTCCAGAATATATTAATATAGACAAAAGATACAATAATAAAGCTAGTAGTGGATTTAATATAATAAGTAGTCAGTTTTCTATACATTATTATTTTAAAGATGAAGAAACATTAAATGGATATTTACAAAATATTGCAGATAATAGTAATAAAAATAGTATATTTATAGGAAATTGTTATGATGGATCTAAAATATTCAATAAATTTAAAGAATTAGAACAAGAAGGAAAGGATGTATTTGATTATAAGATTAAAGGATGTAAATCGCCAATATATAGTATTAAGAAGGAATACACTACAAAAAATTTTACATTTAATCCAGAAAATCCCGAAGAAAACATGTTAGGACAAAAAATAAATGTATTTATGGATTCAATTGGTAAAGGCATCGATGAATATTTAGTAAATTTTGAATATTTTATAAATAAAATGAAAGAATATGGATTTGAACCATATAAACCAAAGATGAAACTAAAATATAATTCTGTATTTGATGGTGCAATAGGTTCATTTAAAGAAATTATAGATAAATTGCCTGAATTATCCAAACATGATTCAGAATTAAAAAATGTCAAAGTATATAAAAAAGCGACAGAAATAAGTAAAAATAAAGAGTTAGAAGAATTAAGTAGTATGAATAATTACTTCATATTTAAGAAAGTGAATTAAAAGTTTATATTTAATATCTATTATTAAGAGATTCAATATTACTGCTTTTATTAATAATATCTAGAATATTATTAGAATTAGAGAAAATAGGATGATTTAAAATAGCAGTAATACTTAAAATTAGACGTGTAGAATCACCATTATTTATTGAATCTAATATAATATTCTTAGCATCAATTGTAATAAAACTCTCAGACCCACGTGTAACAGACATACGTCTATTAAGGTAAGTATTAACTAATATAGTAGATAATTCCGGTCCAATACGAAATGTATTTTTTAATGATTGGAAATGAGTTGCAATATAAATACCATTTGGATTATGTTTAGTTACTATACCAAATTTACAATATAGTAAACTGATATTCTGTATATTTTTACTAATCCATTTTCCAGTAGTATCGTTTGTGTGTAATATATATAATCTACCATACTCCCCTTTAGTGGAGTCTTTATCCTCCTTTTTAGAGTCTTTATACTCCTTTTTAGAGTCGTCACACTCACTCATATTTAATAATTAATATTTAATTATTAAATATTAATACAAAAGTTTTCAAATTAAATAAGAAATGTTACTCAATAATAATTATTGAAGAAAATTATAAATTTTTTTACCATTACCTGATTTATGCAGCAGTCGGGTAAACACCTTCTTTGTTCGGGAAGTGAATCTTCATGTACTTCTGTAGATTAAAATAAGTGAGTTCTTCACCTTTCTTGATTCTAAGAAGCTTGGAAAGCGCCTTATCGGGTAGAATAATACGCTTGTCTTTCTCGTTCTGGAGTTTGTTCTGCTGGCAATACTCAGTAATTTTCTTAGTAACTTCAGTTCTTGCAATTAAGTCTTCTTTGCCTAGAGTAAAGAATTTTCTTAGTTCATCAGAAACAGGACCAGGTTTAGAAAAACCATTCATAACTTTTTCGCCATTATTGCGTCTACCCTTGGTCTTCATCTTTTTCTCAACAACACGACGGTCTTTGGAAACCTGCTTCCTTAAAGCAGATAGTTCAGAAGTTAGTGACTTAAGTAAGACAGCAACAGATTTAACACTGGCTTCTAGCGAATCAATCTGAGAATCATAGTTGCATAGAACAGGTTCGGGGACAGGGGCCTCGACGGGTTCTACAGCAGGTTCTGCAACTGGGGCAGGGGCAGGAGCAGGGGCAGGAGCAGGAGGAGTCTTGACTACCTTTTTCTTAGGAGCAGTTTTCTTTACTGGAGCTTTCTTCGGGGCCTTGGCCTTGGTCGGGGCAGGTTTAGGAGTAGAAGGTTTAGAGTTATTGGAGTTCTTGGCAGGCATTTTCTATATATCAATGTATTATGTTTTTTTATTTATTATCAACCGCGCGCTATTTATTTATATATAGTATAATAATTATATTTTTAAGTATCTTTATAATTTATAATGCAAATTGAATCCATTCATGCGCTAAAAAACAATCTTGACTTATTTCACTTAATCCAATTAAAAAATACATATATCCCAATTTTTTATCACCATCAGTTATTGCATTATTAAATTTCATAGTTTCATTTAATATAATATCTTGAATATCTAAAATATCATTATTTTGAAGTATTTCAGGTATAGGAATATTATAAACTAAACCATTTGGGGGAGAAATATTTGATTTAGTTTCATGAGTTAAATATGCTCTATAATTCCAAATATCTTCTAATTTACGATATAACCTTTTTGTATTATCAATATTAAGAGATAAAAACCAATCAATATCACAATAATACCCAGATTGGGATACATTTGAAAATAGATCAATAGTTTTTTGTCTAACAATATCTAATTTATTTGTATGGCTATATGTTTCAATTTCAGTATTGATATTAACATTATTTAATTTAAGAATAATATACATAGCTTTATCTATTATATCATCTGGGATTATATTCCGTGTATATGGATTTAACTTAGTAGTATCTATAATTTTTTTTAAACTTCTTATATCAAAAAACCAAATAGCATTTAAATTATCTTTATAAGAAAAAAATAAATTATCTTGAGTATCAATAGCTAGCGTCATATAAAAAAAGTCTTCATCATTTTTACATAAATGTCTTAAATAAAATCCAGGACCTCTAAATTTAATATTATTTCTGACAATATTTCCCCTTATTCGACTCTGAAATTTAATAATATAATTTATATTATTAATAATATGTTCTTCTTTTTTATAATGATCAATTAACATATTATATAAATCTAGTTTCTTATTTTTTGAGTAATTAGGTTTCCACTTAATATCAATAACCTTTAGAGTATCTATAATATCCTTTGTTGTATAATCTTGATATCTATTTGTAAATAGTTCCTTAATAATAATACCATCCCTAATTAGATGTAACCTACGATGTTTATAACAATAATTGCCATATTTACTATCATGATTACATTTAATTAAAGCGGGACCTCTATTTTTTTCAATAAATATACATTTCATAATATATAATATATATTTACTTAAATATTTAAGTATAAATATTAAAACTAAAATTTAACCAATAAATCAATTGAGAAAAATATTGAAATTAAAAAAAATTTGAAAATATATATTTTTATTATTTTAACATAAAAAACAAAACTAAACAAAACTAACCAAAACTAACCAAAACTAACCAAAACTAAAACAAACAATATGTCTAAGCAAGGAAAGACTATGCTCGCGAGTGAGATTGATGTTGAAAAGATCCGTTATTCAGACCTTAAGAGTCTAGATAATGGTGGTAAGATTGCATATGTAAATTATGGAGATGATGGAATGAATAGTATTTATCTTCAAACTCCAGAACTAACTTTTCCATTTGATAGTCAATTTTATACAGAAGGTAAGGATAGTGGAAAATTTGCTTGTAAGGTATCACTTAATATGGAAGGCAATGAACAGGTAAAACAGTTTACAGAAAAAATGATGGAGATTGATCGTAAGCTAATCGCCGATGCCCAGAAGAACAGCATGCCTTGGTTTAAGAAGAAGACTATGTCTGAAGAACTCATTGATGAGAAGTTTACACCAATTGTCCGCCATTATAAGGATCCTGAAACTGGAGAACAAAATGGTAAGTTTCCACCACAGATGGGTTTCAAGGTAGTACAGAGAAATGGTAATTATCAGTGTAAATTCTTTGATGAATCAGCTAAGAAGATCAATGTAGATGATAGTGATGGTGATGAATATCAAGAAGTATCTAACCTTCTAGCGAAGGGTTCTTCTGTAAAACTACTTCTAAAGTGTAATGGTCTATGGTTCTCTCCGCAAGGGTTTGGGTGTACTTGGAAGGCTGAACAAATGAAGGTTAAGATTCCAGAAACTCTAGATGAATATGCTTTCCGTGATGATGGAGATGGATTTGTAGATGATAGTGATAGCGATGATGGTTCTGGAGAAGAGGAGGAGGTTGTAACCGATGATGAATAAATACTATTAGTTATAAATTACCTTAAAAATAAATATATTTTTTATACAAACTGATCCATATCTTCTATGTTTAAGAAATCATAAGTATAATTAGATATCCTATTGCAACTTATACAATTTATACCATTAAAACAATGTAATTTATATTTAGAATATGGAATTTCTACAGGTAATATTTGTGTACAATCAATATATTCTTCAACATCCATATAATGTTTTTTATCTTTTAAGGCTAGAGCATGACAATTTATTGGTATATCTTTTAATATAATAATTTCATTAAGTAACTTATACCTTCTTTCCATATTTTCTAATTTATATAATTCACCAGATTTATCTTTATAAATATAAACTTCTGGAGATATATAATTGCCATAATGATTTCCAATATTTACTTCTGGTCTATATTCTTCATATCGAACCACACCATCAAAACGATGTATATACTTTATAAATAATTGATCAAAATAAAACTTTTTAATCCAAAATTCCTTTCCCTTACGATTATTTAATGAAAGTTCCCAGAATCTATTTTTTTTATATTTTATCCCAATCATTTCAAATATATCATTACATAAGATAATGCCTTTATTAATCATATTAATAATTTGAAATAAATTAAATATTATAATCAAATTTATTAATAATGTTAAGCCAACGTTTCATAATGCCATGTCAAAAGAGATTATGTATTTGTGTTGAATATCTTAAATTTAATAACCCAAAAGATTTAAAATTTTATGATAAATGTTTTAATTTGCATTTACAAAATAATACAATAGAAGAAATATGTAAACCATACAAAAAATATGTGTATAATAAAAATTTAAAAAAATAATTAGAGGTGTTCCTTAACTAATATAATATCCTGAAATAACTTATCAAAATCAGATACCTTACTTAATCTTTTTTTTAATATCTTAAGGTAATCTGATAATAATATAATATTATTAGTATAATCTTCCCTCATTTGAATTAATTCATTCACATTTACATTATTAATATTATTATTTAAATCATCTAGTAAAAGAACTATTTTTGATAATTCATCTGTATTATTATTTATTTCTCCAATCAAATCAATTATATATTCATATTGTAAATAAAAAATAAAACCTTGTTTTGTTAATTCTCGTCCATTATCATGTATTCTTATATCATGTATTCTTATATTATTATTTCCATTTTCTTCAAATAAAGAAAATTCAATTATATTGTCCATAACTCTTAAAAAATAAACAGCAAAATGTATATCAAAATCTATATCAAAATTTTCATCATTATTTACCATATTTTCATTGACATCTTTAAGAGAATCTAGTATCATTTAATATTATATTTATAATCTTGCCTTAAATATTTATTCATAATCACTAATTTTAACTGTAATAATTTCATTGGGTCCATCAAAATTAATAATAGTACATTTAGCTGTATTAAATACTGGAAGACTTACATTTTTTTCACGAGTTCTCTTAAACCAAAGATTTGTAGTATTAGTTGTTCTTTTTTGTTTACGCATATAATCACCTTTCTTACCACCACGAAGACGTAATACTAGGTGAAGTGTAGATTCTTTCTGGATGTTGTAGTCAGCTAATGTTCTACCATCCTCTAGTTGTTTGCCTGCAAAAATCAAGCGCTGCTGATCCGGTGGAATACCTTCCTTGTCTTGGACCTTAGCTTTAATATTTTCAATCGAATCAGAACTTTCAACTTCAAGTGTAATAGTTTTACCAGTTAGAGTTTTAACGAAAATCTGCATATTATATAATCTATATTATATTATAATCTTTATATTATTTATTGTTAATATATCCAATCTGGTATATTATTAAAATTATATGTTGGATTTTTTAATTTATATTCTTTCACAAATTTATTAAATAAATTTAAACTATTACCTCTATATGTTAGAAAATGTTTAGTTTTATTAAATTCATAATATTGATCCTTATTATTATATAGAACTTCATTGCAATTTTGAACTTTAGTCTCTATATAAAGATCTTCTACTAAATCTATAATAATATATATATATATATAATTTATTTTAATCAAACGTTATAACAATCTTACCATGATGTTTATTTAATCCTCTTGAAGCAGACTTAGATAATTCTTGTCTTTTTTTACGTTCTAAAGATTTACTATTTTTTTTTAATAAATTCAAACTATTATTCATATCTTCTTCTATATCATTAAAATATTCTTTAATATAATCTATTAATTTATATTGAATAGCCCATCGAAAAAAATTTAATTGTCCGATAGTAGTGTTTATAATATCCCCCGACTCATTATATACATATGGTAATCTATCTCTTCTACAAAAAGGGTCAAAATTTTTTTTAGAATATGATTTTAATTGAGACTTATACGAATGGAATACATTAATTGTATCAGCTATACACATACTCTTATCATCTAATGTATAACCTTCTGAATCACTATATATATTATATATAGTATCATTTTTCTTAGAATAATTAGTAACAAACCAATCAATTATTCGTAAAGAAACTTTATCTTTCTTAAGATAATTAATTAATAATGTAGAATTATTATCAGTATTATAAAATTTTATCAAGGACTTATATAATATATCTTGTTCATAATTATGTATCATATTTATATATATATTTACAGATACTCTTATATAATAAATATAAATAAAAAAATAGACGCGCAAAAAATTATATGTTAGTATTAATATTAATTGGTAATCTATGTCCAAATAAAATCATATAGATTAAAGAACAAGCACCAATTAATAAACTACGGTTCATAGATCTTGATGTACTCATACCCAAGACATAAACCATAAGCAAATATAAAATTGTTGTAATAATAAACGAATGCCATAGCATAGTTAAACCCCCTTCCATTTTATATATATATATATATATATATTATTTTTACATTTTTTAGACATTTAAAACACCAAACTTAAAAACTAAAATTTTAAATCATGTGTTCATCTAATATATTATTTAACAAGGATTTTTCTACAAGATATTTTAATAAGTAGTTTGTTTTAGTTATACTTTCAGGTAAAATATATTTAACAATTTCTACATTTTTTGATATATTTAAATAATTTACTGCTTCTAAATCACCCCTATCTAAATCATTATATCCTACATAAATAATATTTTTAGATAATAAATTTATATTATTTAGATTCAAATATTTACTATCTTGATTAATGTTTTTATAAAATGAATTATTTGACATCCATCTTGTATCTTTTTTTAAGATTTTAGTTTTTTTATCTATAAATATCTGTGGAGAAAAAGAAATCACTTTATCTACATTTAATAAATTTCCATAAAGGATACTTGCATATCCTCCCGAACTTACGCCAATAGTAATTATTTTATCATAGTTTTTTGTTAGTTCTTTTAATAAAGAAACATTTTCTTCTAAATTACTTGTAATATCACCTATTCCAGTTGAGTACCATGTTTTATGTAAATCCCTGATAAATAATTGATCATAATTAGTATATTTTTCTAAGGTTTTAGATAATACAAAATGAGCTGGTTCATGAGAAGTTGTACCATCATAATTTTTTATTGGTGTTCCTGATCCAAATCCACTAAAACTTATTATTAAATTTTTATTATTATTTTTTTTAAAATAATACGGTATTATTTTAGTTCCTTTACCGTAATGGATTGATTTAATTAATTTTTCACTAGGTAATAAATCAATTACAATATTAATTCTATCAACTTCTGAATTATTCGTAACACTATGAATATAACTTACATTTGTACTATAAAAATTACCAGGTTCCATATAATAAGATTCTTTATTTATATTCATCCAACAATCAGGATAACATTTTGTCAGAGGTATATGGCACCTAAATCTGGTGTTATTAAAATCATATCCATCAGAATGTTCTCCAATATAACCATATTTGTTTAATCTTAAAATTCTAGCACCAATACAAGTGGATTCAAATTTTTTTTCTATATTTTTAATAGTAGAATCTATTAAAGGTAACTTTAATAAATGTTCTGTCTTAACTACACTACTTTTTTTTCCAATATCTCTTGCACCATCAACACCAATTTTACCAGTAGTATTAATTAGAGGAATAGCTAACCATTTTTTAGTAAGTTTAAGATCACCTGTCAATTTACCATTTATCTTTTTTTGTACAAAATCTATATTTTCAATACTGTTAAGTAAATTATTTGGATTACATATTGCACCTAAATTTATACATTCATCTTTTTTTTTTATGTAAGTGCTTGGAAATAATTTTTGTGATTTACTATATTTACCAGTAAATATAATTGGATCGTTTAATTTTACTAAATTTTTGAAATTTCCAGTATTTTTTATATTTTTATTAGTGAGTATAGGTTCAAAAATATAATTAACCAGATCATGAATTAAATTATCTTGTAAAACAGTGTATTCTTTAATTTTATTACCTCTAAATCCAGGATTATAATTAAATTCAATAATATAAGGATTAAGTTGTTCATCAAATAAAAAATCTACACCTAGTAAAAAAATACCTTTATCAACTTCTGATTTATTTGGTAAAACATTAGATAATTCTGTAAGACAAGAAATAATTTTCTCTTCTCTAATATTATCAGTATCAAAATCTCTTACTATTTGTATATGTTTATTTTCAGTAAATCCATCAAGTTTTTCTTGAAAATGTGTATTAGTTAAAATATTACTCATATCAATAGAATTTTTATCATATTTATTTTTTGTAAGCCTAGCATACCCACTATAATAATAGTAAGAAATTGTATGATTATTACATACTGCTAAAAGATAACATCTAATATCATATTTTTGTCCATTTATTAGATCAAGTTCAGTTAAATTTTCCTGTATTACATATCCTGCCTTTATAGGATTATTATTTACAAATTTTTTTATATCATGTAAATCTTTAAAAATATTTATTCCATTACCTGAATTATATTGTGCCTTATCAGAAGTAAAAGCATTATTACTGTATCCAGCAGGTTTAACTAGATAGGATTTATTATTTTCTAATTTATTTATTTCATTATCTAAAAATGAATTTGGATAAAATGATATATTATTTTTTTTAAAGAACATATGCATATCCTTTTTATTATCAAGGGATGACAATTCTGGTATTATATTTTTAATTATAGATTTATCTTCAATGTTTGAATAACTTGCTATATTTTTGTCTTCTACCCATTTACTACTTGTTTGAAAATAATCTTTTAATACACGATGATATGTAGATCCGTTTAATGTTTTAGAACTGGGAATTATATTATAGGTAAATTTCTTATTATTTTTTTCTAGAGCTTTAATTTCTTTTTGAAAGGATTTATCACTGTTATGCTGAGGTTTAAACTTCCAAAAATCTTTTCCATTAACATTTCTGTTAAATGTTACAGCACGGTCTTTGTAGCCATATAATTCAATTGGATATAATGTTCTAAAACATTTTTCACATTTTGAACAATTGTATTTACCACCTTTATTTTCCCAACAAACTCTTAAAAAATCTAAACATTTTAAGTCGTGATCTAAAATAAATTTAATTTTGGCTACTCTTGTTAAATCACCGTTATGTAAAATATTCAAAAACGATGACGAATAATTCTTATCTAATATATATTGACTTCCCCATAAATAATCATCTTTAAATAAATGTGATGATGGTATCAATATTTCTTGATATTCATTCAAACAATAAGCGATGTTAAATAGTGCTGGACCAAAAAAATAATGACCCCATTCAAACCCTTTACCATGATTAATTTTATTTTTGAGTTCAGTTTCGCATAATATTAACTTTTTGTTATAGATTTTTGAAACTTTTTTTAAGTTTTCTATTGTTTCGTTTAATAGTTTTTTTTGATTTTTTTTTATATCAAATCCTATAATAAATAATATGGTATCTAATTTATCTATATTCGAATATAATGTATAAAAACTATCAACACCCATAGTAAATGTCGAAATAGTTTTTTTATTTCTACTTTCAATATTATTTTTTTTTATTGGAACATCAATATTTAATTGTAAATTATTATTATTATGCCATTTCCTAAAAACTGGAACTAAATTATGTAAATTATTTATGAAAGTTTCATCAACAGGTATTTCTGAAAATATGGTTTTCCCGGTTAAAATGCAATGTGGTACAAATATTGAAATTATACCCTCAATGCCTGTATAAAGAATTTCATCAGATAAAAATTTATTTGAAAATGAGTATTTTATACCATTATATAAATAAGTATAAGTTATTAAATTTTTATTAATAACAGGTTTAAATATATGTATCCTATTTTTATTAATTAACCATTCACTTTCAATATTAGTTATATCTAATTCATTAATATTCCACTCTTTTACTCGACAACATGGTAAGTCTATATATACTTTTACACCATGCTGTGCAATTCTCCATATGTTTTTATATCTGTATAATTGATGTTCTTTATCTTTCCAGTATGACTTAGTATTTTTATCTACATTCGGTATAGTGGTGATTTTATATATTCCATTTATATTTTTATTACTCGAACCTTTTATTGTAACTTCGTTTATCATATATATATATGCATATATATTTTAATTATAGGAAATAAATATATATATTATTTTTTTATAATAATACCATAATTACCTAATTCATAAAAACTCTTAATAATTTTTACATTATCAGGTATAATAGACTCTAATTCTTTTTCTCTAAATATATAATAATATCTATTACATATAACATTTTTATCCTTATCTTTCCATTCAATCATATTTTCTTGTTTACTAAACTTTCTTTTTGAATTTAATTCTTGTCTTAAAGACCATACTAGAATGAATATATGTCCTCCTTCTTTAGTTACTCTCAACAATTCCTTTATAGCTTGTTTTCTTTTATCTTCTGTGCTTAAATGATGTATAACTGCAATACACATTGTATAATCAAATTCATTGTCTGAATAAGGTATATTTAAGATATCTCCATAAATAACATTCAAATTACGGCTTTTACATATATTAACTAACTCTATGGAAAAATCACATCCTTTATATATACAGTCTTTTTTGTATAACATATTTTTACCATTACCACAACCAATATCTCCAATAATACTATTGCTTGGAATATTATCTAAGAAATCTTGAACACAAGTCCATGGCTTATAACGTGTATTACTAAAAGAACAAGCAATTTTATCATAAACTTGTTTTACATAAACATCTTCAATAGACATTATTAATATTTTTATAAATAAAGATATCATATAATCAAATTTTCCTATTTTCTCAAATAGTATATGCCTTGTAAATAACTGTCCGATAAATCATCTTTTTTCTTAGAAGATTCATATAAATCAATAAACTTTTGATCTTCATTATTTATCATCAATTCACAATATTTAACTGCTAGAAACTTATTCTTTTTATATGTTTCTTTAATATTACATTCAACCTTTTCACCTTTATAAACCTTTAATTTATTACGAGCATTAATCATTTCTAAATTATCTATATTTGATATATCAGAATCAACACCTCTTATTAAAAAATAAGAATAAACAATCATTTGTATAGATTTCATGGTTGGATTTTTTAAAGAAGGTTGATTTTCAACAATAACTTCTTTACAATTTAAAAAATCAGGATACTTATCTAATTCTACAACTAATTTTTTACCAACATTAAATATAGTATTATTGGTTTTAATTTTCTTAAATTTAAGATCTTTATATGATTTTAATTTAGAATGTGATTTACATAATTTAATATTATCTGTAAACAATGTTGCTGAATTTTCACAAGAACACCCCTTTGTATTAATATGTTCACAAACATCATCACAAGATATATTTATTATACCCCAATCTTTAATTTCTTCTTTATTAGATAATTGGCAAAAAGCTAAATTCTTTATTCCAATATCAAAAGATAATATATCCATAATGTTTTATATAACATTATTGTTTTAAATATTTAAAAAGAGAATCCAGATAAATCTGAAGTATTTGAAGCGAGTGGTGGCATCATACCCGAGTCTAATTTACTAATCATAGTTGAATTTTGATTACTAATATTATTCTGTCTATTAGTTAATACATTATTTGCACTCGTTGTTTGAATCTGTGGTGAAGAAGGGTTTCCACCATAATTAGTTTTGCTTCCATCAGTAGATGGTTGGAAATTTCCAGTTTGTAATTTACCATTAGAATTTTCAGGAGGAATTTGTTTTAAAACAGTAGAAACTGAACTGAATACTAATGCTGTCTTAACAACATATGTTACAAGTGGGAAAAATAGAATAATCCAAGCTAATGTTTCATGGTTATATTGACATAACCCATATAATATAACACCTAATAAAATTAGATATGATACTTCATACCATGCATGTAAGTTGAATATATTCGTAATTTTATAATTTTCTAGTTTCTTAGTTAAACCATGAGTATTAAACATAGTTATTAATGAAACAACGATAAATATAAAATAAACAACAAGTGGTGAACATTTATCTGTTTTCATCAAGGAATTGATTGGAGTCGTGATTTCTTTATCCATTATAATATATTATATATATTAATTTATAATTAATTTATAATTTACTTTTTACTTTTTTTCATAGTTTTTTTAGCTGCTTTTTTATTTTCAATTTTGATAGCACCAAATTGTCCCTTCTTATGAGTCCATCCAGCCTTTCTTAACCTTTTTTCTTTCTTAGCTTTGTTTGACAACTTTTTTGAGACAATTCTCCCTTGTTTATTTTTCTTTAAGTGTTTTTTAGTTAAACGACCTGTAGTCATTTTAGCATTTCCGTGCCAAACTTGTGCTCTTGATCCAAATGTTTGCATTTATATTATTAATAATATTTTTTTTTATAATAAAAGATATCTTAAATTAATTTGAATTGTTTAATTCTTAATAATTAAATATAAATGTAAATATGTCTTGTTGTAGTAAACGACCCAAACGATATGAAAAAAGACTAAAAAAAAATAAAATTCATGTTGAAGAAAGAAAAGATTCAATTAAAAAGAAAAAAGAACGCGAAAGAAGACATGCTGTAATAAAAATAGAAACAGAAATTGAAAAGAACAATCGAATAGAATTCCATAGAAAATTTATAAGTGAAATAATACCATGTGGTTTCTGCAAAACATTGTTTGCTCTCGGTGATTCACAATTACAGATTAATTGTGCTGGTTGTGATAAATTTTATCATTGCCATATTGCTGGGAAATGTCAATGTGAAAAATGTACAGTTGAAATAAATGGAAAAAAAGAATATAGTAGTTATTGCTTATCTTGTGTAGATCCTTGGACTATTAATGGGGAATTTTGCAAATGTTCATAGATTCAAATAATTAATACCACCATAATTATTAACAATTACTTTCATATTTTTTATTATAAATAAAAGTTGTGATTTTATATACATATATTTATGTTTATGAATAGTATTGTATAGTATAATTAAAATACTTATAAAATTATTTAACATATCAACTGTTTCTTTAATATTATCCAAAATATTATCCAAAATATTATTACTCTTATAAATATGAATAATATCTTTAGTATCCTTATTAAATAAAATACTATATATTCTATCTATAATAATAATTTGTTTATCATGTGGATTAGTAATAGTAAATAACTCTATTTCAATATTTTTTAACTCATTGATTAATTTATTACCATTTTTATATGTCCTTAACTTCCATTGAAGGATATCATTTAATTTATCTATATCATTTATAGTTTCACATTGTATTATTTCTCTATCTTTATTAATAAAATTCATAAAAATATTATCTATATCATTAATTTTTTTATTATAAACCTTATAATTTGTATATAATGGTTTATTAGAACCAATAATATCTGGTAATTCACTCCTCATTAGTTTCTTATAATTAATATTCCAAAATATAATATTACCTTTAACATCAAATCCTCTTCTACCAGCCCTTCCAGTCATTTGCAAATAATCATCCTTAGTAAAATTATTATTATTACCAAATTCTGCAATACATGAAGTCCTAATAGGCAAATCAATACCTAAACATAACAATCTATCACATATTACAATTCCTATTTCTTTACTAGCTAGTAGTTGTTGAACAATCCAATTATATTCATTTGGCATACCATCAATATATATACCAATACCTCTCTTTAACAATTGTATAATAGGATGATAATAATCCAATTTAATACCAATAGATTTATGTATTTTTCTTCTAATATTCCTAATTGAAGCATCTGTCATTGGTTCTTTACTCGTAAAACAAAAGTCTTCATGTTTCTTAAATACATTTTGATAACAAAAATCTGGATTATTAATAAAATTATTATATTCTTTTAATAAGTTTACATACTGCAAATCATTATTTTTAACTTTATCTAAAAGCATATTGTATAATTCTTGTATTTGTAAGATATATTTGTTTTTTTCAGTTTCATTAAATGTATTTACACGTTCTTCAATAAAACTAGCTGGATCAGTTGTCCCTTTAGTAACTTTTATTTTAGATATAAATATATCTTTATTTATTACATATTCTTCATATAATTCATTCTTCTTTTCCAAAATCATATAATGATAAGGATAATGTTCTATTTCTTGATTTTTTAAATCTTCATTAATTTTTTTAAATATATTTATACAATTTTCCTTTTCAGTATTAAAAATTAACATAGGCAACATGTCTTTCTTCTTAGTTTCTTGTAATAATGGTATAATATCCATCCCATTATTCTCACATTCGTATATATTACTCTTAAAATTGTTTAATATATTTTGAATATTTTCTGGATATTTTTTATTTAGTTCTATTAATTTTTCTTTTAAAAATAATTCATATTCTTTAGACATATCTAATGTAAGGATCTTATCTTTTATATTAAAATATGAATCGGGTGATAATGTATCTATATATTCTTCTAAATCATCATCCCCATCAGAATCATCTGAATCAACATTGAATTCTTCTTCAATATATTCCCATAAAATAGCTACATCACGCGGAGAAAATGGTAAATTATAATTAAGCAATTTATTAATATTATCTTCAATGCAGACCAATGGATGTAATTCAGTTAAACAATTACCTGTCCATGTCCAACGTTGCTGATTAATAAATCTATTATTATATGTAATAGTCTTTATATTTTTATTACTTGTTATATTTTCAAATATATTCTTCAACTTATTTATATCCTTGATAGTTGCAGATAAAGCTAAAAAATTACAAGTAATTAATTTAATTAAATTTTCATAAATATCACCATCATCTTCCTTATTTAGATTATGTATTTCATCAAAAACAGCATAATGAAAAACATTACCATGTTTATATATAAAATCTTCAATGCTTTTAGGTGTACCTACAAAAACATTTGTTTTATCACTATATGAAGTATATTCAAAATTAGGTAATACATAATGAACCCTGTAACCCATCTTTGTAAAATGAGCTCCAACTTGATAAACAACTGGTTCTACAGGACATACATATAAAACTGTATCATAAAATATAACAGAAGACATACCTGCAAAAGATTTACCAGAAGAAGTTGGAGCACTAACTATAATAGATTTATTTTCCTTCATATAAGTTAAAGTTTTAATTTGCCAATCTTCTAATCGTAACTCTTTTTTATCCCATATATTTAACGGGGGTAACATATGACCTAATTCTTTAAGAATATATAAATTGATATCGTATTTATCTAAATTACATTTTATCTTTCTAATAATAGACTTGTGTTCTTCATTAGTTGTTTCAATATTTACTAGCTGATAATATAATCCAAGGATATTCTCCATGTCTTTCTTTTTACTTTTCCATAATTTTTCAAGTATACTAAATTTAAATTTAATTATACCTTCGTCAGTACTTAATTTATTGATATCTTTATAAGGTTTTTTAATATCAAAATCTTTTTTAATAAAATATTCCATCTTTCTATCATCTTCTTTAACTAATTCTAAAAATTTCTTTTTTTTATTATTAATGATAATATCTTCAGCAGTTAATCCTTTTTTCTTTTTATCACGTTTTTTTAGTTTTTTATTTATTTTTACCATATTATTAAAAGTATCTTCAACAATATGTTTTACATTAGCATTTAATTTTTCAGATAAATCTCGAATAAATATCTGAAAATCATTTATATTTATTTCCTGCATTACAACAGGGTCCATATTTATTTATTAACTATATATATATATCGTCATATTTTTAAGTAAGATTATAATTTATATTTATTTTAAATAAGGAAAATAACAAGTATAATATTAATCCAAAAAATAAAAGCATAATTACTTTATGCATTGAATTATTAGGGTCTAATGTTGATAATGTTTTTAAAGATTTTTTAATAAATTCAAAGAAATCAGAAATAAAACTATTTTTTAATGGATTATAGATATCCATATCCTCAATAAACATATATTTATTATCCTTTTCATTTTCTTTTTCTTTATATTCATTATCAAGGTGAAGGGTATCTTTGCTAACTCCATTACAGAATGTTTTTTCTAAATGTTTAGAAATAGATATACTCTTTCTTATGATTATTTTAATATATGGACTACTTCTTTCAACCAATTCATCAAAATTTTCCTTTGCAAGTTTTTTATGTTTAAGATTTTCTGTATTAATAGTAATATCAAGTATATTTAGTATAATCATCATAGATTCAATGACATCTTCTGTAAATTTACCATCACAAAATTTATCTAAATTACCAACAATTATTTTTCTAATACATTTATATACTTCTTTTTTATCTATCTTAGATATCTGTTTAAATTTATCAACTATATAACTAATATGTTCTTCATTCCATATTTCTATCGAGTTATTTGGATTAGAAAAAAAATCTAACATGTATCTATCTTCATTTGTATATTCAATTAAGTTATTCATACACATTTTAAATTCTGTATTTTTGTTAATATCTTCTAAATATTGAAAATTATTATTTGGAAGTAATAAATTAGATTTTTCCATATATTATAATATAATATAATATATATATTATAATAATGATAACAATAATTATTGTTCTTGCATTAGTAGTTTTAGCAGTATTATTAACATTAGATCTCGGATTTAATGTAGATATATTTAGAACTTCTATGTATTCTTGTTCTGGAAATTTGTGTATTTTAGATTATGATGGAATATATAGTGAAGAAACATGTTCAGGGCAATGTTCAGAAGATAAATATGATTGTTCAGATGAATATCAATGTATTAAATCAGAAAATGGTATATATAGTGAAACAAGATGTGAAGATATCTGTAAAAAACCAAAAATGAGATATTCTTGTAATGTAAGCAATGAATGCGTTGAAAGAGAAAATGGAATATTTGAAACAATTGAAGAATGTAATAATAGTTGTGTTCAAAGAGAAATGTATAAATGTGATAGAACAAATTTTCAATGTAATATAGATGAAATAGGGTTACATACAAGTAAAGAAAGTTGTGAAATAGATTGTGTTGATAATAATGATATAAGTGGATATACATGTGATTTAGAAACATATCAATGTATATTTGAACCTGATGGAGAATTTAGATCTGAAGAAACATGCTTAGAAAAATGTAAACCGAATTATGCATGTGATGAAGAAGAATATCAATGTTATGAATTCCACAATGGACCATATGAAACTTTAAATAATTGCGAAGAAGAATGTATTAGACCACCATTAAGGTATAATTGTAATAAGAATACATTACAATGTGAAGAAAATATGGGTGGTATATATGGTAATCTAACAGAGTGTGAAACAAATTGTAAATCATCTGTAGAGGAGCCTGAGCCTGAGCCTGAACCTGAACCAATCATGGGATACAATTGTGATTCAATAACAAAGTTATGTAATTATATAGAAAATGGAAGGCATGAAACATTAGAGTCTTGTGAAGAAGAATGTAAAGAACCAATATCAGAACCAGTTATGGGATACAACTGTGATTCAATAACAAGAATATGTAATTATATGGAAAATGGGGAATATACAACACAAGGAGAATGTGAATTAAATTGTAATATACCAGAACCGGAACCAGTACCGGAACCTGAGCCGGAACCTGAACCAGAGCCGGAACCAGAGCCTGAACCTGAACCAATCATGGGTTATAAATGTGATACATTAACACAAATATGTAATTATATAGAAAATGGTATACATGAAACATTAGAAGCTTGTGAAGAAATATGTAAAGTTTCTGAACCAGAGCCGGAACCAGAGCCGGAACCAGAACCGGAACCAGAGCCGGAACCAGAGCCGGAACCAGAGCCGGAACCAGAACCTGATCCGGAACCGGAACCAGAGCCTGATCCGGAACCGGAACCAATACAATTAATGTGTGTAAGACCTTATTATACTGATAGATTATATAGTCAATCAGAAAGTTGTGCAAGAGATAGTGATTGGCAATCTCAAAAATTATATTGTCCAGATCCAGATTACAAATATCCAACAATTATAACAAAAGAAGGATGTTGTGCTTTTAATAATGGCGCTTGTGCAAAATGTTGTAATATGAATGACGAAAGTGGTTGGCAAGTAGTTGGTCTTGATAAACCATTATTAAGTCAATATTTAGATGCTGATGGTAATCCAACACCCGAATCACCGTGGGATATTAATAATAGAGATGGACCAACAAATGAAAATAATATAGAAGGCTTTACATTGAACGATAAAAACTGTGGTGGAAAATCTATGGAATATATGAGAAAAAGATATCCTCAATTTTATTAAATAAATATATTAGTTATAATATAATGAAAGATTCAAATATATATGGCTCAATGGTCAAAAGTTTTGAAGACTTAAGGTCAACACTATCTAAAGAATTTTCTGTAGATAAACCTTCTAACAGTAAAGAGACAAGTTTTGGAACAGTGATGTTAGTTGGAGTTGGTCTAATGATATTTCTAGTATTATTATTTGGAAGCACTAGCGTAGAACCTTTTACATATATGTTAGAAGATGGACGAGAGGGTGAAAGATTAACGGGTAAAATAAAAGATATTGGAGGTTCGCACCTAGAAAAAAAATGTTATGGATCAACTGGAATATATTATGGAGATAAAGTCCCTAAAAATTTAGAAGGATTTAGTGTTAATGATGATAGACGTATTATGGGTGATAATTTATCAGGGTCTGTAAGGATAAAATAAAGCGGATGAGTATTGCTGTTGTGTAAACGGTAAATGTCTTAGACCAAACGATTGTCCCCCGTGTGCCCTATCGGCCTTTGTGATGATTGTGTTAAAAACTGTAAGTAAGGATAATATCTTTTAAATTAATTTTTATTTTAATTTATATATATATATAAGTTATGGAAGAAGTAGCACAGAAACCTATTAAACCTATGAGTAATGGAACAAAATTAGTGATATTCTTAACAGGATTAGTTGTTCTCGGTGGGATAGTTGTTTTAGTATTATGGCAAACAGAAATGTGGCCATTTGATAATGAAATTAAATATAGTTGCTCTGGTACAACCTGTATAGAAGACGAAGAAGGAACATATTTAGAAAATAATTGTTCAAATACTTGTAAAGAATGTAATTATAATTTAGATTGTGATGAAGGGTATACTTGTACAAATTTTAAATGTGTTTTAGAAGATAATGGTGGTGATGAAGGAACTGGTGAAGGAACTGGTGAAGGAACTGGTGAAGGAACTGGTGAAGGAACTGGTGAAGGAACTGGTGAAGGAACTGGTGAAGGAACTGGTGAAGGAACTGGTGAAGGAACTGGTGAAGGAGGAGAAGGAGGTGGCGGAACGGGTGAAATATATGTAACAGATACAGACGGAACATATTATAAAGGTGAACCTAATGGCGGAAAGTCGGGAGGTCAATGTTGGAAAGATTTTATATATGGCATTAGTGGTGGAACAACTTATAATGATGGACCAGCAGCAACTTGTATAAATATAAATAATTATAATTATGTTAAAAGTGTCGGAAATAATATAGGATGTTGTAATAATAGTGATGAAGCATGTATAGTTTGTAGTAATTATCCAAATGAAGTGTGGGAAAAATATTATAAACCAATAGATGAATTAATAAATAATGGATTACCGGCAGATCAATATGAAGGTGAAAGAGAAGTAGAAGGTCCATATTATAAAGATGATCCAGATTCAGGAAAAAGAGATACAGGTCGCACATGGAGAGATTTTGTAGGCCCTACAGTTGGTGGAAATGGATGGAAAACAAATAATCAGACACCGATATCTTCATGTAAAAATCCAGACTATAAATATCCATATATATATCATATAGATGGTTGTGATGGAGAAATGTGCTTGAAATGTAGTAATTTACCTGATGAAAGGTTTCCATACACAGATAGAGTTGGAAGTGATGGTGTAATTCTTCCATTGTATGTTGAAAATGGAAATTTAACAGAAGGATTTCAATTAAATATGGGTGTAAATAAAAAAGATTTATTAAATGGATTAGATGGAGTATTTTATGAAATGAAAAAATACAGATGTAATAACTATAATAAATAAGTATGTTTAAAATTTAAAGAAATAATAACAATATATATAATATTATGAAAGAAGAAGACATAGATAAATTAACAAATGAACAACTTATTCAAATCATAAAAAAATATAAAATCTGCGATTTAAAAAAGTCAATCGGACGCAATGAGGCAATATCATTAGTTAAAAAATTTTTACAATCAAAAAAAAAAGAAAAAGACCATAAGACGATATCTATTCAAAATCAAAAAAATAGGCAACGAAGAATGTCTACAACAAATCCAGTTAATGCAAAAAGAACAAATATACCACAATCAGATGTAAAACATGTGAGAGATAGGCGGATGTCTGATCCAACAACAGTAAAAGAAAAAACAAATGCTAAAATAGATCATGAATTAAAAAATAAACAATATGAAGGTCAAGCAAAAATAAATAGTGAATTAAATAAAAAAATGCCACAATATGATCAAATAGGGATATATCCTCCAACAAGTAGATTAGTTGCTATTGGAGATGTCCACGGAGATTTAAAAGTTACTTTAATAACTTTAAAATTAGCAGGTGTAATTGATAAAGATATCTATCCATATAATTTTAATTTAAATAATATTAAATGGACAGGAAAAAATACTTGGATTGTTCAAACAGGTGATCAAATAGATCGGTGTAGACCAGAAAAATGGAATAATGATTGTATTGAAGACCTAGATGATGTAGAAGAAGATGAAGGTAATAATATGGTAATTATTAAATTATTTAAACTATTAGATGATCAAGCTAGAAGAGAAGGGGGAAGAGTATTAACATTATTAGGCAATCATGAATTAATGAATGTTGATAGAGATTATAGATATGTATCGCCTAAAGAATTTTTAGAATTTGTTCCAGTAAAAGATAGAACAAGTAAATTAACAAAAGATGGATTACCATTGGGTTATTATCATAGAGCAAAAGCATTTGAGAGAGGTGGTTCAATAGCACAATATTATGCAAATTATAAAAAAAGTATAATTATAGTTGGATCTTGGCTCTTTGTCCATGGAGGATTTAGTCATGCTTTAGCACAAAAACTAACAATAGAAGAAATAAATACATTAGTTCAAAAATGGTTATTAAAACAAACAAATGAAAGAGAAGAAGTTATATTTGATCATATATTTAGACAAGATGACGATTTATCGCCATTCTGGTGTAGGTTATACGCCGAAGAAGATAATGAAGATGAAAATACTGAAAAAGGGTTTGATCATTTAATGAATATTCTCAATAAAAGAAATAAAAAATTAATGCCAATTAAAGGAATGGTTATAGCACATACACCACAATATATGCATGATAGATTTTTAAATTCTAGGTATAATAATAGATTATGGAGGATTGATGTTGGTATGTCTAGAGCATTTGGTAAACATGATATGTGTGGCGATAATAAATACAGACAAATACAAGTATTAATTATAAATGATGATAAATCATTTGAAATTAAAAGACAACCATTTCACGGAAGACAGCCAACACCAGGGATGGGAGAACAAGCTAATTTAAATAGTAAACCTAATTTTTTATAAGGTGTGGATCATACCATTTATATTTATGACCTAAATAATCTAAATAAAAAGCAGTTAACCAACCTAAAGAAGCACCAAGTGTATCTCCAAAAATATTTATTAAACTATCAGGATAAGATTTTTTAAAACTTGACCAATAATAAAATTTATTAATTACTTTAATACCAAAATTTGTATTTTCTAATATTTCAAAAATAGTATGTAACATAATCCAATTTTTGAAACTTATATTCCAAAAATAAGCAATTATACCAGAAGCAAAATGTAAGTAAGTATATTGATCAATTAATAAATTACCCATTAATCTATACTATATAAATTATTTTTTCTACGTTTATATACATATATATATATATATATATATTAAGAATATAAATGAATATAATACAACATGGTATAGATGGTATAGGTCATCAGTTGCACGGTTTATTATCATGTTTAGCACTTCATAATATAAATAATTATTATTTTGATGGATATGTATTTATAAATAAAAATTTTAGATTTGACCATATTACAGATAAGGATATAATAAAAGATATGACAGATTATATTATTGAAATAGGTAAATGTTTTATAGAAAAATATAAAATAAATAAAAAAATTTATAAAAAACATCAGCATTCACATGAATTACACAATATACCAAAAAATTATGATAATGAAACAATATATTCTTTAGATAATTGTTATTATTTCAATAAAATACCAATTGATAAAAATCAATACAAACAATATTTAAAAAATATACAAGAAAATAAGAACTTTTTTACTAATAATAAATTACCTAAAAATAGATTAAATGAAAATAATGTTGTTATACATTTGCGGCAAGGAGATGCAATAACTACAGGTAGAGGAAAAGTTATTCATGAATATAATGAACAAATTGTCAATATTATGCCAATGCTTTTGAATAAATATAAAAATTATAAATTTTATATACACACAGATGGAAATGCTGATTTTATAACAAATTTATTAAAAAAAGAGAATGTTGAATATATTGTTTATAAAAAAGATGAACATATATTAAATGTAATAAGTGATTTCATATATTCAAAAGTATTTATTATAGGTAATAGCGCTTTATCTATAGTATGCACTTTTTTAGGAAATCATGATTTAATTATAGTCCCTGATAATATTAAACATTCTTTGCCAGAAAATATAACAAGGATAAGTAATTATAAAAATGATTAGATAATATTTATCATTAATCTATACTATCTAAATTATTTTTTTTTTTATCTTCTATTTGTTTAATAGGTTCATTAATATAAAAAAATGAAACAAAATAACATAATGTTGTATATGTATATCCCATAGACCAACATAAGAATGAGTATGCAACATAAAAACCATGTAAGTGTAATATAATTCTATATACTTGCCATAATTGATATAAATTATAAAACATAATTAATTATACCATTATTTTATTTACATATAATGTCCGTTCATTTTTTCATCTTCATCACTACTTAACTTATCTGGATTATTTTTATCAATAATCTTATGAAGTTCATCAATTTTATTTAATATATTTAAACATTTTCTATTAAAGAATAAGAACTCTTGTAACATAGCAGTAGTATATTTTTTATGAGCTATACTATTATAAAATTTCTGATAATTATAAGGTTGGTGTGGTAAAAATCTATCAAACATACATTTAGTTTGATATTCATCTGCATTAGTTAATTCTAATTTATAATCTACTCTACAAGATCTAATTACAGCTTCATCTAATGTTTCTGGTTTATTAGCAGTAATAAATACTAAAGCACCCTCAATACATGTGAAACCATCCATACAATTTAATAGACCTTGAAGAGTTATACCATTCTTATTTGAATCACCTTTTTTTCTATCATTAAAGATACAATCTATATCTTCAATTACAATTATTTTTCTTTGATTTTCCCTTTCATTATCTCTACATTCATTATCTACATTAGAGAAAGCATCAACTAAACAAGAATCGTCCATATCAGAAGATAATGGTAACATAAATATATCACAAGAAAAATAAGAAGCAATAGTATTAATAGTACTAGTTTTACCAGAACCCGGAATACCATATAAGAAGGTTACATTTTTATATGGAATACCATATGAAATATAATCTTCTCTAGTTTGTGGTGAAAAAAAATCAGTTATCGAACTTACAATATTCTTTAATTCATTTTCTTTTAGATATAAAGTTTCAATAGGTCTCTTAGGGATTTTTGAAAAAAGATACCAATAATCTTTATAATAATAAACACGTATTTCATTAATAGATTTAATTTTAGTTTTTTTCAACCTTTCTCGAATAATCTCTCTAGCTTTATCAACAAACTGAATTAAGATATCTTTGTTTATATTACTTGATAATGTTAATTTAGCAAATATAATTTCACCTTTAGGGCCACCACAACAATCATTTACCTGCATTAATTTTTGTATATTATTATTATGATCTCGCATAATTTCATGCTTACAATTTATAATATCTCCTTCAAACGATATTTGTATTTCTAATTCACCTGGTATTAATACTTTTTCTTTTTCCTGAAGAGCACTTTTATTTCTATAATGATATGTTCTAATATTCATTTCATCTACATAAAAAAAATCTTGTATAGTATCTTTCCCGAGTTCATAAACATATTCTAGGATTGGGCGATAAAAAATATTATTAGATATAAAGTGTACGCTGGGCATTATAATTATATTATAGTATAGTAGTATTTTTAAATCATTTTTTTTTTATGAGGTAATACATTTATAAGACTATACGGAGATTCATTACCCCACATAGGGGAATCCTTGTATTTATTAAATTTTTTCAATTCAGTTTTTAAGAAATTATTTAGTTTATCTTCTTTAGCTTGCAATGGAGAAGGATGATTAATATCTCTATTTTTTATTAACATAGATTCAGAACCAATAACATATTCTTTACTAGGAAAGATTTGTCCAACAATACGCCCTTCAACATGTTTTACTTCTTCTTTTTTAACAGATTTTTTCCGGTTACTATTAACCTTAAACCCTCCTCGTGGTTTACCCATTATAATATTATTTTAAATAAAAAATTATTATACATTTTTTTTCAAATTTATTAATAATTACTATCACAATTATTAGCATAATGGCCTTTTTTTCCACATTTAAAACACGTAACTGTTTTTTTACATGTTAATGTATGTGAATTAGTATATTTACCTCCTCTTACATTATTATATCCATGCTTTTTTATATACTTATCTGTGTGTTTTTGTTCAAGTTTATCTGAAAAATATCCAGGAAAAGTATCAATGATTTTACCTTCAATTGGTTTAAATTTTTTTGTTACTTTTGAACCATTCCCACTAAAATGTTGTTCCATTCTACGGTCAATATCAATTGTTTTACCTATATATTTTTTCCCCCCTTCTAAATCTAGTTTATAAATATCTGTTTCTTCATTAATATTTGGTGTTTCACCATATTTAGTTTCATACATTGGAGCACCTGTTTTAGCATATGCATCAGGGTTATGTATATAATCTCCTCTTCTAGTATAGTATGTAGGCATATGTATAAAATTATATTTTAAATAAATAATATAAATTATATTTAAATAAAATAATATTTTTAAATAAAAAATTATTATACATTTTTTTCAAATTTATTACATACACACATATTTAACATTTACACCCTATTCGCTAATCTAATCACGACGAGAAGCCTGTCGAGCAAGACCACCACCAGAAGGACGGTGAGAATCCTGTCGAGCAAGAGCACATCCATCATCGTTATCGCTATCATCTCCCTCAGGCTCAGGCTCAGGTTCAGACTCTAGCATTTCACTTTGGGCCTTAATCGTAGCATATTCATCAGAATTGATAAAGCTTACAACATCATCAAGAAGTGTCTGCTTGATATACCCCTTCTCACTAGCCTGTTCATCCATACCAACCTTGGAAACTAGGTCAAAGCAAGTTGGGCGGACATGAAGGTGTAGATATCCAACAGAAGCTGCTCGTCCAACATGAAAGGTTGATTCGGTTGTATCCCTGACCATATCCTGAACAGAATCAACACCCTCAGACTGACACTTTAGGAATGCTTCATCATCTACAAACTCTGTATTCAGAAGCTTAGTAGAGACAGAACGACCATCACTCATTTGAATCATCGAATCCTGAGCCATAGCCCATCGTAGAGAACCAACCATATCTGCACCACCTTCAGAAATCACCTTCAGGGCAACCTTACCAACACGGTCCATCTCAGCAAGAAGAGGAAGGTGTTCCTTTGTAAGAGTAATTGCATTGTAGACCTTATGGTTGACTGGGATTACAACAATATGACCCCAAGAAGTAGCACAGTTCTGAGGAGTTTCACCAGTAGGATTACCCATATCAGTTCGGTATGGATTCATCGTGTTAGGAGTCGGACCACCACGGAAACCAGCAGGCATGAATGCCTTACAAGCTAGATCTCCAGTAGTTTCGTAGATAAGGGTGCCTCCATCTTCGGGTGCCTTGACCTTCATCGTGGAATCCATTGGAAGAGATTCCTGAAGGTCATTCTGAAAGACAGTCTTACCAAACTTCTCACCCTTCATAGGAAGGGTTCCAGGGGCATTATTTCCATCTGGTAGGACAATTGTGTTATTTTCACCCTTCTCCCAGAGTTCGACAGCATATGCAAGACCCTTGTTGCCATAGAATAGCTTAGCCTCTTCGATGAGGTTGTTCGTCGGAGCAGAGAATGCAGCACCCATTGTTCTTCTGTTTCTGTTTTGCTTTTGCTTTTGCTTTGCTTTTGCTTAGAAAGTTAGAGAAAGTTTTAAAGTTTGTAGAATGAGTGGTTTATTTAGTTAATACCAAAAAAAAATAAAGATTTTCAAATTTTTTAAAGATATCTTGGAATTTGAAAAATAATAACTTAAAATAATAAACCTTAAATATAATATATGTCAATATTAATGCAAAATAATGATTTTTGTAGTTTCTCAAGAAGTAATGGAAATGTTGTATATAAAAATATAAATATTATAACAGATGAAGAAGATACTCCAATCCAAAATTTAAATAATGGAGAACTAATAAATCATAGTGAAATATATATTTCAAAAGATAAAAAGGTATATCACAAATCTTTTAATCTTTCATTAGATAATTCAGATAGTAGATATTTAGTATGGAAAAAAACAAATGGCGATGATTGGGATTGGTATACATCTAATATAATAGTATCAGATTTAATATGTATTAAAGATTTATATAATGAAAAACTTAATTCACAAGATACAATTGATACTAAAATAAAATATTTAACAATGAAAGCAGAGATAATGACAAATACTTATATTATATCTAAAAAACATGGATTAAATGCAGAAGATACACTAATACTAACTAAATTAATAGAAGAAACAGTTGATAATTTTACATATAATAAATTTGATTAAAAAAATAAATAAATAATATTATAGTAATATGAAAAAATTAGAAACAAATAATAAAGAGAAAGTATGGGTTGTCGGGAAATCTTTACTAACAATAGAAAAAAAGAAAAAAGAAGATATTAATAAGTATAAAATATTTAATATCATAAAAATAAAGAAGTTAAATAATAAATTTGAAAATCATTATTAAAATTAATAATAATTAATAAACAAAATGTTGACAAGTTTAATAGAATATTTAGAATATTTCGGATCGATTCTTCCGCTTAACAATAATGACAATCTATATAATTGGTGTAAGAACCTAAAAAGTTGTGTAGAGACTCTCGAGACCCAGGGGGTGTACATGAATGGTCGGTCGAGTCGCGAGGGAATTATCCAGTATATTAAGAAATACATTGATCATGTTGACAATATTATGGTGCGTGCTCCAGGTTCAGAGCATATACAGCTGAATGGAACTATTTTACTAAATGAATTGAATGAATTAAATGATATTAAATATATAGAAAAATATTTTAATGCTTCAATAATACTAAATATTATATTAGTATTTAGCATTATTTTAATGATAGATATTAATATAATTGATATTCCAGTAACAATATTAAAAAATGTATATAATAATTTACTATCATATGCAGAATATAAACCAGAAGATATTGAATATTATAATGATAATTATGTAATTACAGAAGATATCTTAAAAATTAAACAAGAATTAAGAAAATTTAAGAAAGAAGTAAATAAAACAATTAAAACAGATATATTTAATATTTCTATGGATTTAAATAATATAAAAAAAAATAGAGATGATGATATATGCATTAAGAGTAATAAAGAATATGTAGAATTTCATGAATATAAAAGAGAAATTTTTAATATGAAAGATAATATTAAAATATTAACTAATGATATATCAACATTAAAACGTAATATGGTTTTATGTATTACTGATAATGATAAATTGTAAATATTGCGAGAATTTTAAACATAATTAATTAAAATGTTCGTAATATATATAAAATATGTATTCTTTTTATGAATTAATGAAAAAATATAAAACCCGCGATTCAAATTTAAGCCCTAAGTTAAGTCCTAAATTAAAACCAGTTATTAAATCAGATATAGAAATAAAAAGAGAAAAAGAAATTATGAGAAGAAATGAATCTAATGATAATTTTATGAAATTTCAATGGCCATGGATTAATTAATATATTTTATATATATATATATGAAAGGATTAAATAATACTTATTGGATATTACTAATAATATTAATAATAGTTGAAGTTTCTTCAATAACTATGATTAAATATGCTGCAATGAATAATGATAAAATATTATTAATACCCGGTATAATAGGGTTTGGTGTATTAGGATATATACTATTTAATATATTCAATTTAGGAAGCATGGCAGTAACAAATGCTATATGGGATATTTTAAGCATAATAATAATTACTATAATAGCTATAACATTATTTGAAGAAAAGATAGATATATACCATGGTATAGGTTTATTTTTTGCTATATTAGCTTTATTATTAGTTAATAAAAGTGATATTCAAGAAACATTCTCAAGGTAAAGACTTGTTTAACCTATTATCATTATTATTAATATTAATAATAGTATTTATATGTATACACAAAAGCTCAAATAATATACATAATTGTGGGTAAGATATTAGTAATTTCCTTATTTCACTAAGATTAACATATTTATAAATATCAAGTTTTTGAGTATTTAATATAATTTCTTCACTATTCATACTTTAACTATATTTAAAAAAATTTAAGATTTAAGTTTTTTAAATATTTCTTCATATTTTTTATTAGTTATCTTTAATTTATTATAATCTTTATTTAGGTTTTCAATATTTTTTGTCATCTTATTAATAACATCTTGTTGTGCTTTAATTATTTTTTTTAATTTTTCAGCTTCTTCATTTTCTTTTTTCTTTTCTACTTTTATAAAAAATTTAGATTCATATATAACATTACTATCATCATCTCTGATTTTAATTGGTACATACCAACTATGAGGGCCATTTCTTAAAAATATCTTTTCATTTCCTAATCTAACAAATTTACCTCCTTTAGAAAATACTTCTTCATTATCGATAGCTGTAATATATTTAATTAAAACATCTTCTTTAAAAATATGGGGGAGTTCTATTTCCTCAAATCCAATTAATTCTTTACGAATAGTATTTATATCTGTAATATAAGATTTTGTCATATATATATAATATTTATAGATATATATAATCTATAAATATATATGGAGGTTGACATATTAAAGAATATCATAAATATATCTGCTGATAAAAAAAGCACGTTATTATATTTCTTAAAAAAAAATATTAGAGATCAAGTTCAAGACTATAATTTATTAAACAAAGATGAATTATATCTTAGAGATACAATATTATGTATTAGAAAAGATACATTAGAATTAGAATATATAAGACGAATATCATATATAGGAGATGATAATATAGGTATTCAAAAAAATAATAAATTCACAATATATATTAATCCGAAAGAATATTATATATTCTTAAAACCTAGTAATAGAAAGAATAATCGTAAATTTTTTGAAGCATTATTAAAGAAATTATAATTATTTAGGTAAACAGCATATATCTCTGCCAAATTCGTTATGCGTAGCTAACCTTGTTTGTGTTAATAAATCTTCGTTATATATCATATTATAATCTTCGCAGGGAAATCTAACTCCATTTTCTTCACCATCAATGTTAGAACAAGTCGTATATAAAAATGGATCACTAAAAGACCATAACATTCTTTCTCTATTAATTTCATCTATATTAAATATACTTTCAAAATCCATATCATTTGTATATTCATTATAAATTTTTTGTGTATGAGGTATGCCCTTGGAATTTAGACTTGTTGAAAAATTAAGTGTATATGGTTCATAAATATTTGAACATATAATTACTAAAACTATAATAGATAAAAGTATAAATCGAATATATTTCATATAATATATATTATATTTAATTAATGGAATCAATTTGTAATTTCCAGTTTTTATTCCCTAAATCATATGCAATATGATTTTTATAATGTTTAAAAAAAAAATCATTGTCTGTAACAACGGGAGTAAAATATGGTCTATATAACATATCTTTGTTGTCTATAATGTGTTTTTGATATTTGATTTTTGGTTCAACCAATTCACCGATTCTATGATAATCTTTTATATTACCTAATAAAAATGGATATAAAGGTTTATTTAATTTATCCATATCATAATCATGTATCAATCTTGGAGTATATCCTGCAATACCATTATATTTAATATAACTTTCATCTGTAAACCCTTCAATGTAATTAAAATTAATAATAACAAGTATTATTAAAAATAAAGATATATATCTAATATCATCTAACATTTAATATATTAAATATATTTATAAAAATTTAATCATAATCAGGTCCATCTAATTGTTCTTCATCGTCATCACCACCTTCCGATTCAAAATCTTCGTCTCTTCCATAACCAACGGAAACATCATCTTCTTCCACATGTCTTCTAAAATCATTTATAAAACCAGATTCATCTATACCATCTTCCAATGGATTTTCTTCTAAAATACCAGCAAATGCTTCTTGTCTTTCATCTCTATTCATAATTTCCCATTCAGCACCTTCAACTAATTCTGCATTTTCTTTTGCAGCATCTTGATACCAATGACCATCTCCAACATTTTGTAATTGTATATTAGCAAATCTCTGATCTTTATCCATTAATTCTAACTTATTAATTAGAGATTGCTTTTCTCTCTCAGATTGAGCTCTTAATTTTTCTTGAAGTATACCTTTATTATTAATACTAATAAACCACATTGGGTCATTATATTCTTCTATAATGTTAAGTATCATATCAAAATAAAATATAGATACATGCTTATGTTTTTCTTCTGTATCATCATCTAAATAATCTGGACCATCTTCTTCTTCACTTAATTCATCTAAATATATAGTAAATTTGTATAATATTAATATAAATATATATTTCATAATTACGAAGTTCTGTTGTGTTGAACCTATTAATACACCAATATTTTGAGTATATGGTAATATTAAATCAAAGATATCTTTAAAATATTGAGCTTGACCTATTCCTAAATAATTATAAAACCCTTTATACTTATTGCTAGTTGGATTAAATACTTGATTATGTAATAAGAATTCCTTGCTTTCAATAAATTCTTTTAATTTATCTTTATTATAATCTGATAATTTCCAATATTCTGAAATATGGCTATGGAAATTATTAGGAACATTATCATTATTTTTAATTCTAGACATAGTTATAACAATATTTCTAATATAATTATATAGTAATTGTGTATTTAATGAGTAATTTTCATTTTCATTATTATTTATAACATTTCTAAGTGAATTAAATAAATTTTGATTACTAATTCTATTTTTTAAATCCCTAGGTATAGAATCATTAGTTTTAATATGTTCTATTAATTCTCTTAATAATAATTCAGATTTATTATTAATATCCGATAATATTTTATAGTATTCTTTTGTAAATTTTTTCTTTTCTTCTTCAGGGATTTCATCTATTAATTCTGATTCAGATACATAGTTTTCAACAAGATTATATAAGTCTGACATATGTTTTGTATTTTCAGATTCTAATATACAATCCCCGGTTGATATTACACAACTTGGTGAATAATTATATAGTCCATATATTATCCTTTTTTCTGTAATTTCTTTTTTATTGGCTTCTTTAATATCTTCAATTGTGAAATAATTAAATGTTTTAGGTTTTTTATAATAAATACCCTTTATAATATTCTGAGTATGATATATATTTATAACTTCTTTAAAATTTTCATTATTCGCTTCTATGTCTAATTTATTCATATTACATGGATTATATGTTGTATCTACATCAATATATATAGATCTATATCTTATTTCTGATTTAGGTTTTTTTATTAATTTACCAGTTACATCATAACAATAATTATTAAAAAAGTTTCTAATATTAGTTTCAATAATGCAATCTTTATCGTTGTCTTTTTCAGGATCATTTATACATTCTTCTTCATATTCATTTATAGTCTTAACAACATCTTCCCATTTATTAGTAGGATAAGCATTATATGGATTATATTTATATATTCTTTTATCTGGTGTATTAATGAAAGATAAATCAGAATTATTTAATGATATATGTTTAAATATAACTAATGCTCTAATACAATCAATATCTTCTTTTTTACAATAACTATCTATATTTAAGATATTTCTTAATTTATGAAAGGGGGTTTTACTATTAGAAAATCCTTTATCCCATCCATTATCTTTTAATAATTTTTCTATATAATTTTTATTTTCACTTGTTTCAATTAATCTATTAATAAGTAAATTCATGTATAAATTATCAGGTTGTTCACCATATAGCATTTCTAAATATTCATATAAACGATAAAATGATATATTATTTAATATATCTATATTTTTGATCTTTAATTCTTGATATTTGTATGTTTTAATATAATCTTTCATAGATTGAATCATTGTTACATTCTCTAAATCATATGAAGTCCCTGTATTTTTAATCATATGGATACTATTTGCTTTTAGAGAATCATCTATAACTTTATTTATTTTCTCAATTGTATCATTTGTATATAATGGTCTATAAACGGTCCAATATTCTTTTAATTTTAGGTCTTTAGTAATACCATTATATTCCTGATATTTGTTTATTCTATCAAAAATTTGTGGAAATAATCTATATTGAAGTAAATATTTAATAGTATTTTTGATCTGTTCATCAGGATTTACTATTTTTGTACTTTGAAATTGATAAAAAATTTTAACTTGTTGCCACATTATATCATCAGGGTTTTTTCCTTCCATTCTTCGAATAGTAGATAAGATACTATTTACAATACGATCTTTAATAATAGATTCTGGATTCTTCTTAAATTTATCATCATCTAGATCTAATAATTCTATTTTTCCTCTTGAATTATAAGATGGTGTAGCTGTTTGTACATAAATAATAATTGCAATATATAATAATAATACTTTATTGGTAATATTAAAGAATATATTAAAATCTTTTGTATTCATACCATATAATTTGCCAATTGTTTTAACTGCACTTTCACCATTTACATTATATCTCTTATAAAATAAGGGTAATCCAAAACCATTGTTATATATATTTAATATCTCTAATATATCATAATCAATTAATTTAACACCTAAAGAATTACCAAATACTTTAATAATTTCATAATTTTTTCCATCAATTGATTCAGGATCCAATTTAGATACAGTTTCTTTACCTTCTTGTAATGATTCTTTGATAATTGGTTTATCATCTTCAAATCCCTCAAATAAAGAATAATCTTCTGGAGCAAGATATTCGTGACAAACTTTACAATATATATTACCATCAACAGGGGCATCACCATATTCATCTATTAGAGTAGTATAAGCAGTATCATCGTCAATTATTTTAGATGAAATAACATGATGTTTGCATAATAATTTATCATCATTATATTTATTATATAACCATCTCTTATCTTCTGTTAATTCATTTGGTAATCTAGTAAATTGTTCAATAAATTTCTTCAAATAAAATAATCTAATATTTTCATTTAGTTCAGAATATATATAATCTTTTAATAAGACTATTTTCTTTAAAACATCAATAGTTTGTTTTTCCTTAACTTCTATTTCTACTTTTTCTTTATAAAGATTTTTATATATATTTTTATAGTTTTTAATATTTTCTTGAATTATGTTGTTAAAATTAATTTTATCATTTTTATTAATATCTTTAACTTTAATATCATATTTAATAAATATTTTTTCTATATCACTATAGTTAAATATATAATTATATAAATAATTATTTGGATAATTATTAATTATTTTATTATGGTTAGGAATATAGTTATATAAGATATCTTGTAATGCTTCTGAAGAATATATAGTTTCAGGGATTCTAAATCCATATGATTTATTTGAATCATAATCGTAACTATCGCCAGTAATTACCTCAGAATATAGATTATTATTAATAATATCTGTAAATTTATCTTTAATTGTATAATTACTATAAAAGTTTTCTATCATCATTGATTTTTCTTTAAGACTTATAGTATCAGTAAATAGTTCAAATGGTAATTTAATAGGTTCATTTTCAGAAAATAATAAAAATCCATTTAAATTTATCCCAGAAGTATCACCAATTATAGTTCTTTCATAATTATTATCAATTAGATAAGGGAATAATAAATTTTCATTATTTTTTCTATAATCTATAGAATATGTATCTGAATAATAATTACATTCATTCACAATACATGATCTAAAATAACTACCAGTATAATTCATTAGATAATATCCATCATTTATATCTATATTTTGCAATGGATAATTATTTATATCATAGTATAATTTCATTGTATCTAAATAATTATTAGAGTTATCTTCATTCTTTTTAAAATCTATCATTTCTTTTTCAAAATATTTACTAAAATAAGTATTACCTTCATCAAGTGGTTCGGTTTCATCAACATATATCTTTAATTTATTATTAGATATAGGATGTAACCAGTGAGGTAATTCTTCAGTTTTAATGAAATTATGTATTTTATTAAAATGGCTATTATATAAATACTTAATATCATCTTGAGGCATATCTTCTATCATATTTACAAAATCATCTGCCATTAAAGATATCTTTTTGATTAATAAATAATTATCATATATATCTAGTGAAGCAATAATAGATGAAATTAAACTTTCTTTCTTTTCAACCTTACTATAATGATATTTTTGTTTATCAATTTCAGTAACTTCAATTTTTAGATTAGGATATACATCTTTTGTTAATAATATATCAGATACTTCAGGCAATTTTTCAATTGGAATAGGCTTAACTCTATATATCTCAATAATTTCATAATCATTTGTTTTTAATTTTATAAATCCATCTACATTAATATCTAATATTATATCTTTATCTGTAAAAAAGATATTACCAATTTCATTATTTATATCTTTAACACTAGTAACTATTTCTTTATTATTTATAAATAATATAAATTCATTATCTTCTTCATAAGGCCCAATATACATGTTATCTTTAATTAATTTTTCTATACCTTCATCTGACTCTTCATTATATAACTCCTCCATTATATTATATTATATATTAAATATAATAATACATACTTAAAATTAAGAATATATATATATATATATATTGAAAATAACAGGTATGGAACTACAAACATTTATTAATAACGATAATAATTATAAAGAAACTCTAAAAACAAATGGAATCCATGTTAAAAATATTAATAAATACAACCTTACTTTAATAAAATATCCATATGAAAAGTCAGTAAATACAGATAGCTTTGAAAGATACTGCAGAGGAGCAATTATAGATAATAATACAAATAGATTAGTATGTATTCCACCGGCAAAAGCTAAAAATTATATTAATCTGGAAGAAATAAATAATGAATTGCAAGAAAATACTATGCCAATTATTCAGGAATTACATGATGGGACAATGGTAAATCTATTTTACCATAACGGAGAATGGTTATTGTCAACGCGTTCAGAAATAGGTTGCAACAATAAATGGAATAATAAAAAATCATTTAAAACCATGTTTAAAGAATGTGCTTCTCAATATGCAGATGGAATTGATTATAATAGATTAAATAAAAGACATTGTTATTCATTTATAATGATACATGCAGAAAACCGCAATATATCCCATGTTAATGAAAATATGTTAATACTTGTTGAAGAATACGATTTAGATACACTACAAATAGTAGAATTACAACCTATTACAGATGAAACAAGTTATAATGGTTATCAGGTTCAAATAAATTATCCAACAAATAATATTTTAGAATATTTAGAAATGGCAAAAAATAATACTAATTTTAGTTGGAAAGGGTTAACAATAAAATATAATGGAAAACGGATGAATTATATTAATCCAATGTTTAATTATGTTAAAGAATTAAAAATTAATAATATTAATCCTCTATATAATTATATTCACCTTAAAAAGGAAAATAAATTAAATGAATATATAACTTATTTTCCAGAATATATGGAATTATTTACTAATTATGAAAATAAATATAATACATTTGTATCAGAGTTATATAGTTCTTATACAAAGAATCATATTACAAATGAGTTAGAAACTAAAGATATCCCATTTCAATTAAAACCACTCGTATATGAACTACATGGACATTACCTAAATACAGGAGAAAAAATAAATAATAAAAAAATATTAGAATACATTGCTACATTAGATTGTAAGCGATTGACTTTTGTTTTAAAATATTATTAATATATTATTAAATATATATGAAATATATTGGCGGTGATTGGAAACGTAGGGGGACTCATTTAGATGAACCCGGAAAAGAAAATGTATATGTAGCCAAAGATATGAAATATGAAGAATTAGAAGATGGTTATAGTTATTTAGAAGATATTTTATTAAAAAGAAAAGAATTTTTAGATAGTTTAGGATTGGACGGATTTAGTACAGCAGATCCAGGATTAAAAAAGATGAAAATAGATAACATAGACGTATTATATAAATACTATATACCTTGGAATATGCATTATACACATAACGAGAATGGATATGGACATATTACATATAGTAATATTATTAAAAGACAACACAATACATATGAAGTAAAGTATCACTATGGTATTGGTAAAGAGGGAGTCGCTTTAATTAATTGTGATAAAAAAAAAGTAGATAAAAAAGAAGAATTATGCAATATCCATTGGTGGGGATCTGTAAATAAATTAAACTCAGATAAACAACCAGTTAAGTTTAGATTTAAAAAAGTAAAAGGTGTAAAAGCCCCAATTGTTAATAGTGGAGAATTTGTTAAAGAATTTACATATCCACGGGGACAAGTTTCTTATAGATGGGCTATGCCTACTAAAGAAATAATTGAAGATATAGAAAAGGCATATTTATTAGCACAATTTGAATTTTTCACTGAAGATAATAATCCATCTGACTTAGTAGATGATATTAGGAATGATGTATACAATAGACAGTATGAAATAGATATAATAGATGATATAAATGATCCAGTAAATAAATATATGAATGATATGAATTCAATAATAAACCGTGAATTATTTTTAAAGGAAAAAGAAATTAAAGATAAGGAAATAATGGAAGCATCATCACAAAGATTAAGATCACAAATAAGAAGTGAAGAAATAGGTAAAAATCGAGAAGAGCCAGAAATTAAAATGAATAAAAAACAAAGAAAGAAAAAAATGTATACTTTAAAAAAAGAAAGAATAGAAAGAATAGAAAAATTAACACCAGAAGAAATAGTTGAAAAATTATCTCCAAAAGGTAAACCATTAAAACCAGAAATACCTGATATTTTATTAGAAAAAGAACCATTACAAGAACCAGAACCAGTTCAAGAACAGAAAAGCATGATGCCTCAACAGCAAAGTATGATGCCTCAACAGCAAAGTATGATGTATATGTCTCCACAACAGGCAATGTATGAGCAACAACAACAGGCAATGTATGAGCAACAACGGGCAATGTATGAACAACAACAACGAGCAATGTATGAACAACAACAACGGGCAATGTATGAACAACAACAACGGGCAATGTATGAACAACAACAACGGGCAATGTATGAACAACAAATGAGACAGCAAGCATTATATGAGCAACAACAACGGGCAATGTATGAACAACAGCATTTAATATTTGATGAAAATACTAATACTTGGCGAGAAAGATATGCATGGGAATATTAGTTATAATTTGATATATTATCATATTAATCTTAAAAAATAATTGCGATGATTTATAAAATATATATATATAATATACTCAATGAAACCAATATATATTCTTATATTTTTTTTAGGTTTTATTATTAATCGTGTAATAAATACATATGAAGGGTTTGATAAAGAAGTTATATTTGGTATAAATAGTAATGAATGGTTTAAACATAAAATAAATTCAGATTACTATATTAAAAATTTTGATATATTACAAGATAGTATTCGCAGAAATTCATTTTTAGAAAAATCTGTTATTATAAATGATATTAAAGATAATCAGACAAAAGAATCACTAAAATATAAGAAAGATATAAAAGAAAAAAAAATAAATAAAGCATTTGATATTATAGATTATAATAAAAATAATATGATCGATAATGTTGAATTATTACATTTTCAAAATAAAGTAAAACCACAACATTCCGTGTGGGATATTTATAAATTAGAGAATAAGGCAAATCGTGTAGATTTTTTAAATAATGGAGTAATTACGCGAGGTGAGTTTGAAATATGGTTTAATAATAAATCAAATAGAGATACAGACATATATATTAAAAATATAGAAAAATCACGTAAAAGTAATAATTCAGAACAAATAAAGAAATATGTAAATGAAGAATATAATAAATTAATAAAAAATTATAATGATAATAAAGAATTAAATATAATATTAGCAAGAAATATGATATAATTTAGATGTTTAATTCAGCTTCTTCTTTAATTTTATTAAATATTTGATTTATGTCTTTTACAACATTTATTAAGAAAGATATGATATAGATTTTCTTTTGTTGTTCATTATTATCTGATGGAGAAACTAAGAAACTAAAATTTATTTCATTAATTAAAGGATGTGCTTTTTTATAACCACAGAATGTAATATATGATGTATCTGTAATGAATTTATCAACAGCATGGGATTGAATTATATTTCCTGCAGTATCATTTTCATCAACCATAAATAAACTGTAAGTATTATCTACTTTAAGTTTAGTAAACTTATAACCATCTTCAATAGAATTATCTTCTTCTTCATCATCGTTTGGTTTCATTGCTTTATTTTTAAGAACTAATAATCTTTTTTCAATATTATTAAATTTATACATTAATCTATCAATCGAAAGTAAAAACAATTCTTTTGGAGTATATATATGATTAGATTGAATACTAAAATTATACCAATATGGTTCTAATTGATTATCTTTATGGAAATATCTTTCACCTTCACTAATTTTGTGTTCTTCAAGATAGGCTTCTTTATTTTTAACTTTTTCTAAAGTCATTTTTTCATTCATGACTTTTTCAAATAATTCGGGATCTTTCTTAAATGTATATACAGCTAAAGGAATATTATTCCATCTGGCATGATCTTTTGAAACACCTATTGTTGGACAACAATATAATTCAATTTCTTCATTAACTTCAGTAGAATTTGTATTTCTTAATTCAGTAATTAAATAATAACTAGGATCATTATTCTTAAAAATAAAGGGTCTAAATATTTTAGCTTTCTGTTCATTAGAGATAGGATTATCCATATCATAAAACTCAGTAGACATTGTTTCAATCTTAGTGTATATGTTATCTTCAATGGGAACATCCTTATTTGCCTGTTCTTCTATCATAAGTTCATATTTTTCTTTAAGGGGATATATATCAAACATATCTGCTGTAATATTAAGAACTTGTGTATCAGTTACTTTAACATGTAATTTAAATAGTAAATTTCTATGATATGTTTCAGGATTAATATATAATGGTATTAATGAAATACGGTCTTTCAAAAATTCATTATGTAATTTACCATTATTAGTAATGATATTAATATCTTTTACATCAATTGCGACTGTATCTATATCAGTTAAGAGAGTTCTACGGATACCATTTATTAAAGATTTAGATAAACCATATTCTTTATTCCCTTTAATATCAAATTTCAATGTTTTTTTATTTTGTTTAACATCTTTTTTATCTATAATTATTTGAAAATCTTGGTATGTGCTATTATCAATATCAGCCATTAGTATATTATATATTATAAATTATTATATTATTTTCAAATTATATGTTTAAATATATATAATAATTTATAAATATGATTAAATAGATTATATGAGTGAAACTATTTATATTAGTAGAAGATGCGAACATTGTCATGAATTATTGGTAAAATTACATAAAAACAGAGAAATATTAAGATTTCCAGTAGTAGATATTGATACTAATCCGTATCCAAATATTATTCAGAGTGTACCTTGTATGGTTGTAGATGGACAAGTCTTACCTGGTGTTGAATTATTTAAGTTTATAGATTATTTACTAAAACAAAATAGCAATGAACCAGAAAATCAATTTGTAAATAGGAATGATAGTTCTCAAACAAATCAAAGACCTCACCCACAACAGGGACAACACCAACAACAACAGCATCAACAGCACCAACAGATGCAGCAACAGCACCAACAGAAGCAGCACCAACAGATGCAGCAACAGCAACACCAACAGCAACCACAACAAGGACAAGGACAAGGTGGACCACCAAATGATAATAATGAAGATGATGAATTAGATGGATTTTGTATTGGGGGTATATGTGATCTAGGATTTTCAATGTTAGAAGAAGCTGATAATAATAAAATACAGCAAGATAATTATGAATACTTAAATACAGATATGAAACACACTGAAAAAGTAATTGAAGAAAGCACAAAATCAGGAAAAGCACAAGAAATGGACGACGAATATGCTAGAATGATGGAGATGCGTGGAGAAAGTATGGGTGGGAATCAAATGGGTGGTAGAGTTTAATACGCGGACATTTAAAGAATAAAAACTATATATATATATTTATATATATAATGGAGTTAAATCAGAAAGTTTTAGATGTATTTAAATTACTTATAAATGATATTATTATGGTATCAAATAATGAAGAAATAATACAAAGTAAATATAAAAATATTTTAGAAATGGAAGTTCTAGAAAAAATAGAAGATTGTGAACTAATTAATAATTTTATTAAAAACATAGATACAAATACAAAGGAAATAGTAAATAAAGATGAGACAGTATTTAATAATGAAATTATAGAGGGGGTATCTCTATTAGATATTTGGGCGAATGAAGAAACAACGATGGTTGCTAAGAATAATATATGGAAATATTTACAAACATTTTGTATTATAAATATTAATTTAAATAGTAGTAATGAATTACAACAATTATTATCTGGAGAAGTAAATGAAATCAATAAAGAAAATAAAAAAGATTTAAAAGATATTAAAAATATAAAAAAATTAAAGAATAGTATTGCAGATATAAATAAAAATAATGAAGAAAATAATTCAGAAATAAATACAGAAGGATTTGATGAAATATTTACAAATACAGGCATAGGTCAATTAGCCAAGGAAATCGCAGAAGATATTGATTTTGAATCACTTATGGGGGAAACCGATGAAAGTGGTAACCCCGAAGATATATTAGGGAATATGATGAATTCTGGAAATATCATGGGTTTATTTTCAACTATAAATGAAAAAGTTCAAGAAAAAATAAAAAGTGGAAATCTAAGTGAAGAAACATTGTCAGGAGAAGCTGAAACATTATATGATGATTTTAAAGGCAACCCAATGTTTGATAATTTAATGAAAAATCCAGAAATAAATAAGATGCAAAAAAAAATGCAAGAACAGACAAATGAAACTCAAGAGATGCCCGATATGTCACAATTATTACAAATGGCAGGAAATATGATGAATTCTATGCCACAAGGTATGCCACAAGGTTTGCCAAGAAATAAGACACAGGAAAGATTACAAAAAAAATTACAGAAACGTAAAAGTAATAAATAAATAAATAATATAATAATATATATATATGACAACAGATTTTTGGTATAATGATATATCTGTATTATTTAATAAAAAATATTTACTAGAAGTAATTCCATTAAGGGGATATAGTTTAAGTAGAAAATTGAATACTTGTCTTAGATTATCAATTTACTATAGTATAATAATGTACTTATATAATAGAGAAACACAAATTTTCTGTCTACCCTTTATTGTATTAGTAGTTACAGTATACATATATAGAACTAATACAAAACAATCAGAAGAAGACAATATGGATGAATTAATGAATACAAATATTAATGATACGACAATTATAGAACTAGATAATATGATAGACAAAATAGAAAATGATAAATATAGACCACCAACGGTAGATAATCCTATGATGAATATATTAACAAATACTTCAGAAGTTGAAGAAGATATTGAAGCTATTCCCACATATAATAATTTGGGAGTTGCATCATTGGTTGATGATAAACTAGAAACTGGATTATATAGAGATTCAAATGATTTATTTAATAGATCAAATAGTCAAAGACAATTTTATACAATGCCAAATACAGAACCTATGAATAAACAAACAGAATTTGCAAAATGGTGTTACATGACACCACCAACATGTAAAGAAGGGAATGGTATACAATGTGCTGCTAATTTACATAATAGATTAAATAGAAATTCAGCGGATGGATTTAATGGTTCAAAAGGACAGGGTGGGGGTGTAAGATAATATCTTTAAATTAAATTTTTATTAATATATCTATAAAATTAAAATATATTTAATAAATATAATGACATCAGAAACAATTAAATTACCAAGTATAAATGTAACTACTTCAGGCGAATTTTCTGCACCAACTGACCCTAATTTATTTAATTTAACTAGTCTTGAAAATGATTTATATTATAAAGAATTAAGAACAGTTCAATCAATGAAACCAGGGATATATGATATATCTAATTTTATTCCAGATGATTGTGGGCAAACGAAAGCGAGAGAAATTCAGGTTAGTCAACCAGCTATTAGCTTTAATGGTGGTCATTGGGGTGGAAAGAACGGTTGTCTAATTGATAAAGATTCAAGTTTAAGATTTGAAGATATGACAAATAAGAATTATATAAATCAATTATTTACTAGATTAACTTTAACCACTCCATATGTAAGAGGTTTATATGATGTAGATGTAGAATCTGTATTAAAACCTGGAGAAAAAACTGACACTAAAAAACCATGTAATGTATTAGCTGGCAAATCTTTGCTCACACATTACTATACACCAATGATTAAAAAATTAAGAGAAGAAGTACAAAATCCAAATCACATTATACCTGAAAATTCAGATGAAACATGGGTTAGGGGTGGATTACCAAGCAGACAAATTATGAGAAATATAGATTATATGAAACGTTGTGACAAAGTATAATAAATTATAATATATTATATTATATATATATATATATATATAATGTCGGCAATAGATTTTAAAGTAAAGCGCGATAGATCAAAAGAAATTTTAAGGAACCATAAATATCAAGAAGTAAGTCAACAAGCAGTATCACAATTTCCATTATTATATGAATTAGATAAACAAATTGAACATAATAAACAAGTATATCCAGTTGACCCTAGTTTTAGATTGCAAAGGATGGGTAATGGCATTGATGGAACTCAACCATTAGTTGATGTAGATACTAAATTATTAAATATAGATAAAAGAGCGACTAAAGATTTAGTAAACCATATGGCTGATTTTAAAAATTCTAAGATACTAAACTTAAAAGATGGATTCATGGAACAAGGTAATACAAGATTTAGCAACCCTGCATTTAATATTAAAGGTATGGGAATAAATCGATGGTATCAATTATATAAAAATCCACAAGAAAATTGTATTGAACCATTTAGTCGTATAGGTGAGAATAGTGTATTAAACACTTTAGATAACCACGTCCCTTGTCCAGTAACAGATAAAATGTTAAATGGATTTAATTAATTTTTTAAAGTACATAATTTAAAAATAAAACATAATTATATGTTAATAATGATTAACTATATAAATTATTTATCTGATAATATATTTTTACAAGATAACAAAATGTATAATAATAGTGCATTAATAAAAAAGCATAACTGGCATAATTATTTAAATGAATTGGGGTGGCATAAATTACCTCAAAAACTTATTAAAATTTTAAATAAACAAGTTAGCTATAATAATAATAATTCACAATTTGGTCAATTAGAATGTGGTAATGATGGTAATTGTTTATTTGATTGTATATCACAATCTTTTAATAATCATGATATGTATAATAAAAATTATGTCCCAACAACTAGCCTTTTATTAAGAAAAATGATTTGTAAATCATTAAATAAAGAGAGATATGAAGAAATAATTGGATTATATAAAGTATTAAAAGATTCAGGAGAATTAGAAGGGGATTGGGATCCATATAATACAACCATGTCAGAATATAAAAAAATGATAACAAGTAGCGAAGATATATTTTGGGGAGATCATATATTAATGGATTTATTAATAAATATACTAAATATTAATTTAATTATATTAAATAATAATGGAATTTATAATACGATGAATATATATAAACCACATACAATGACAGTAATATTATTATATGAAAATACAAATCATTTTAAACTAATTGGAAACTTTCAAGAACATAATATGATTTCTTTATTTAACCATAGAAATTTACCATTAGAAATTAAGAATATGATAAATATTAAATAATTTTTATATTATATTAGTATATTATATATACGATGGAAGCGTTAATATTATTAGGAATAATTGGAACCGGATATTTAGCTAACCAGGAAGAGAAAAAAGAACAATCATCATCCAGAGTTAATAAAAATTTATTAAAAAACATACCATCAGAAACATCAGTTTATGAAGTTAATAATTTAAGTAATTCATTAAAGGAAGAAAAAACCATGGCTGATAAACAAATGGATGGTATGATAAATGATACAAATAATGTTATTGATATTAATAGAGCTATTAATAATACACATAGATTATCTAATTTAAATATAGGAGAAATAAGTAATAATTCAGAATATATATGGAGCGAATCAACACAGGGATATGTTAAAAAAGATGATTTTTTAATAAATGATCAAGGGATAGGAGTTGAACCATTCTTTAAAGGAAGATCTGCACCATTAATAGATTTAGATGATAATAAAACATTAGAAGTACATCAGGGTGGGTTTTCAGCAATAAATAGAAAGAATAAGCAAGAAACACCAAACTTTTTTCAACCTGCTCCTGAAAATATATATGGAAATTATTTTAATGGACCACAATCAGATAAAGAGAGATATGTTGCTGGCCCACATAGGACAAATGAATTGCCATTTGAACAAGAAAAAGTTATCCCAATAGATGCAAAGAGTGAATTAAATAGAGATATTGATCAAGCTATTGCTAATTCTAGAAGTATAGATACTCTAAGAACCCTTAATAATCAAAAAGTATCATATGAAGGAAGAGTTATTAGCGGTGAAAAAATAAATAAAAGAGGAATTCAATCAAATATTGATAAAAATAGACCCTACAGAGATTATAAAAATTCCCCTGCGAGAAATTTAGTAACGGTAGCAGAAGTAACTGGTCCTTCTCAAAGACCAGTCGAGATATTACCCGATACAAATAGACAATACTTAAACAGAACATTGTTAGGGGCTGCTGCACCATTAAATGGCGTAGCAAGTGATGAAAAAAGACCAATGGTAGGAAGATCTACTAAACAGCAATTATGTTCTGATACAACAAGAAATATGAAAGGCGAATCAGGTAATTTAGATTACAATGAATTAGGGTATGAAATGTATCCAAATGAAAGAGAAGTAACAAGTGAAAGAACTCATTTAACAAATGTAGGAACAACTGTTCCAGGTGAAACTATTGGATTACAAGATAAAGTTAAGAGAACTATAAAACAAACTACAATTGATAGTGCTAATAATGGTTATATTACAAGTGTCCATAATAGACCTGAAAAAGGTCCATATGATAAAATGAGAACTGGATTAAAAGAAACAACAATAGAATTAAATAGAAATGGTATTGCTGGAACATATTTACCCTCAAATATGTCAAGACAATCAGCATTAAATTCAAATATGAATCCAACAAAAGAAATTACATTACAAGGAAGAGAACCAACAAAGGTTTCAACATCATTATGGATTGGAGGGGGAGACTTAAATGTAGATGTTAAGAAGATGGATAAAGATTATATGACAAGAGATCAAGTTGGGATCGATAAAGTATATCAAAAATTACCAAAACAATTTGAATGTCAATTAACTAGAGATAAATTTAAAACAAATGATGCTGAATTATTATTAGAACAACTAAATCCCGATTTACTAACACCTTTTAAAGAAAACCCTTTTACTAAGTCTTTATCGTCATTTGCCTATGCGTAAATAATATATATATATATTATATATAGTAATGTCTATTCAAATTCCATGTAAGGTAAGTAACATTGATATTACAGATGGAAGTAGTATATTATCTCCATATTTTTTATGGAAAAGTCATGATGGCGACCCACCATATTACGGTACTCAGAATTCGGCAGCTTATCAAAATATAACTTCTGCATGGCAAAATATATTTAATAGTGCGCTTTCAGCAAGTTTTACAGCTAAAGCGGATAAATGTTGTATAGAATTAGTTATATATTATACTAAAACAACATCATCTTTCCGATATATATATGGCAGACTGTGTGCCAATGCGAATGTGGGAACATACGATGGTAATGAATTTACCGATCATTATGATACAGGGGGACAACATACAGAAAGAGTTTTTAGTGCTCCATATTACACACATAAGGAGGTACTTCATAAGACCTGGATTCTGACCGACCTCAACATTGGGCAAACTTATTATATCCACCCACAATTGAGGTCTTCAGGTTCTAATATTGCTATCCAAGCCGGAGGTACAATGGCAGATTGTATATTAAGGGGGTTTTATTTACCCGAAGGGTCATAAAATCATTTACCCGAAGGGTCATAAAATTATTTGTCCATGCTAATAATATAATATTATATATATATATATATATATGAGTTATACAGAAAATATAAAGAACCAAGCTTTATGTAATTATATTAATCCAATGAAAGATAATGCAAATGTTATGTTAAAAAGATGTATAAATGATAATAATTTTAATTGTCCAGTAAATTGTCCTGGGCCATTAAACTTTAAAGATAGAAAAAATCAACCAAAAATAGAATATGGATTACCGGATGTTTATCCTCAAAATATGGCTATAGAAACATTAGGGACATTACAAAATAGAAGAACTAATATAACATATGAAAATAATGATCTAATTAATTATCTAAATCCAAATTTTGTATATGATAATAGAAATAGCAATGATATAGTAGAAGGCTTTAAATCAGGTGATTTTTTATCAGATAATGGTCCAGGGAAACAATATGTAAGTGGTTGCCCAGATGAGTATGAATATGATGAAATAACAAAGAGATGTGTTAAAATATGTGATCATTGCAACCCTAAAGTTCAAAATATAGATTTTACAGATGTATGTAGACCATATCATTATGATGGTATTGATAACTTTGGTAGTATAATGTGTTCTTCTAAAATAGATATATTAGGAAATACATATATTACTTCAACAGAATTATATAATATAAAATCATTAGATGAAATAAAATCATAAAAAATTTTCAAGTAAAATATTATAAGTATCTTCTATATTATCTATCTTATATCCATTATCTTCTAATATATTTATCAATTTATAATCATTCCCATTTTTTTGATATTTATCACCAAAATAATATATATTTTTATTATCATACATATTAAGATGTTCAAGAACTTGTATTTTATCATATTCTGTAGGATAGATTGCTATACCAACTGAACCACCCATACAAATTGAAATATCATTATGTATATTTAATTTAATACATTCATTATTAAGTAAATTAATTAAGTTTTGTCTTATATTTTGTTCTTTATCTATATTTATAAAATATTTTCTCTCTTCATCATTTGCAACCATACCTATAAGTGAAACATAAATAAGTCCTCCACGAATATCAATAAAATGACCAACAATAGTGTAATTAACTTCAGATATATATTTAAGAGATAATTTAATAAGGTTATTAATATGATTATAAAGGGGATGTTCCTTAATATTTTTACTATATATATTTTTTAGATCCAATTCATTATTATTATTGTTAATATGATAACATGAACCACATTCAGTAAAATAATGTTTAAAAAAAACTTTATTATTAAGTTGATTTAATATTTTATCTAATTTACCACCACCAACAATACCTATATCATAATTTTCTTTTAATCTATTTAAAATAGCACCATGTTCTTCAGATATTTTATATGATGAATCAACCAATGTTCCATCAACATCAAAAAGTAATAATTTATTCATTATATTTTAATAAATAAAAAATATATTATTTTTATACACACTACTTACACACTTGATAATAAGGATTTACCAACCACTCCCATCATTATCACCAGCACCACCATCTTCAGGGTCTTCTGCTTCTCCATCCATAGAACCATATTCGCTTTCATCGTCATCATCTTCAGCGAATGTAGAATCAACAAATTCTTGACAAGCATCATAAACCTTCTTATAAGACTTAAGGCCAGTAAACCTTACAGAAATCCAAAGACCATTTTCTTCATCGGCAAATTCAGCATTGTTGCACTTTAGCTTAAAAGCATCATTCTTTACTTTCCTCCCTTCTTCATTAAAGTAAATGCTTGGCATCCTCTCAATTCCACAAACTTCCTTAATCGTAGACTTAAGGGTTGAAACATTAGAGCCTTCAACCCCAATCATCCTCCCAATAAAGCGAGTATTAACTGGGCACCAGAAATTGTAAAAGACTTTTCCAGTATGAACCTTAGGTTTAGGCTTAGCCTTAGCCTTCTTAGCCTTCGAATTAGACTTAGTGATGCCATTCACCTTGTTTTCACAAAATAGAAGTTCATTACCAAGAATAGTATTGAACTCTTCAATGTTAGAGCATCCTTCAAGTCCATTCCAAGAAACATACTTTGTTTCAACATCTCCTTCAACCCAACCTTCCTGAGAAACATGAAGTCGAAGATATCCAAGTTTATCATCTGGGTATTTCTCCATATAGACCTTCTTAGACTTTCCAGAAATAGCTCGGATGTTATATCCCTTGAAACCAACAAATGCTCCAAGAGACTTGTCTTCACCTTCGTCTTGGTTTGGAAGGTTTACATTGATGGTTGCCTTCCAGACAACATCATCATCGACTCCATCTTCAGAAGGATGGACTTCCTGCTTAATCACGCGCTCCCAACCCTGTGTGTCCTGAACTGATGCCATATTCTTTGTTGTATTAAGTTCTGTATTAAGTTCTGTATTTAGCTGTTTGTTTTTATAATATGAAAAAAAATATTATAGTTTTCAAATTTTTTTAAGATATATAAAAAGTAAATATGAATATAATATAAATCATGAAAGCCGCTATGAAAAGAATTGTTAACATTGATATCAGAAATATTAAAGATTCAAACTTAAATGAACAGGGGATATATATTAAATTTAATGAAGAAAATATGATGAAAGCCACCGCTTTAATAACAGGTCCAAAAGATTCTATATATGAACATGGTTTCTTAATATTTGATATACAATTTCCAAATAATTATCCATTTTCTCCACCTACATTTACATATAAGTCATTAAATAAAATTAGAGTACATCCAAATATATATGTAAATGGTAAAGTATGTTTATCTATATTAGGGACATGGGCTGGCCCTAGTTGGACTTCAGCAATGGATATAGTAAATGTATTAATAACAATTCAATCTTTATTAGATAGTAATCCATTAATGAATGAACCAGGTTATGAAAATATATTAGATAGTCCAAAAGGTAAAAAGGTTAATAATAATTATAATGAAATAATTCAATATAATACTTACAATTCCTTATTATATAAGAATATAATATATAGAAAAGATACATTATTTGAAAAAGAGATTGAAGAATATTACACTAAACATAAAGATGATATAATGTCAAAAATAGAAGGAAATAAAGACAATGTAAGGAAAACATATAACTCTATATATGGGATAGTTGAAACTATAGATTATGCATTACTTTATAATAATTTAAAAGAATTATAAGTTATTTAAAAATTTGAATAAATATAATATATTATAATTATAATATATATTACTATAAATAAATATGGAAAAACTGTGTGATAACTGTAATAATATGATGAATATTAAAATAAAAGATGCAGATACTCTAGTATTAGATTGTCCTAGTTGTAATCATGTAAAACCATGGACGGGTAGTTCTTGTATATATGAAACAAATTATACTGTAGATTTAAGTAAAATTATAAATACAAATGTAAATATAGCACAAGATAATACCCTTCCTAGTATCAAAGAAAATCCAAATATTAAATGTATAAACAAAAATTGTGAATCAAGTAAATCAAATATATTATTCATTAAATATGATCAAGATAATATGAAATTTATGTATATATGTAAATCTTGTGGTGTATCATGGACGAATACTGAATAAATATATATAAAGTTATAAATTTGAATATATATTATATTTATAATATATATATATATAGATGTCTACACTTGATTATGAGAAAGAAGATATATCTACAAAAATATTAGTTGATCCAGAAGATAGCAGAGCCTTCTATCAAAATTATGATGCTAATAAAAAAAACAATAAATCTTCAAATATATTAAATAAATATGAAAAAACAAAAGTTATATATGAAAGGATCCAATTAATACAAAGAGGAGCATTACCTTTTATTAAAAATCCAGACAAATATGAAAAAATTTATGATATAGTTATAGAAGAATTAAAACAAAAGAAAATACCTTTTATAATTAAAAGAAGAGTTGGAAATGGTATAGAATATTGGAAATTAGAAGATTTAATAATATTAGACTAAAAAAATATATTATATAACATATATGAATAAGATTCTTGATATATTAATACCGATTGTATTGGGTTTAATACTAATTTTTTGTTTATACGATAATAAAGAAAACTTTGATTCCCTCGAAAACACAAATAATTCCACTAACACTAATACTGTTGTAAGAAATATGAATAACAACAAAGCGAATGCTAACAGAAATAGCAACGGTAACGGCAACAGTAACGGCAATGGTAACGGTAATGGAAATGGAAATGTAAATGGAAATGGAAATGGAAATGGTAACGGTAATGGAAATGGAAATGTAAATGGAAATGGAAATGGAAATGGAAATGGAAATGGAAATGGAAATGTTAAACCACTTATATTTGGAGAAATTTTACATGCTTCTTGCGACGATGTTGGTCCAGCAAGGTTAGAAAATGTTGATAATAATTTATTAAATTCTGAAAGCACACATATTAGGGCAAATGAGAATTGTAATTCTATAAACTATTCGCCCTTTAAAGTAGCTTTAAATGGTCCACAAGTCCCAAATATTAATTCACAGACTCCTTCGCTTGCTGAGTTAAAAACGCCCGAATTAGGGGCTGTTAGTGGAAATATCCGCCCAAGCGCTTTTGGAAAAAACCCTAATAACTCAAATAATTCAAATAACTCAAATAACTCAAATAACTCAAATAACTCGAAAAAAGCAAGAGTCACTATGGTATGGGCTGACTGGTGTGGATTTTCTAAGAAAGCAAAACCAGAATGGGATGAATTAGTTGAAGATGTTAATAATAACGGTAATTCAATCAACGATTTCAATGTTGAAATGAATTCAGCAGAAGAAAAGGTAAATCCCGAAGTTGTTAAAGAATTTAAAACAAAGGGGTTTCCAACATATTATGTAGATATATTAGATACAAATAATAATGTTCAAAAAAGATCTTCATTCAATGGAATAAAAAAAGAAGATATACATAATAAAATTAAAGAAGAATTATCTAATTCATAAATGTTTATGAACTTGATATTTTTCTTTAGATTTACCAACTGAAGATAATGTTTCTTGATTAGTATCACCACCTTCTTTATAATTTTCTTTAGAATATTTCCAAAATTGTGCTCCACCAATTTTGAAATCTTCATGTGGATTAGCTTTATACCAAAATACTTGATCCACTAATTTATTACTTTTAGCATTATTATTAATTACTAAACATTCATAATTTTCTGTACATTGATCCATGACTTGGCAAAACATTTCAAATGTTGGAAACATGCCTGCATAATGTTCATATAATCTTTTTCTATTTGACACATAGTTTTCTCTAAGTATAAATACATAATCAATATTTGTTCTAAGGTTAGGGGGTATACCTAACGCAAACTGCATAGTAATAATAAATAATATTTGATAATGTCGTCCATTCATAAATAAAGACCTAACATCTTTATGTTTTACCCAAGAATTATCATACAAACAATCATCTAAAATTAAAAAAGACCTTGGATCTAAGTTTTGATTAGTTCTTAAATTTTCAATCATTAATTTTTGTCTTTTTAATAAATTTGTAACAACTTCTGCTCTATATTCACCGTGAATAAATATAGGTGGAACAATTGAACTATAAAATTGATTGGCAGCTTCTGTCCCAGATATAACCTGACCTACTGGTATATTTTGATGGTGGTATAATAAATCTCTACATAAGAAAGATTTACCAGTATCTCTTTTCCCTATTAATACTACAACTTTATCGTGACTGATATCATTCATATTAAATTTTTTTAACTGTATTTCCATACTATATTACTTATAGATAAATAAATTTTCTCCAAGATAAACGTTTAAAATTATAAATAATAATAAATAATAATAAAATGAAAGATATCATTACATACCATAAATGGGATAAAAAATCAATGCACAATTTTATATCATCTTGTAATGAATATTTAAATCTAGATAATGGACAAATATATATGCCTTTTTTTTCATTATATTTCCATATACATAATACAAAAAATGCTAATAAAATAATAGATTTAAATAGAAGATTTTTTTTAAATAATATTGATAAAATAATAAAAGAAAGTAGCCATAATTCTAATAAAGAAGTAAATTGCTTAGTTTATGATAAAAAATATAATACAGTATTTAAGCAAGAATTATTTGCTAAGTGTATTCCAATATTAGATCCAATCCATACAATGATGAATAATTATAGTCTAAAACAATCTAATAATTTGCCGTCGAATTATACATATAATACACAAAGTAAGGTTAATAATATGGATAATAGTTGTTATATAGAAGCTTTATTTTCTTACATTACCAGTCAATTAACAATGAATAATATACTACCATCATTTCCAATATATTATGGATCTATTAATGGTATATCTAAAGATTATAGAATAGATATAACAGACGAATATAAAGAATTTTCAGATGAACGATGGTTCCATAAATATATCGATGATATATTTTCAATTGATTTATATATTTCTGACGATGAATTTAGTTGTGATAGCGATGAAGAAGAATTTAATAATAATTCAGACGAATTTGTAAGCAATTTTAAAAATATGCCAGTACAATATATATTCATAGAAAAATTAGAAGGCACACTAGAAGATTTTTTAATAGAAGATATAAATATTGAATTAATTAGGACATGTTTATTTCAAATAACATATGCTTTATTATACTTACAGAAGTATTATAAATTTACACACAATGATTTACATATTAATAATATAATGTATAAGAAAACAGATAAGACATACTTATATTATAAATTTAATAACAAGTATTTTAGAGTCCCAACACATGGTTACTTATTTAGTATAATAGATTATGGAAGATGTATATTTGAATATAAAAATAAAATATATTATAATGATGTATTCTCTAAATATGGAGAAGCAGAAGGTCAATATACATACCCTATACCATATATAAATTTATATAAATCAAAAAAATATGAAGAAAAAATATATCCAAACTATAGTTTTGATATGTGTAGATTAAGTACAACAATATTAGAAGAATTAGATAATTTACATATTCATAATACCGAATTAAGAGACTTCTTAAATAGTATAGTAATAGATAGTAATAATAATAATTTATATATAAATAAAACTGAAAATTTTGACTTATATATTAATATTGCAAAATATGCTTGTAATGGAAAACCAAATACTTTAATATTAAATGATTATTTTAATAAATATACAATTATAAAAAAATTATTCCCTATAAAAAATTATTATAAATGTTAAAAAGGTGCTTCTAATGGCGTAATACTTGGTATTGTAGGCGCATCACCACCATCAATTGGTGTATTTACTACACAATCACCATCATTTATATACATTCTAAAAAATAAAGATGCTATAAATGATGCTCCAAATAATATTGCATATTTTTGATTATTTTCTTCTTTTACTTTATTTACTTTCTTATTTACCATATAGTAAATTAAAGTTACCACAATACTTATTAAAAAGCCAAAGGTTATCGGATTTTCAAACATTTTTTATATATATAATAGATAAATATTTAGAGATTTAATCCTATATATCATTGGCATCATTAAATAATGTATAATCATTATTTTTCTCTGTATTATTAGATACCATATTATCTACATCATCTAGAAAATTATCTAGAGTCATAGTTTCATCATTTAATTTTTTTCCACCTGTTTGAATAGTTTTTATATCACTATTTTCTAACGTATTTTCAATATCTTTAATAATATTATTAGTATTCTCAATATTAATTGGGGTTTCCTTTGTAATAGGTTCATCAGTTATTTTTACAGGTTCATCAGTTATTTTTACAGGTTCATCAGTTATTTTTACAGGTTCATCGGTTATTTTTACAGGTTCATCAGTTATTTTAACATCATTAACAGGTTCATTTGTTATTTTAATAGGTTCATCAGTTATTTTAACATCATTAATAGGCTCATTAGTTATTTTAACATCATTAATAGGTTCTTCATTAGTTATTTTAATAGGCTCATCAGTTATTTTAATAGGCTCATCGGTAATTTTAACATCATTAACAGGTTCTTCATCAATTTTAACAACATTAGGTTTCATATTTTTATATCCATTTAATTTTTCTTCAACACTTACAATTGAATCATCCACAGATTCCCTATCTATTATATTTGGATTATCATATATTGGTTCTATATTATTTTCAGGTTTACTTTCATTTAAGATATCATGTATTTCAATATTTTGTGTATTTTTTAAGATTGTATTTTCATCAACATCATCATCAAAATATCTTTCTTCTTCTTGTTCATTATTTTCTAAATTCTCTAAATGTTTTTCTTTCCTTAGATTCATTATCTCGGACATTAGTATTTTTTGAAGGTTTTTAGTTTTAAGTTTTTCTTTTTCTTCTTCTTCATCTTCATCATTATCATTATCATTATCATTATCATTATCATTTTCAGTATCATTATTTTTTTCTAAATGATCTCTTAATATTTCTTTAACGGGTAATAATTTCCTTATAGTTAAATCAATACTTTCTTTAATTAATTCTTCAATAGTTTTAATATTATTTTGATAATCACTACTAGATTGATTCTCATCAAATAAGAATGGATTTTTCCATATTTCTCTTGCAAAATTAATATAGCATTTATGTATAAAATTAATTAATACAGGTATTGTTAAATTTATTTTTTTATTATATTTACTGTTGCTTATAGATGCTAAGACTTTTGTATGACTTATAAATACGGCTGTAACTAAGTCTTCCAACCAATCACATCTTGATGTTTCAATAATTTTTAATAACTCATCTTCAATCATATCATTATTCCATTTAGGGATATCTTGAATCTTTTCTCTAAAAATATTAAATACAGAATCATGTGTATTATTAGCATATATTTTTTTTGATTCTTGATATAAATAAAACATTTTATTATACATTGGGTTCATTAAAACGTCTTTTAATTGCTTAGTATATTCAATCTTTGCTTGTGCATATACAGGTGTATTAAAGTCTTCCATTAATTAATTAATATATATTTTAATTATGTAATTTATACTTAAAACAAAAGATATCTTATTAATATAAATGGATAGACCAAGTTGGGAAGAATATTTTAAAGAAATAGTATCTATTACATCTAAAAGATCCCCTTGTGGAAGATTACAAGTTGGATGTTTACTTATAAAAGATAATAGAATCATATCTCAAGGATATAATGGATTTTTACCTGGTTGCCCACATGATTCAATTATAGAAAACAATCATGAACAAGCAACTGTCCATGCTGAACAAAATGCAGTTGCTGATTGTGCAAAGAGGGGTGTTAGTTGTAACAAATGTATAGCTTATATTACTCATTACCCGTGTATTAATTGTATGAAAATATTATGTGCTTCTGGGATAGAACAAATTAAGTACATTAATGATTATAAAAATGATAAAAATGTTACACAGTTATCAGAATTATCTAATGTAGAAATAAAAAAAATTTGATAAATATTTAAAACATATCTTTTTAAAATATAAATAAGTTATGTGTGATACCAATTATGATTATAATTATGAAATTCCAAAAGAAGAAATAAAAAGAGAAGAACCAACAAATGTTACTTTAAAAGAATTATTTGATTATGATAAAATAACAAAAAGTTATACAAAATTCGATTGTAGAGCTAGATCATCAAGCAAATTGCTTTATAGAATACCTGAACATCAAAGATTTCCTCAATGGAATAAAGAGCAAAAGTGGGGGTTAATTGATACTGTTTTTCGAAATTATACTATGTCAGGGATAGTATTATCTGAAAAAAAAGTTATGAAAAATGGAAAAATGGAAAATTACTATGATATTGAAGATGGACAAACACGATTAAGTATTTTACAAGATTTTCATGCTTGTCGTTTTGCCTTATCAAATGAATTAACATTTGATGACCTTGATTTAGAAGATCAAAATAGATTTTTAGATTATAATATAACAAAGGAGATCATACAAAATAATTCTAGAACATTAGAAGATTATGATAATCATATCCATGAAATGTTTGAAAGATTACAAGGTGGAAAAAGGTTAACAGATGTAGACAAATATTGGAATAGATCTAAATCTCCTTTAGTTAAATTTGCTATAAGTATAATTAAAACATATGGAAATGATTTTAATATTAAAAATTTTTCAGATAAGAAAAGGAAAGGATTAACAAACATTTGTGGATTAATTGGTGGATTTCTATATGGTTCTAATAATAATAAAATGGGCTATTCCCCTGCTTTTAGACATCAAATACATAATTTAAATAAAGAGATAACTAATTCGCAACAAAGTAGTGTTATTAATTTTATAAAATATTATATAAGTATAAAAAATGATTCATATTCTATAATTCCAAAAAATAAAGATGAAAAAGATTTAGATTTTAAAAATAATGCAAAATATATAAATATGATTATGTTAGATTATAAAGATCATACTAACAATAAAAAAATATGGATTGATTATTTTATATTATCCCGTCATAATCCTAATTTTTCAAAAGGAACATGTAGTATTTATAATAATTTAACTAAAGCAAATAAACAAAATAATAGTGAAGAGAATATAAGAGTTAGATTAAATAGAGTTAAAGAATTTTATAGAGATAAGGAAGGGACTGCTGAAGAACATGGTATAGTTTATACAAATATAGAATATTAGTTTTCAATAATATTACAGACTAACATATTATCATCTCGCTTAATCATATGTGGTTGTAGAATAACATAACCATCATTATATGTATTAAATTTTTTTATATCATTTATAACATTTTCTGTTCCAAAGAAATTATGACCAATTACATTCCCTTGAATACCATGACCAAATGTTGCAAAGATATAATCTTCAACAATAATGTTATTTCTATTACTAGTTACAATTGAATAGATATATTCTGTATCTATGTATATATTTTTACCAATAGCAACATCAATTGGAAATGTCCATTTACCATTATAGATAATCGGGTGATATGGTGTGATATTTAACCTGTTAATATTTACCATGGGACACATATCTATACATTGTGTTTTAACGACACATTCAACAATACTTGTTATTTTATTCATATTTTTATCATATGAAATTACAATATCTCCCTTTTTAATATTCTTTACTTGTCTTTTAGAATAATCACCCATAGTAATATATGAATTTTCGGAACAACAAGGTCCAATAGAATTATTATATGATCTAGAAGTTGGAGCTGGAAGAGGAGGACTACCCCTACCCCCTCCTCGACGGCTTTGCTGAATATCTTGTCTAGGTGGTGGTTGACTATCAAATGTATCTGAAACTGTATCTCTAATAGAGTTAAATAATTCTCCACCAAAATTACTAACACCTTGATCTTTAAAATTATTACATAGTTCATTTTGATAAGCACCTCTGAGGGATAGTAAATAATGTTTACCCCACTTATTATACCAATCTTCACGATTCCCTTGGTCAGTCATATTTAGTGCTTCTCTAACTTGTCCCTCTAAATCAGTAAGCATATCTTGAATAAACTTATTCGATAATAGAGACATATCACCTTTCATTTCTTCAATTAATGGATTAATTAAATCTCTTACCATTTTCCTTTGACTAAATTTTTGATATTCAGAACACTTTGTAATACAATCAATAACTTTATATCTCCATACTTGCTCTATTTTATAAGTATTGTCTGGGAAAGGTGAATTATTAACCATAATATCTTTACCATTAATATGTAATATAGTTTCTGCTAATTTATCTCTACTAATTCCCTGAGGAACCATAGAAATATCAATATCATATACAAAATTCTTACTTTGTCCATATTTTAGACTATTAATATTAGTAACTAATTCATTACTACCATTAGTAAATCTAGCATTGTTTTTTAATCTAATTGTCATCGTAGGATTAGAAATAGCAGTAGTTAGGAAATTGCTAATACCATGGATAAAGATATTCCCTAGAAGACCAGAGTCAGGAATATATGAAAACCCATCTCCACCTGAAATAGTTGAAATATTATCTAGTAAATCAGACATTAAACTATAACCAAAACCAAATGTAGTGACTGTACACTTAAAATTATACTGTCCATAATATCTATTTAACATTGCTTCATGTCCTCGTGGCGGCACCTCATTTGGGACTCCATCTGTTAAAAGGAAAATATTCTTTTGCTTAGTTGCTGGAGAAGTTGTTCTAAGAATTTCTAAACTTTTATATAGTCCATCCCAAATGTTTGTAGTATTTTCAGGTCTAAGTTCATCTAGTTGATGTTTTACAATAATTTTATTTTCATCTGAACAAGCCATATTTTCAACGACAATTCTTGCATTTGTTGTGTATACAACAATAGATACGTTATCATTTTCATTAAGTGAATCTAAGATGGTCTTTGCTGCAGTAACTGTTAATGATAATACAGATACATTAGTGCTAATATTTTCACCTCGGGCTCCTCTAATTGGTGCTTCTGAACCCATTGAACCTGAAATATCAATACATAATACAACATCAACAGGTGCTCTTACATCAACGGGAGGAGTATTTACTTTAATAAATAATTTATTGTCATCATAAAAGGACTCTAAAGAAATTTCATCTAATTTATCAATATATACCCTTGTTTCAATTTCTGCAATTCTTGAATCAATCTTTAATTGATTTTCTGCTAGTTTACCACGAATTTCATCAATAGCATTCCTTACAGCTACATTTGTAGTTAGTCTATCTTGTGTTAATGGTCCACGGGTTAAGGGTGATGTAGAATTAGTTTGTAACCATACCATAATTTGTGATCTTTCATATGTATGACCACTAGGCTCTGATACTGGATCTACCATAAGATCGCCTGAAATTGGGCAATAAAAGTCTGTAGGGACATGAACCTTTGTAGACTGACGGGTTAGTGTTGAAGCTTCCATTTTAAATTTTATAAAAAAATATAAATTAGATTTTCAAATTTATATATATATATATATATATATATCTTATATATGAGAGATAATACAACAAAAACAATATATAAACAAGATATTATTGATCAATTATATAATTAACTAGGAAGAACTTTACGATTACGTTTATCTTCTTTATAACCATAACAATATAATCCAATCTGACAAACAACAATACAAACTGTAAAAGCAGATATAGTTCCCATAATAATATTTGTAGTACTATCATCAATTATAAATAAAGGATCCATATAGTTATGTAAATTTTCCATTTCTTCAGATAATTTAATAATATTTTTATTTATTTGTAAAAGTTGCATATGAGAAGAAGTTACATTTTCCTGTAATTCAATAATCATGTCATTTATCTTAATTAATGACATAATATTTAAATATTATAATAAATATATAATTAATATATAATTAATGAAAATAATCAAATTAATATACGATAGATATGAAAATGATATCGGATTTGCTGAAGGTAATTATGAAGATCATGAACATGAAATAATAAAAAAAATTAATGATAAAAAAATATCTAATGATAGAAAAATAAATATAACTACTTGGGGTGTTAAGAAACATTTACCCCATAATTGTGAAATCATATTTGATGCAACTTTATTTACAACGAAAATAGATGGAGATATAAAAAATTTAACAGGATTAGATGAAAATATTCAGAAGAGTGTTATTAATCATCCTAAATTTGATATAATAATTGAAAATATATTAACAAATATAGAAACATACAATTATGAAAATATAGGAATAATTTGTAATTATGGTAAACATAGATCTGTTGCTTGGGCAGAATTATTAAAAAAATTATATTATCCAAAATCAAATATAAAGCATATAGGAATATAAAAAATAATTACACATATTTACACATTTTTCTTATATTACACTTTTTTCTAATATTTCACTTTGTAAGGCACACATAACACAGGTCATCAAAGTATCCCTTTTTAGTCTCAGTATCTGAAACAAGGAATTCATGGGTTTCACCTACTGTCTCTCTACAAGTATAGATAGGAAGTCTGGTATAAACAAATGCTGCTGCCATACCACCGTCATTTTCATCTGCAGCCTGAAACATGGCTTGGCACATCGGTTCATCACAAGTAAACCCATGACTAGAATATTGGATTAGTTCATACTTAATACCATCCTTATTAAGGATAGTTGGAATAGTTCCACAACTTTCTCCATCTTTGTATCCAAACTCATCCATTGAGGCTTGCATCTTTGCCCAGTATTCACTAGTAATTTCGGGCGTAACTACACAATCCTTCCAAGCAGGATCAGGAATCTCTCCTCGATATTGCTTAAACCTCTTTTCATATTCTTTAAACTGCTTGTCTTGTTCTTCCATTTCTTCTTTGGTTGGAGGGCGATACCACAGACCATCATAATGCCAATTGATAATATCTGTATCATAAGATTTGCAAGGTCTATGGCGGCATTTCATTGTATAGATCTTATGATTTTTATCAAAGAAGAATCTATCTGATTTAATAACTACTTCAGAAAGATCAATGTGATCAGGGAATTCAAGGTATGCCTCACCTGTAGTATAACCTTTATTATGATCTATACCCATATGAAGGTCGCAGACAAGAGGAACAGCTCCAAAAATATCTAGAGATCTCTTCAAAAGGACATTTTTTAGCTTTATGGATTTATTTGTTTTTGGCAAACCAGTGACAAATATGGCTGTATCCAACTCTTTTTCGTAATCTTTGCATCTCTGGTAATAATTAGCAAAGACAATATCATCACTATAATGACTGTCCCTTACCCTACTGACTTTGGTTTTCATATATGGAATAATAGTTGGGACATCTTCCATAAGTTTGCGTCGTGATCTATTCCACTGATGTTTCTTAGAACGATCAACCTCATCTTTAGAATACTTAACCTTGGCCATATACTTAGTCGGCAACCAGTAACCATTTTCACATTGGATAAATCCGTCTTCTTCCTTGACAGCCCTCCAACATGAGTATGATGGAGCACAAGATATAGTTGTTTCACCCACCTTATCTTCCAGATACTTGGTCTTCCGGAAATACACTCCACCACCACCATCCACCCGCCACCACACAACAGGACTCGATAAATGAGACATTGTAATAGATTATATTAATCTGAATTAAAGATTAAGGAATCTTATTTTCAAATTTTTTAAAGAGGATTATTAAGATATAATAGCATTTAATATTTCTTTATTAAAAAGTGAAGTATGTCCTATATACGACTCCGTAATTATAATATTAATTTGAAAATTAATAATTAATATATAATATATAATTTTATAAATACTATGTCATATAATTTATATGATAAAATCCACCAATTATGTTTACTAGAAACCGAATTATTTGAAACAAAATATAATGAAGTTTTTCAAAAAAAATTAAATCAATATTATGAACTTAAAATGAATAATGAAGAACAAATAAGTTACTATAATAAGAGAGAAAAAAATTATAAAAAGATCATTGAAGAAATAAATAAAGATAGACAAGAGATTAAAGAAAATCTTAAAGCAAAAGAAAAAGAAATTAATGAATTAAAAAAAGTTATCAAAGAAAATAATAGTAAATTAAAGAAAAAAAAATGCACACAATGTGGTGAAGAGGGTCACAATAAAAGAACATGTGAAAAAATAATTTAAAAATTATCTATATATATATATATATATATGGATAATACTATAAAAATTTTTTCAAATACCGAAGATTTAACCGAAGGTATATATGGTCAATGTTTAACTTGGTTATTAGAAGTATTATACTATCTTGAAAAAAATAATATATATAATATAAATAATTATAATACAAAAGTTATTTTTGATATAAATACTCTAAATAATAAAAATTTAATACCAAAATTCATCCAACCAAAAAAAATATATGATATTGATAAATCTTTTGAATCTATTAAAATATCACTAAAAAAATATAAAATAAAAAATAAAATTGGTAGTTTTGAACTCAATACAGAAAGTTTTGAAAAAGCAAATAAAATTTTCAATAAATATTTTAAATTTAATGATTTTATTATAGATGAGGTTAATAAATTGAATATTAATAATAAAACAATAGGGGTTCATTATCGTGGAACAGACAAAAATTATGATAGGCATGAAGCGAATTATATTACTAAACAAGAAATGATATTAATCGTTAAAGATTATATGGAAAATAATGATATTGAACAAATATTTTGTTGTAGTGATGAACAATCATTTATAAATGAAATTATACTATTATATCCAAATAAAGTTATAGAATATAAACAGACTAGATCAAATAATTCAAATAATTATGGTTTACATAGACATGGACAAAATAGTAGTGATAGGGACAGAGATAATTTGACATATTCTTGTATAATTGATATGTTGGCGTTATCTAAATGTACTACAATTATTAAAACATCAAGTGCTTTATCTTCTTTTTCAAAAATATTGAACCCTTATCTTAAGTTGTATACAGTTTCTGCTATGAAACAGCCTTGGTTTCCTGCCTCTGTTGCAGAAAGATACGAATCAGAATCAGAGGAAATTATAAAAATTTTAAAAAGGACAATGATAAATGATTGTTATAACAAATAATGAAGAAAGGTTCTCAAAATATTGAATATCTAATTTATGTAATTTTTTAATGGTTTCCTTCTTGTAGATACTTTTTTCATTGTCTTCAAATGCGTTTTTTGTTCATATGCATATTTTAAATAGTTAACATATGAACAATATAAGAACATGTGAAAAAATAATTTAAAAATTATATCATAATAATATATAAGTTACTAATCATGCCAAGGAATCCTTATCCTGGGAGAAAACTACAAGCTTCTTTAAATTATTTTGAAACTAAAGTATCATTTGATAAAATTGTTCATACAATTAAATTACAAAATTTAATAAAACCAGATTATCAGGGTGCACTTAGTGAAGATAGAGTAAATTCAATGGTTAAAGAATATATATCTAAACCTAATTTTTTTTATTTTAAAAATAGAGTAGTAATAGGTGATTTAAATGATAGTTGGTATATTATTGATGGACAGCATAGATTAGATATGTGTAAAAAGTTATATACAGAGCATAATATAAATAATGAATTAATATTTTGTTGGTATATTTTTACAGAAGAAAACTCAATGAGGGACCTATTTACATCTATAAATCACGATTCAACTAAGAATCAATTTTATATAAAATGTGATACATTTGAACAAATAAAGATATCAGAATTTATGAAACTGATGCAACTGTATTACAAAGATTATTTTGCTAAAAAGAAAACAGATACAGGGAAAAGAAAAACATTAGAAGAATTTAGAGATGAATTAATAAATATTAATTATTTTAAAAATGATAAAGAAGCACAAACATTATTTGTAGAAATAGATAATAAAAATAAAGAATTTTATAACTTAAATCGCTATAAAATAACGATGAACCAAAATCAAGGTATATTTTATAAAGATGAATTAAATTGTTTACAAGATGGTGTTATTATATCCCTTAAAAATAATAATTTTATAGAATGGTTATTAGATAATAATATACCACCATATCACAATTATAAAATACAAAAAACAAAAATACCCATTGGCAATAAAAAATTATGTTGGAAAAAAGAATTTCAAGATAATATACAAGGAATATGTCCAATATCATTTTGTAATAATAATATAAACAATGTTACAAATAATGGTTTTCAATCTGGTCACATAATTTCAGAATATAATAAAGGCACTGTTTGTGCTTCTAATTTAAGACCAATATGTAAAAAATGTAATCAATCTATGGGTTCAAAGAATTGGATAGATTATGATCCAGAAAGTATGTTAAAGTATAATTAAGTATAATATATATATCTTGATGGAATATAATACAATTCCAGAAATAATAGATGAAAATGTAATATTATTAAATAAAGAAAAACAATTAAATAATGATTTACTTGGATGTATATATTCTTTAATAATAATTATAATATATTTGTCATATAAATATTATATGTGTTAATATATTAAATATTAATATATAGTAATAATATATATATAATGGAGTGGGGACAACAAATGAAATTACACCAAAATAATGCTAAATTAGCAATGTATCAGAATAATAATTACAGTTATGAAAGAATAAATGAAAAAAGATTAATTTTAGATGTTAATATGAGTATTTCAGGGACTTTGGATGAAGTTCAGTGTAAAGAAAGATGTATAGATGGTTTAACAAAATTTAAATTAAAATTATGTGAACCACTAATAATAGATGAATTATCAGATGTATATTTAGAATCATTTATGACATGGAATAACTTTTTAGATAATTCTGGTTCAGGCTCTTGTTTAGCTTATGTCTTAAAGGTCAAAGAATTTTGTAATAATGATACTAATTATGGAACAAATATATATACAACAAATTTAATACCAAATCCAGATTATAATTGTAATATATCTTGTTCACCAGTAAATGTAAGTCAAATTATTAAGACTACTTATGATTGTTGTAAAACTGATGGAATTATAATACCACATTTCTGTTGTTTACCATATGATAATGATCCACAAATGTCTACGAGTAAAACAATGGTTTGTTGTACACATTTATCAGATTCTGAAAAATATGTCGCTACAATTAATCCAACAAAATTAACAGAAATAAATGGAACTCTAACAGATAATGGTGTAATAAAGAATACTGAGTGTGGTTTTATTATAAAAGGTGGTTCAAATATAGAATATAATTCAGTATTTAAAAATGGTTATGGTAGATTTATAGCGAGCTTTTTAATAAGAAAAAGATGTTATTGTTAATTAATTTAAAACTTTATCTTTAAAATATATATATATAAATTATGTTAGAACAATTTTATGAAAAAGATAAAATTGAAGTGGGTATAGATGAAGCTGGGCGAGGTTGTTTATTTGGTCCAGTTTGTGTGGCTTCAGTTATATGGTTAAATGAAGATCCAATAGATGGGACAGTAGATAAAAATTATAATATTATAGATTCTAAAAAGTGTTCAGAAAAGAAGAAAAATATATTAAAAGATTATATTAAAGAAAACTGTATAGGATATAGTATAGAATTATTAGATAATAAATATATAGATAAACATAATATATTAGAATCTACTTTAAATTGTATGCATAAATGTTTAGATAATATTACAAATAAACATAATATAGATACTATATTAGTTGATGGAAATCATTTTAATATATATGAAGATAAAAATGGTGAAATGATATCATATATGTGTGTAATAGATGGTGATAATAAATATAAAAGTATAGCTGCTGCTAGTATATTAGCGAAAACATATAGAGATGAGTATATTAAGAAATTAGTAGAAGATAATCCGGAATTAAAAAGCTATGATATACACAATAATAAAGGTTATGGGACAAAAAAACATATAGAAGCTATAAAAAAATACGGAATTACTAAATGGCATAGAAAAACATTTGGTATATGTAAAAATTACTAAATTATTCAAAAGACAATGTTATTTTTTTTTCAGATGGTGTTATTGTCGTAATACCTTTATTTAAAGGTATTAATTGATATACAGTTGTTTTTTTTCCATTAATAAATTTTTCTTTAGAAAATAGTGTATAGTTTTGAACTTTTAAAAAATGCCTTAATATAACAATACATCTTTTAATAGTAATATCTTTTAAATATATTTTTGATTTACATGGTAGATAGTATATATGTAATTTACTATATATTTCTTTTAGTTTATCTAATGTATGTAATGTTTCTAAATCAGTTTTAGTAAAAAAACGAGTATCTTCGAAATCATCTATTCCATATAAATTAAGCAATTTAATTATAAAAGACTTATCTGGAATTATTTTAAATAATTGATTCCTACCCATAATATATTTATATATATTTATATTATGATTTAAAAGTTTAAATATATTTTAATTATATATATATATTAATAGATGCCAGGTAAAGTAATATTAGATTTAGGTGGTGATATATCTGAAATAAAAGAACAATTAGTTGAAGGTGGTTTTACAATAGGTGGAACTGAAGGTTCAGAAGATAATGTTGGGCCTTATAGAGATGATCAAGTATTACCTGAAATAGATGAGGTTGAAATACCAGAGGGAGAGATGATGGAACAAGAAATGGTAAACTATAGTGAAGATGATTTAGTAGCTCAAATGGTTGAACTCCCTGTAGAGAATATTAGATCAGAAGAATTATTTGAATCACAAGATATAGAGGAACAACAGACTGAAACACAAATACGGGAGATAATAGCTAAAAAGACAGAAGATTTAACAGAAAGCGATATTCATTTATTAAGGTTGGAAGTATTAAAAAGAGATAATCCAAATGCTATTAAAAAATTAGCAAAAGAAAAATTAAAAGAAACATTAGTAAAACTAAAAGAAGAAGGACAAGGAAAATATATAGAAATAGAAAAAGATTATCATCATAAAAAAGATAACGAAGATTTAGAAAAAATCCTTAGAGAAGAAAAAGCTCAATATGAACAAGTTAAAAAAATAAAAGAAGATATACCACTAAATGTATGGAATATAATAGATACATATTTTAGGGATAATAAATATTATAAATCAAAACATCAACTTGATTCATATAATGAATTTATAACATCTAAAACAAATGGTATTGAATATATTATTAAGAGAGAAAATCCATTAATTATATATAAAGATTTATTAAGTAATGGCAAATTTAGATATGAAATAACTTTTTATTTTGGAGAAACATTAGATGAAAGTGGTGTTCCAATAGAAGGAAAAGAGAATTTATTTTTAACATCACCAACTATATACAATTCAGATACAAAAAAAATGTCATATATGTATCCGAATGATGCAAGGTTAAGGTCCTTAACTTATGCCATGTATATTTTTTGTAATATTGGTGTTAAAATCATAGACAATGTTGGCGATTCTACTAAAGAACCACATGTATTACCAGGGGAAATGAGAATTACTAATTATGAAAAAGAAAATATAGGAATACTACCAATTATGCTTCATTCAAAATCTTGTATATTAAATAATTTAGATTCTCAAAAATTAAATGAAATGGGAGAATGTAGATATGATCAAGGTGGATATTTTATTATAAAGGGCAAAGAGAAAGTAATATTATCACAAGAAAAGAAAGTTAATAATGTATTATATATTAATAAATCACCAGATGAAAATATTATATTACAGGGTATAATTAAATCTGTATCTAAAGAAGGTTTTCAATCATCTAGGACAAATGCTATATCATATGTAAAATCTAATGTTATTATAAATAAAAATTCACCATTATCAAAAACAATTGAAAGTAAGCGTTTTCAAGTTAGAATATTAGGATTAGATGTAAAAATTCCATTATTTATTATTTTCAGAGCTTTGGGTGTTGAAACAGATAAAGATATCTTAAATATGATTATATATGATAATGATAGTGATACATTAAAGAATAAATTATTAGATATATTACAAGAATCAATAAAAGATGCTAGACCAATATATACTCAAAAAAATGCATATAAATTTTTATCATTAAATACAAAGGGTAAAGAAATTATTAATGTAATAGATATTCTAAATAATAATTTTTTACCAACATATGAAATAAATAATATAGAAAAAGCTAAATATTTAGCATATGCTGTTAGAAAGATAATATTAACACATATTAATGTTATAAAAGAAACAGATCGAGATTCTTATGCTGTTAAGAGAATTGATACAGCAGGACCATTATTATTAGAATTATTTCGAGAATTATGGGGTAAATTCCAAAAAAATATATCCTTAAAGATAGATGCTGAATTTAAATTTAATTTTGATAAGATTGGTAAAGATATATTCAAGATAGTCGATAGTAATAAGGATAAAATAATCGATAACTCAATTATGAATCAAATTAGTAAATCATTTGGAAGTGTATTTGGATCAGGAGTATCAGCAAAACAAGGGATTGTTCAAGATTTAAATAGAAATTCTATGTTAGGGGCATTATCGCATATTAGAAGATTAATAACACCTCTTGCTGCAGGGTCTAAAACTATTGGACCAAGAAAATTACATGGTTCTCAATGGGGATTTGTTTGTCCAACCGAATCACCTGATGGTGGAAATGTTGGAATAGTTAATCATTTAAGTATTATAAGCACCATATCATTTAATATTCGTGAAAATGGAATAATGGAATGTTTAAAAGATAATAATTTATTAGAACTAAAGGATAGTATAAATAAAGATTTATATTCACATTCCAAGGTATTTATGAATGGTAAATTAATTGGATTTCATAAAGAAGCAGAATTTTTAGTTAAATTACTAAAATTATTAAAATTAAATAGTATAATTAATATTTATACATCAATATCATGGAATATTGATTTGAATGAAATATATATATATACTGATTCTGGTAGAATTGTTAGACCTATTTTAGTATTAAAATATGATAAAGATGGGAAAAAAATAAATGATTTAATTCAAGGAAAACCCGAACTTTTAGAAAATTGGGATAAATTAATACATGGTTATTTATATGATAAAGAAGAAGTATCAGTATATAGTGATGGTTATTATAAACAACAATTAGATGATATTAAGAAAAAAGAACCTAATTATTTAGAATTTTTACAAGAAGTAGCGAGTCCAATTGAGTATATAGATTCTACAGAAAGTGAATTTTTATTTATAGCAAAAGATATATATTCAATTGATAAAGATTATACACATTGTGAAATACATTCTTCATTAATTCTGTCACCTCTTGCTTTACAAATACCATTTCCCGAACATAGTCAATTTCCAAGAAATGTGTTTTCATGTCAGCAAACTAAACAAGCAGTTGGAGTATATTCAAGTGCTTATAATACAAGATTTGATACATTTGGACATATATTATCATATCCTCAAAAAGCTTTAGTTACAACAAGATATAAAAAATATACAAATGTAGATAAATTACCAAATGGAGAAAATATAGTTGTTGCTATATGTTCTTATTTAGGATATAATCAAGAAGATAGTATTATGATAAATAAATCTTCAATTGATAGAGGTATGTTTAATTCAATGTATTTTAGAAGTTATGAAGATAATGAGGAAGTAAATAAAAGTAATAATACTAGTTTTTTTAGCAATCCTAATCAAATGAAAAATAATGAAATTAAAAATATAGAAGCTTATTCTAAATTAAATAATGACGGTATTATTGATGAAGGGACATATGTTAAATATGGAGATAAAATAACATCCAAATGTGAAAAACATAAATTACCAGATGGTACTGAAACAACTGTTATATCTGGTATGAATATTAATAGAGAAACAAGTGGAACAGTTGATAAAGTAATAATAACTAGAAATAAAGATAACTTGAAAAAGTGTAAGATAAGAATATATAAACAAAAAATCCCGACTGTAGGCGATAAGTATGCTAGTAGATGTGGACAAAAAGGTATGTGTGGAATGGTCTTAGAACAATGGGAAATGCCATTTACTAAAGATGGTATTGTTCCAGATTTAATGATAAATCCACATGCTATTCCAAGCCGTATGACTATCAATCAATTTTTAGAAGTTGTTTTAGGTAAAACATGTGCTATTACAGGTCATTTTGGTGATGGGACACCATTCCAAAATAATAGTGTAGAACATTATGCAGATATGTTAGGCAAATTAGACTATGAACAATATGGCAATGAAGTAATGTATAGTGGTATAAATGGAGAACAAATTAAAACATCTATATTTATCGGTCCAACATATTATCAAAGATTAAAGATTATGGTTGCTGATAAAATGTTTTCACGGGCTACAGGTCCAATGCAAATGTTAATTAAACAACCAGCAGCAGGTAGATCAAATGGTGGTGGCCTTAGAATAGGAGAAATGGAAAGGGACAGTATATTAGGTCATGGAACTGCAGGATTCTTAAAAGAAAGTATGATGGAGAGATCTGATAAATATATGGTCCAAATAAATAAAAATACAGGTTTAATAGATTATGATAATAACTCATCAGAAAATTGTGTTAATATAGCAATACCATATGCTATGAAAATGTTATTACAAGAACTAGAAACAATGTCCATGGCACCAAGGATTATTATAGACGAAAAGATAAACAATGAAACTATATTTACACATATTAATGATTTATATAATAATATGAATCCTGACAATTTTGATGTAGTTGATGGAGAAATCATTGATGGAGAAATAGTTGATGATTATTAAATAATTTAAAATTAATTTGAATAATTATTATATCTATTACATTAAATATATATAAATGGAAATAATTACAGAGGTTACAAAATCTAGAAATGTTATCAAAGAAATATTATCTGAAGATTATGATACAAAGAGTGTTCCAGATTATACTGAAGAAGAAATAGATAAATTATATAGAATTGATATTAAAAAGAGTAATCCATTTAGTATTTTAGGATATGGTATATCGTGTAATATGTCTATAAAACATAAAACAATTCCAGATCATTATATTCATGTTTTGTATTATAATTTTCCAGAAATAGGGAAAAGTAGTTCAAAGGTTACAAAAACTTTTATAGATAAAATTATGTCTTTATATATTAATGAAGCAGTTAAGTATACAGATAATATTATAGTTATTATTAATGAAACTATAAGTGAAACAATCAATAATATGATAAATACATTAAATATTCAATTACACAATAAATTTAATTTAGATGAAACTGAACTTGGAAAAAAATTAAAAGAAAAAAATATTAACCTTCAAAGTAAGCATTTTAGATTTGTTACATTATTTAATGTGAAAAATCTACAATTTAATGCTTTAAACCACGTTCTTGTTGATAAACATATAATTATCAGAAATACAGATGAAATTAATAAAATATTAAAGAAATGTAATAGCACGATTGATCAGCTACCAGTTATATCACAAGATGATGCTATTGGTAAATTAAAACTAATTCGTAGAGGAGATTTATGTAAAATAGAAAGGACAAGTAAATCAACAGGTCAATATGATTATTATCGAGTATGTAAATAATATTATCTAATAATTGAAGAAATTAATAATTCATCATATAAATCTCTATTTATATATTCTTTTTCATATACTTCTTTATTATCTTCTGTAATATTTTTTGTATAACTTATAATACATAACATTATACCAATAAATACGAATAATATAGCAATATTCATTATATATATATATAATATTTTCTTTTGATAAAGTTATTAGCCCTGTAAGCCCGAAACGACTGCCACCACTATAGATACAAAGATTATTAATGCTAGTATCCCTAATATTACTTGTAGATAGACAGGTGTACCTGGTCCAGGTTCAACACATACTCGGCTATTACCTTTTCCTCTGCAAGTAGCTTCACCTTCACAATCGTCATCATCCTCACAATCTGCAGTTTTTTCAACACATTTACTTTCTTTGCATACTAATTCATCATCACAATCATTATCATTTTCACATTCTATTTCCCCTTCTTCTACACATACTTCATCTTTACATTTCCAACCACTTTCGCATTTGCTATCATCATAACATTCTGTTCCATTTTCCATCCCTTCCTTAGACCATAGAGAAGCACTCATATATCCTGCTATAAATAACAATATATATATAGTTAATTTTTCTAAAGTTTTTCTATTCATTATATTATATTAAATAAAAAAAATGGAAATAATTGACTATGAAATTGAATTAATTAATAATTTATATGATAGACATAAGTTATATAATAATAATATAAATCATAAAAATTTAAATGAATATTATATTTTTAATTATATTAGATATATAAAAAAGACACACGAATTAATTAAAACAAAAAAATTAAGTAAAAAAACTTATAATGAAAAAGAATCTGATAAACAAGAACCTGAGAAACAAAAACCTAATAAACAAGAACCAAATAAACAAGAACCTAATAAACAAGAACCTGATGAACCAGAACCTGATGAACCAGAACCTGATGAACCTGAAAAAAAAGAACCTGATGAACCAGAACCTGATGAACTAGAACCTGATGAACCAGAACCCGATGAACCAGAACCTGAAAAAAAAGAACCAGAACCTGAAAAAAAAGAACCAGAACCTGAAAAAAAAGAACCTGAAAAAAAAGAATCTAAACCAGAACCTAATAAACAGCAATATAAACATATAGATATTGATTATAAAGATAAATATATCATTAAAATTTATAAAAAATGTTTAATGAAATGTCATCCAGATAAAACAAAGATAAATTTTAGAAATAAATTGTTTTTGTTATTACAAAAATCTTATGAAAACGAAGAATTCTATATAATAATATTAATCGCAAATTATTTAAACATTAATATAAATATTCAAGATAAAGATACTAATGTATATGATTTCTTTTTAAATTATATAATACATAAATACAATGTATATAAATAATAATTAATTTTCTTTATTTAATTGAAAAATCTCTTCGACAAAAAGGACAAGTATGTTCTTTTTTCCACCACTCTTTAATACATTCTATATGAAATGTATGATTACATGAAAGTATGCATACCTTTTTATTTGTTTCTGTATATTCTTCTAAGCATATAGCACATAGTTGATGACAATTCTGTATACTATTCTCAATATCTATTTCTTGAATATATCTAATCTTATCTCTTTTATAACCTTTTATACACCGTTTTATACTACGGTAAATATATCCCCATAAAGTCATAGTTGCAACACCAATACATAATGCCAAAGCATAATTATTATTAATTTCATAATTATAATCAGTTGAATTATTTATTGATTTATTATTATTATAATAATTTTGATTATATCTATCCCCATAATAACCATCTTTATCCATATATAATATGTCTATATAAATATGTAATTATAATATCTTTATTTAATTTGAAATTATTATTATTAAAATAATAATAATAATATATGGTTTGATGATGTTAGCTGTTGCACTCGCTAAAAGGAATCAGAATACAAATTATATCATAAATTATAAAAAAGATAAAAAAGATAAAAAAGATAAAAAAGAAAAAGTTAGTGGTTTTATCTTGTGTATTTACAAATGTAAATTAAAAAAGTTGTGGAATTAATTACAAAATATAATATAAAAATCTTCATAATTATTTATTTTTCTCAAATCATATATATTATCATATATATTACCATATAAACTACATAAAATATTTCTAAAATTCATATAATATAATATATAAAAAATTTTTATTATTTATCCTTACACATTTATTACACATTTTTTTTTTATACATTTACTCTACACTAACAGTAAGCTTATTACCATTAAGGATAACATCAATCTTATCAGTTGTAAGGACTGAACCAATTGTTGGTGTTCCATTACTCTTCACCAGTGGCTTAATCTGTGTGTTACAGAAAGCCCAACGATCGCGTAGATCATGAACGCCTGCTGTTAGCTTCGTCGGGTGAAACCCACCACCAAGAGGGAAGTCGGATGTATTAGGGAGACGGGTATCGTTAATAACCATAAACCAAGTAGTGCCAAACTGGATGAAACAATCAACCTTAGCCTTATTAAGGTTACTGGTTAGTAGAAACCAATCAGAGGTAAAGCGGGCATTCCCAGGTCCTGCCTGAGGCTTGTTAGGGAGCTTAAACTTCTCGTTATAGTGATTGAGAGAATATGGGTTCTTAAGAACAACCTTATTTGTCTTGATCTCAGTAATATAACTTGGTGAGAAATTGCGTGGCTCAATCTCGAGTGTATGCTTACCTGTAGACATAAGGGTTAGAAGCTTTGTAAGTGTATCTGGCTTCTTATCTGACTCAATCTGTGACAGATACTTCTTCTTCTGCACAGTATTGCTTGCCATAGCCATAAAGCTAATATTTGCGTTTGTAGATGGAACAATACCATCAGCCTTCTCCCAGATATTAACTGGAACAGTTAGCTCCTCAACAATCGGGACATATGAAACAGGGGTTCCAAAGTGCTCCTCCCACTTAGAATTCAGAGCACGTGCACGCGCTGCCTCCTTCACAGTCATCTCAGGGGCCTTTGAATTGATGTCAGTGAAAGTATGAGTCGTGATAAGAAGCTTATCATCCTTCCTACGGTCGGAAGTCCAGGTTCGCTCAATCACGGTATCTGGGATACCCTCCTGATGAAGGATAATTGTAAAAGGTACATCACCCCTCGTTCGGCGTGTGTAGTTGTTTACCCAAACCTGAAAAGTCCCTGGACAAACACTAACATTCTCACAAGGCTCACTCTCACCATGGGTTACATTGGCATCAAAGTCTAGACGGCAGTCGGTGCCATTAAAGTTAATAACCTTCCTACCATAGAAAATCTCATGAGAGAATGAGCGATTGCCAAACTTCACATGAATATCCAGGTCATCCTTAAACTTACCATCCCAGACGAGTGAGATTGTATACTTAGATGTAATCTTCTCCTTAGCCATGCGGCGGCTAAGCTGACTAATCATGTAATTGTTAGGGTCTGAACGAATATCCATCTCCTTAAGAACATCCTCAATCGGTCCAAGGGTAAGGAAGTCAACAATATTAGATGCCTGCTTGTAACTCTTGTGGACAACTGTATCACCATCGTGTTCAATCTTACTCTCAGGTGAGGTGATGGCAGCAACAGCAAGGCGAACCTTATCAATTGAAGTCATTGACTCGTATGAATGATAGTTTCCATCAGACCAGGTCTTCTGAACATCCTTAACCCAACGAATCACTGATGCCCAGTGTCCAGGACGCTCAAGCTTATGGAGGTTTGCCTCGATGATATTCACTGAATCAATAGCCTCGGGAATACAGAGCTTCTCTAGACGGGGGCCAATGATCTGGACATACTCCATAATAACCTTCTCATACTTATCAACTAGATCGCTGACAGTATAAGAGTCTGGCCTAATTGTGACATGCTGGAATGGAAGAACCTTACCATCAACCTTAAGACCAGTCCCAGGAGAGTTGGGTGTTAGCGTCTTATCCATAGTATCTCCAAAATCAAGACCCTCGTTAATGCCTGGGAATGAACCATCCTTGACAATGAAAACCTTTGGGTCTGTGATAGCCTTATTCACCTTAACAACCATCTTTCGGATACAGCTGAGTGAACCCTGCGAAGCAGAATGCCATCCATCATTGACATGACGGATATTATTCATGAAAGCAGGGCCATCCTCACCAACAAGGAAAGCGAACTTGCGGGCACGCTCTGTACAAGCATTACACTGTCCATGGTCCTTCATCTTAGTCGCAATAGGAATAGCGCTACAACGAGGTGGCGAATTCTTAATATAGAAACTAATACCATTTACGGTGAATGGCTTGCTCGTAGTCGGATCAGATACCCAATCATCCCACTCGCGGGCACCAGTAACATCGTGATGATGAACTGGCACAGGAGCAGGTGAAGGTGCCTCGGCTGGCACAGGAGCAGGTGAAGGTGCCTCGGCTGGCACAAAAGCAGTTGCGTTAGCGTTGAGAGAAGACATTGTTAAGTTTGAATGAATTCAGATTAATTGATAAAAACTTAAAAAAGTTTTCAAATTTTTTAAAGATACTTTAAAGTAATAATAATATAATATAATATAAATGGATTCTGAATATTATAAAAAATATATAGGTCCTAATTTATCTTTAGCACAGACCTGGGAAAATAATGATTATAAGATAGATATTACAGAGTATGTAAAACTTTATTATGGTGAAAATAATAATTGGAATGGTAAATTATATAAATTTAAAGATATCTTTCCAGGGAAAGGGTTTAATAATAAATATTATATAGAATTTATATCAGATGATGGTAAAAAACATTGGTTTAATGGAAATGTAGGGGAACCAGAACAATTTTTTTATCCTCCATTAGCAGCAACACCATTTAATTTTTATGATGAATTAATAAAAAATATATCAGAAATTACAATTTAACAACGTTTTATAAATAATGATTGAGTAAATCCACCGAAAACATCTAGATATAATAGATAAGATATATATTTACCATCTACTTTTTTTAATATTACTAATATTGAAACTATTGCTAATAAACAAGATATTAATAGATGAAATGGTCTAGACCACCACCATTTACCATATAAATTATTGGTTAATCTATATATAGTATAGATACTAATACATAATATAATGTATGGTAACCATATATTATTTTTTAATTGATATACTAAACCAGCTAAAAATAACCGTAATACTATACATAGTGTATAAAATATTCTTTTTCTATTTTCTATAGTTGGTTTTATACCCATTTTTTTTAGAGCATTTAATGTATCATTATCTATATTTGGACACCCTTTCATATATTATTAATATATATATATATATTTATTTCTTTTTACTCTTTTTGGTTTTTTTACCAGATTTCTTCTTTTTACTACCTAATTTCTTCTTTTTTCCACCAATTTTCTTCTTTTTCTTAGTTTTCTTTTTTCCACCTTGCACAGTTGTGGGACGTTTTTGTAATACTGTAGAAGAGGACTGATCGTCAGGTAATTCTTCAAAACCTCTAACTGGTGCACTCATTGGGTCGGGATTACTTAAAGAAGGTTCTTGAGGTGTATCTGTTATCCTTAATGGTTGTACATAATCTACCTGTCCATCAATATAATCAACTTTATCTTTAATTGTAGCTCTATTACAATATACATTTGCATCTGGTTCTCCTTTACCTTTATAAATATAACCTACTCGTATACGAGACATAATTTCATATGAACCATTATTTAAATGTTTAGATAAATCTTCTAATCCATTAAACATAAGTAATATTTTTGTAATTATACTATGTTCGCTAGATTTATTAAAATATATAGGTTGAGATAAATCTATAATTGGTTTTAATTGATTTGTCATGCGGTTGTGGGCTGGTATAAATGCTAAATCTAAATTTAATGATTTTGCTTTGATTAAATCTACATAACAATATGGTTCACATCTTTGTGGGCGATATATTACTTTATAATTCATTTCCAATAATATTATGACTAATGGCAATATAAATTCTTGAGAATAAGATTTATACATGAATTGAGAAATATATAATAAGTTTTCATCACATATAACAAGTGTATCATCGTCTATTTTTTTTGTAATATTATCAAATTCTCTTTCAACAAGGTCAATGAGAGGACGTATAATACTTTCATTTTGTATAGCAATTGATTCTCTACGACCATAACGGTCAGAATAATCTGTAATATATAGTGGTTGTTCATTATTATTTTCATCATCAGGATCAACAAACCCTAAATCGACTAATCTTTCATCACCATCATCTATATAATATGTTTTTTTCATATAATCTAAATATGGTCTAATTTCTTCTACCATTTCTTCATTAGGAAAAGCTAAATATTCATGAAACTCTTCAGATACAGGGTAATATTCTTCATCATTTTCAATAAAATCATAAAATTTAGGCTGACGGCTACTTGAAGCACCTTGCCCTTTAGCTGTTTCTTCACTGGTTAAACATTCGGGGTGTTCAACAACTATAGTACTATCCATTAATTTTTTATCCCAATCATATTCTTCTTCTAACATATTTTCATCCATATCTAATGTTAACCATAAATATTCAATAGGCAATTGTATAATATTCATATTTAATAACATTCTTTTTGAATTAAAAACAATAGAAATAATTCTATCATCAGCCTTTCCTTTATTTCTTTCTTTACTACTTTCATCAATCCATTCATTTAATAATTCAATAGATTCAGGGCTTTGTGAAAAATACATAATACCTCCAGAAGTTTCGAATTTATAAGGATTATATGTAATACTTCTTTTACCTCCAGCTGATTTAAAACTTTTCCAACTTGCTCTAGGATCTATGCTCCAACCTCTAGACATATAATCTATATTTTTCATATCAAATATGCTTGGATATTTCTTAATAAACATATCACCATCTATATACACGACAGCCCTAGATTTATCTTGTGAACTACATAAATTTAAAGCATGTTTAACAAATAAAGGTTTAGCATTAATAGCTAATTGATACCCGCCTTCAGCAGCAAATTCAGGATATTCTATAGAAAGATAATTACATCCATGTCTTTGACATTCATTTTCCCAATTAGTTATCATATCTTGAAAGAATTTAGCATCTCTAAAACGTAAATAATCATTTAATATATCAAATATATTCATATTATTATGTTCATTATCAGCAATAATATAATTTTGCTTAAGTTTTAAAAGTTTTTTATTATCATCCTGTAATTGTTCTCTATTTTCAATATGACCTTTTAATATTTCCATTGCAGTATCTACATTGATTTCTCCACGTTCTTTAGCAATCTTTAATTTAGTAACTGCTTCTTCTTCATAAAATAATTTATATATGTTTTCTTTTAATAAAACAATAATAGCCATTGAAATTTCCCTATAAATCATGTTTAATCTATTTAATAAATCTTCAGGCGAATTTGCTTCTTCAATTAGATTAAAATTTTTAGGACAAGTTAAACTTCTCTTCATTTCATTTAAAATAGATTTGAGGCATTTCCAACTTTCTTGTGTATTTTGTCCATCTAATAATCCAATATCAACATATATTGATCCTAAATATTTCTTTGATATTCTTGAAATAAAAGATTTAAATGTAGGTATATTAGTAATATCATTTTGTAAATTATCTAATATGCTATCTATATTTTCTACTCTAATCATATCTTGATCTAAAACCATTCTAATATATTCAATTGTAATATCTATTAATTCATTTATATATGATTCCCAAAATTCCATGCATGGTCTAGCTATATTAGCATTCATATTTCCCCTTCCCCACCAATATGTTACTACAACAAAATCACTTTCAGTATTTACAATAGTTGGTTCTTTAACTTTACTAACTATTATATTTTCTAAATTTGTAAAAAAATCTGACATAATATGTATATAATATTATATATAAAAAATTTATTAATATTAATTACCCCCATGTTTATTATAAAAATCAACGTATTCAGCAATTAATTCATTCCTTATTTCTTCATCTCTCTTCTTGTCCTCTTCTTCATCAACCATATTGCCAATACTATGTATAATATTTGCTTCATCTGGTTGATAAGAATCGGCGGACAAACGAGAATTCATCAATTTAGAAAAGTTTATTTTTTTTTCACCAAGTTGTTTATTTCTATATTCCCTTTCTCTCAAATATCTTTCCTCTTTACTATTTAATGGTCTATTATGGTCATAACGACGACCAACTGAAACATCTCTCCTCATTCTATGCTTGGCAAAATGATAACTTGGTTTTGCTCCATATTTAATTAATAGTTCTATTATTTTTTTTCTAGTATATATATCAGTATCTACATTATTTATAGTCATATAGTTTATTAATGGTATATTTCCATATCTTTGAAAATTAACATTAGGATTTGCTCCATTTTCTAATAGAAATTTAACCATAGAAGGGTCTTGTTTAATAATAGCAGCCGCCATTAATGCAGTTGACTCATTTATATTTTTAGCATTTATATTACCACCAATACTAATTAATTCTTTAATTCTATCATAATCATCTCTAATTACAGCTTTTATAAATTCATGAGCAACTTCTTGTGAATCCCTCTGACCATATGGAATTCTATCCATACCTCTAGGTGTCCCTACACCACCTCTCTTTTTTTTTTTAGTTCGTTTTCCTCCTCTAATAGTATCAAAGTAATTAGCATATTCAGCTAATCCTTTTTTACCTAAATAATCATCATATGTTTCATCTTTATCATATCTTTGCATAGATTCATATCCAGGTTGACTAAATCTATTTCCTAAAGTTTCTTCTCCTAGAACATCAAATACATCCGTATCTAAATTAGATATAACAGATTCTACAATATTTCGTGGTAAACCTGTTTTAGCTAGAGATGACCTTTGTTTAGCTGTATAAGTTTCATGTTCTTCATCTTCTTCTTTAATTTCTTGAATTATTGAATTCATTTTTCCAGTAATTGCTAAATTGCTTTCACTGGGTTGAACCATCATTCCATTAGCTCTTAAGTAAGCGGCATCCCAAGAATAATCTGTAGCCCAATCATTTATTGCTCTTCTAGCTGTTGGATGTCCTCTATCACTTATATCCATTTTTGCTCCATAATTTAATAATAATTTTATATAGGGTTTCATAGCATCTGCTTCTTCATTAAGGTAAATTCCTCCATCATCAGCCATCCTCCCTAAGATTAAGAAAATGATATCAGTAAATATAGTAATTCCAGAACCTTCTATAATGTTAGAGTCAGCCCCATGTTCTAATAATAATTCTAATTCTTCTATTTTACCATGAACCTGGAATATAGTTTTTAAAGGACTTATAGAACCATTTAGATCATTTGGATCAACTTTTTCTTCTATTAATAATCTCTCTAATTCATAATAATCGCCATTTTCTATTGCTTCATTTAATCTATAAGCCATTATATAATATATATTAATATAAAAAAAATATATATCATATTATAATGTGGTTATTATATGCTTTATTAGGTGTTTTAATTATATTCTTCCCAATGATAACTAAACCTAGAAAAGAAACTATGAAGAAAATGTGGATAGGTTATATACTCTTAGGAATTATTTTAGGATTTATGCATGTAAATAGAAATAAAGATGATGATAGTATAGATGGTTTTGGTTGTTCTTCTTGTTCCAAATAATTATTGATTAGCAGCTGATATAATTCCAACACAACATCCAATCAATCCAATAATTATTAAGAACCAAGGCCATTCATCTGGATCTGCATATTGATCTATATCATATTGCCACCATATATCACGTATTGTAGGACATTCTCCATATTCTGATATAGGGACTTTAATAGTTATATCATAATCTGATATATTCTTTTGAGGATTATGTCCATTCTTTAATTCATCTTCATGAATATTCAAATGACAACATCTTTGAATATCACAATTTGTACCATTATTTTCTGATCTGTAATTTTCTCTCCAAATATTGTAATTATAGATAAGGTCACCATATGTAGGACAGTTTGTATGTTTTCTATCATATGGAATAACTTTGTGTAAACTTAATGTAAATTTTCGACCCCCATCATATATAGCACAACACCCATAGTCATAATCAGAACATTTTCTTCTATAGTGTTTTGACCAATGATGGTATGTCTTTGAATGTAATTCAGACATAGATGGTGGGTTACTAAATGGATGTCTCCAAATATAATTATAGTTAATATGTTTTTCATCGCCTTTTTCATCGCCCTTTCCTTCGCTATCAAAGATTCCATTTATGAAGTAAAAGATTACGGCAATAATACCAGCACAAAATAACCAACCTAAGACTTCACATAAACGGTGTAATATACTACTAATATTACAAACACATTGGGGTTTACACTTTTTAATAGATCCAATATTTCCCCCTCTTTCTACATCAAAATTACATCCTTCAAAATCTTCAGTTTCCATAGATGAAACAGTATGAGAATGTTGCTTCATTTTTAGAAATAGAGATAGTTTTAATAAATTTCATTAATTAAATTTTCAAATTAATTAAGGATATACCATATTGTATTTTATTTTATATTTTTCTTTTTTAACATTGTAATCATTATTATAAATAGATAATAATGATTTATAAATAAAAAAAAACCACCTTTCATATATTAATGTTTGATATACATTATTATTTTGAAATAGTAAATTAATAAATAAATATAATAATGGCGTGCGTATAAATAAACCTATCTGTATTTTTTTATATTTAATATAGTTCCTCAATAATCCTAAAAATGGTGTTATAAAATAAAGTAAAATATACATTATTATAATAAAGTTATTTAAAAATATTCTTAAATATTATACTATTATAATATGCAAAAAGTATTATTAAGTGCTATATCTGCTATTGCTGGTGGGACCATTGTTCATATAACAGATAAAGAAATAATAGATGGTTTAAAATCTGAAAATCAAAAATTACTAGACCGCATTGAAAAACTTAAATACGAGTTAATAAAAAAAGAAAGAAGATTAAATGAATGTATTAAAGCATTAGACGAATTACCAGTTCAAGAAGTAGATCTAAAAAATAATGAAATAAAAGTAACTATAAATACTTTACCAGAAACAATCAAAATAAAGGGTGAAGAAGATGATGAAGAAAATGATGAAGAAAATATACCAACAATAAATATAAATGGAAGTAATACATTAGAATTAGTTGAAGAAAATCCTACCATGTCAAATAGCGATAGTTTTGAAAAATTAAG